TTAGTATAGAGATTCAATGGCTTTAGCTGCAACCTTATTGATGTCGTCCGTGTAATTGACGTAAACCTTGCAAACGGTGGCCACAGTGTCCCCTAAGACATGAGCGACAAGGTTAATATCTCCCGTCCTGGACAACAGGAGAGTAGCAAAGGTGTGGCGTAACGCATGGATGGACCTACCGGGAAAGTTGCGACCAATCACACGATTCAGTTCAGTCTGAACAGAGTGCCCTTTATCAATTGGGAAAACAGTTCCTGTAATCTCCATTTGGCGTGTGTCACGCCACTTTTTTAGTTTCTGCAGGACAAGCGGAGAAGCTGGAATGGTTCGGTGGCTGTTTCGCGTTTTGCATGGACCAATACCGTAGCTATTTTGACCAATGAGCGTGTATTGCTGGGTGATGGTAATGGTCTTTTTAAACCAGTCGATGGCATTCCAGGGTAGCCCATAAATTTCACCGAACCGCATACCTGTGTTAGCGGCCAAGGTAATGACCAAACTATAAATCGGATTAAATTCAACAATATCTTGGAGCTTGGAAAGTTCTTCCTTCGTGAAGGCACGCAGGATAGTAGGATTCTTTGATTGTGGGAGTTTAATTCCTTTAGCAGGATTAGAGGGGATAATCTTGTATATCTCCTTTGCATGCTCAAGCACCGGCGAGATGCAGCGTAGATGAGCCCTCTTAGAACTGGCCTTCCCTTCAATCTGCATCAAAGCGTTGGTAAGATTTGCCGTGGTAATATCCCTAATTGGCACAGTGGCAAGATTTCCCATTTTTTTCAAGGCCAGGGCGTAATTCTTCAATGTATTTGGAGCTAAAAATTCCTTTTTGTCACGCATAAAGATGGGTAAAAATTGTTGAAGTGTAATATTTATAAGGGTAGCGTCGTCCGTCAGCCCTTCCAATTCCTTGACCTGGGCTAGAAGCTCGTCCTGATAGCGTCGTGCCTCTCTTTGATTCTTAAAACCCTGCTTTGTTTTTTGGCGCCACTTGGCACCGATTTTGTAGGAGAGAATTAAGCAGACACCGCCATTTTTCTCGCGATAACTGAATGTATATTCCATAAAAAGACCTCCTTCTATGGATAGGGGAGGGGCTCCTGTGGTACAATATTACAGTAAGCCACTGTGAGATGATGGTTTGCGTTTTCCCTGCTGGTATTTGCGGTACCAGCGGGGATTTTTTTTATTTTTTACGAGATTGGATAGTAGGAATTTCGCTTTCTAGTTCCGCTAAATCATCTTCATCTGCCTGTCTGGCCTCTTCTTGTTTTCTTCTTTCATCAAAAATGTCATAAGCTGTATCCATAAGCTGCACCATTTCACGGTGAGAATGACGGCCACGGTCGTGAAGGACAGGAATGTCATGGTCAGATAGAAGTTTATTTACCGCTTGATGCCAATAATCAAGCGTCAGGTCCTTCCGCATCTTCACACGCAATTCTGCACTTTCCAAGAAAATGGTTACCAGCCGATTCAAGGAATCAATTTCATCTTTTGAAAGATAATTCTTGGCTATGATAATATCTTTCTTGCGGACAATGGCTCCGCTCCATGAAGTGAGAGCCATATTGGGCTTTTGAGGATTGGCTCGGTCAATGATTAAATCAGCAGCCGTCTTGCCGGTGACTCCATAGATAAGTTTGTTTTGCGTTTCTGAAAAGAACTGTTGAGTGACCTTATCTGTTTTATCATAGTCAGAGGAAAGAGCAAAGAGATCACGCAGTTTTTGATAGAATCTTTTTTCACTGGCTCGAATATCACGGATACGTTCCAGCAGTTCATCAAAGTAATCTGGACGGCCATCTGGGTTCTTTAGCCGGTCATCATCAATGACAAAGCCTTTTTGCATATATTCTTTCAATGTTGTATTTGCCCAACGTCGGAACTGGGTGCCACGAGGGGAACGTACTCGAAAGCCAACGGCAAGAATTGCATCAAGGCTATAGAAAGAAATCTTTCTTTGAACCTCACGCAGACCTTCTTTTCGAACCTGTAAGAATTCCTTACAGGTTGCCTGTTCTATAAGCTCTCCTTCGCGGTAAATGGCTTGAAGATGTAAATTGACATTGGAACGGGTGCATTGAAATAATTCAGCCATTTGAGCTTGCGTCATCCACACAGTGCCGTCTTTTGCATACAGGCGGACATTTGATTGACCATCTTCTGTGTTGTAAATAATAATATTGTCCATGGATTATTAATTCCTTTCTATTCAATCAAGGTGCTCAACAAACTTGTACAATTTTTGTACAAGTTGCCGCTTCTGATAATTCACCTTCTTGATAAACATTAGATAAATGTCGGCTTATTGTTTGAGTTGTAACATCAAACAATTCTGACATCGCCTTCTGGGTAATCCACAGGGTATCATCTTTCACAATGGCGTTAATATTGACATCAGTATCTTCCATATGGTACAGAAGTACCTGCATTTTTTGCAGTTCATTTGTCATTTGCGTCATTCCTTCCTTTCAAACGATTTAGTATAAATAAAATACCCTCCCCAATAATGGAGAGGGTATTCGCACTGGTCCCCGTAGAGATTCCAGCACTCCTGCAGCTCCACTATAGGTAAAATTATAGATTTTGTCAACAATTTCATAGTAAAACAATATAAATTCATTCAACCACATTATAGTGAATATCTAGGTCAGTCCAGTCTATCTTGGTCAAGGCGTCCTTGCGGACGTCTTTTTCTAGCTGCGATGCATCAGTATCGCTGCAGAAGTCGGCCCGGAGGATATGCGCGATTTCATGCACGACGGCGGCATGCATTTTTTGTGGAGAGAGTAATTCAGAAACGAGGACGGTCAGGCTGTCGTCGGCGTTGATTACAGAGAGCGCATCAACCCCGGAAGGGAGGCGGGGCGTCTGGATGACATTAATTACCATGTTTTATTTTGGCTCCTTGCTTTTTAGATACTGTACGTAATTATAGGCCTCTTTCATTTTATCCGGATCAAGATCCGCCGAAGCTTTGAAGAGCATGCGCAAACCGGCATTGGTTCTGAGTTGTTCGGCTAGTTCTGCGGTTTCTGGATTGAGATAGTAGGTGCGACGGTCATCGACAATCTCTTCGAGGAAATAACTTTTTGAGACTTGAAATAGTTCAGAGAGTTTCTGAATAATGCCCATTCTAGGAAGGGACTTCATAAGAAGCCACTTTCCAACGGTGGATTCACTTACTCCAAGTTTTTTGGCTAATTCAGCCTGATTAATATTATGTTCATTGAGAAGAGCAGACAAACGTTTGCTAAATAGGGCCATTGCTTCTTCTGGTGTCGGCATAATTAATACCTCCGTTCACTAGATTTATCTTTATTATAGAATAAAATTCTAAATCTAACAACAATGAAAATAAAAATATAGAAAAAAAATCTTGACTATAGAAATTAATTCTAGTAGAATGTGTTGGAGGAGGTGAGACCGATGGAATTTCAGATAAGCTTAAAAGCTGCTAGAGTAAATGCTAAAATGACTCTTATTCAGGGTGCAAAAGCAATAGGAATCGGGAAAGATACGCTCATTAAGTGGGAAAGAAATCCCGGACTAGTTAATCCCATTTATCAAGAAAAAATTTCTAAGGCTTATAATCTGCCCGTAAATTGCATTAATTTTTCGCCTTGCAACTAGAAAATAAATCTAGATAACAGATGTCTATAGGTGGGAAATGATCGAAAAGAAAGAAGGGATGAAATGAATGAGGTTTTATCAATCAGTAACATCCGGGGTTACTCGGAAAAGAAAACTGGGATAGCGTATCTAAACGCTGAAGACGTGGCTAGAGGGTTTGGGTTTACTCGCGAAAAGAACGGTGTTGAATATGTCATGTGGGACCGGGTTAATCGCTACCTTGCTGAATTCGGATTTTCCACACAAGTGCGGAAAAACGATTTTCTCCCAGAAAACATGGTTTACCGCCTAGGTTTCAAGGCCAACAATGAGGTGGCTCAGCGCTTCCAGGCAGTGCTGGCGGATGAAGTCATTCCCGCTATCCGGAAACACGGCGCCTACATGACCGAGGACACGCTTGAAAAAGCCTTGACTAGCCCAGACTTCCTGATTCAGCTGGCAACTCAGCTGAAAGAAGAGAAAGAAAAGCGACTTGCTGCAGAAAAGCAAATTGAAATGGACCGACCGAAGACCATTTTCGCCGATGCGGTTTCAGCTAGTCATACGAGCATCCTTGTAGGTGAGATGGCGAAGATCCTCCGTGGCAATGGTGTTGAAATCGGGCAAAAGAGATTCTTCGACTGGTTAAGGGAGAACGGCTATCTGATTCGCCGCAAAGGGACGGATTACAATATGCCGACCCAGCGGGCCATGGAACTTGGACTCTTTGAGATCAAAGAGGGGTCCTATGTGAATGGATCAGGCGTCAACATCATCACCAAGACGCCGAAAATCACGGGGAAGGGGCAGCAGTATTTTGTCAATAAATTCCTGACCGATACAAGGAGGTAATCCCTATGAAAGCAGAATTTTCCCGCGGCACGGATCCACCGACTCCTAGGCTTGTCCCGCAAGTCATGACGGCGCAGGAAGCCGCTGAGGTCCTTAACGTCTCGCTCTCCACCATCTACAACCTTAGAGACCGCGGAACGCTGCCACAGCTCACCAAGCTCCCAGGCGTCCGCTTTGCGGCGAAGGACGTGATGGATATCGTTGGCGAGAACACCTACTTTTTCACGCCCGCAAGAATGAAAGAGTTGCAGAGGGAACTGGACCGTAAGGACGCCAGGATTAAGACATTGGAAGCGCTGCTCCGAGGAGCGGCATCGACAATCTTAGATGGACTAAAAGGAGGGTAAACATGAGAACAAGAAAGAAAGCGTCCATCATCGCCACGGCCCTTATCGCTGCTGGCATCATTGCAGCAGGAGCCATCTGGAGAGAACGAATCAAGCCAGAGCCGACCGACTACCTCACCTTTGAGCACGTGGTCTACACAGGCGACAGCTTGTGGAGTCTGTGCGAGAGGTACAGCGGCTATGAGGACATCCAAGACATTATCCAGCGGGTCAGGGAGGACAATGGAATCAAAAATCCAGGGGCACTGCAGCCAGGTCAAAAGATTAAGGTTAGAGTGAGAAAGGGTGGAAGATGATGATTGGTAAAAAACAAGCCGTCATCCTTGCTGATAAATTGGCAGATTTTTGCTTCCATATGGATTGCGCGGAATGTCCTTTTGCTATCCCAGATCCGGGCATTTGCCCAGAGTGTATGCTGATAGATGGACTCCCGCAAGAATGGGATGTTGACCAAGCGAGGGAAAATCTACAGAAGGGTTGACTTGTCAAAATAGGGCCTTTTTGACAAGAAATTAGTGAAATATCTTTAGAAATTTTGCTAAAAATTTCACAGAAATGAGGTGATTTTCATGAAAATCTCAAATAGCGAGGCATTGGCCGCCGCTGAAAACCTGATTAACTACTGCCTCAATACAAGATGCCCAGATTGCCCTTTTTCTAACGGCGACATTTGTGAGATCTGCATCCCTGCAGAAGAATGGTACGCGGAGGAGGAATGAAAATTGAATCTTGAAAAAGGCCAAAAATAAAGCCCTATCAGCACGGCAATGCTGACAGGGCAAGGAGATGAATCTTTCCACAGGATTCACCTCCATTCTATCACAGGAGGTAAGAAAATGAAAATTAATGCTTTGGAACTTGAAAACGTCAAACGGATCAAGGCCGTCAGGTTGGAGCCAAGTCCCAATGGGCTTACCATCATCGGAGGAAAGAACGGGCAGGGAAAAACAAGCGTCCTTGATGCCATCGCTTGGGGGCTTGGCGGGGATCGCTACAAACCATCCGTCCCTGCAAGGGAAGGGGCCTTGGTCCCGCCTGCAATCCATATCGAGCTGGATAATGGCATCATTGTAGAGCGGAAGGGAAAGAACAGCGCTCTCAAGGTCATTGACAGCAATGGCAATAAGAGCGGTCAGTCCCTCCTCAAGGAGTTCATCAGTCAGTTGGCCCTAGACCTGCCCAGCTTCCTCAAGGCGACGGACAAGGAAAAAGCGGATACCCTGCTGCAGATCATTGGAGTAGGGAATCAGCTCCAGACCATTGACGAAAATATCCGCAAAATCTACTACCAGCGTACAGAGATTGGACGCATCAAGGAACGCAAGGAAAAGGCAGCTGCCGATATGCAGACCTTCCCAGGAGCCCCGGAAGAGCCCATCAGCGCCTTTGAGCTTATCCAACAGCAACAGGCCATCCTGGCAAGGAATGGGGAAAACCAGAAAAAGCGGTATCAACTCTCTGAGCTTGAACGCAAACAGACGGACCTTGCCAATCGCATCAACGCTCTTATGAGTGAACTGGAACAGGCAAGAAGCCAAAAGGAAATCATTGACCGTGATGTTGAAACCGCAGGCAAGGACGTTGCTACGCTCCAGGACGAGTCCACGGAAGAGATCGAGAAGAACCTGCAGCAGGTCGAGATGATCAATGCCCAGATTCGAAAGAATGCGGAACACAAGAAGGCAGTCGAAGAAGCAGAACGGTATGGGAATGAATATGCAGAGCTTACAGGAGAGTTGGAGCGGCTCCGTGCTGACCGCCGTTCCCTCCTTGATGGCGCTGACCTTCCGCTTCCTGGGCTCTCTGTGGAAGATGGCAAGCTCCTTTATAAGGGCCTTCCCTGGGATGGCATGAGCGCCAGCGAGCAACTTAAAGTTTCAACAGCAATTGTGAGGAAGCTCAATCCTAACTGCGGCTTTGTTCTGATGGACAAACTCGAACAGATGGATCCGGACACGCTCCAGGACTTCGGAGCCTGGCTTGAGCGGGAAGGGCTGCAAGTGATTGCCACCCGCGTGTCTACGGGCGATGAATGCAGCGTCATCATTGAAGACGGCATGGTCAAAAGTGAAGAAGCCGCTGCTAAGCCGGCCTGGAAGGCAGGGACATTCTAATGAAGCTGCTGAAGGAAAAAGATTTGAAGCTCAAGGCGCTCATGATTGAACAGAAGAAGGCTTGGGAAGACTTACGGGAAGCTCAATACCAACTGAAGAATCCTCTGCTTTGGCCAAACGAGGTTGAATACATGAAAGGGATCCTTGCTCACAAGGAACAGGAATACCAGCGCGTCAATGATGAGCTTAGAGCATACATGAACGAAAAAGGAGGAAAGCAGCATGCTTAATATCAGCAAAGGAATTGTTTTACGGCCCCAGAAAGTCGTTGTTTATGGGCCTGAAGGCATCGGAAAATCTACCTTCGCGAGCCATTTCCCAGACCCGCTTTTTCTGGATATTGAAGACAGTACCAGCCAGCTTGACGTCAAGCGCATCCCAGACATCAATTCCTGGGCCATGCTCATGGGAATCATTGAGGAGGTTACGAAGGAAAAACCATGCAAGACACTTGTTATTGACACGGTGGATTGGGCGGAAAAGCTCTGCATCCAATACGTCTGCGCCCAAGCAAAGAAAAGCTCCATCGAGGACTTTGCCTACGGGAGCGGCTATACAAAGCTCATGGAAGCCTTTGCCCGCTTCCTAGACGCCTTGAATGGCGTAACAAAGGTAGGCATCAATGTGGTCCTTAATGCTCATGCTCAAATCAGGAAGTTTGAGCAGCCTGATGAGATGGGCGCCTATGATCGATGGGAGCTGAAGCTCAACAGCAAGACCACAAACAAGACGGCAGCCATCGTGAAGGAATGGGCCGATGCCCTGCTTTTTGCGAACTATAAGACCATCATCATGACGGACCAGACGACCAACAAGAAGAAAGGGGTCGGCGGAAAGCGGGTCATGTACACCCAGCATGCAAGCACATGGGACGCCAAGAATCGCTGGTGCTTGCCCCCAGAAGTGCCATTTGAATATGCCAGCATTGCGCCTTATATCCCTGACCTTGGAGAGCCGCCTGTGGTCATTGATTCACCTCAGGGCAGTGTTCCATTGCCGCCAGATCCTTCACCTGAAGAAGAGGCATTCTGGGATGTCCAGGACAATCCTGCCGAAGCATCTGGACCCGCCCCACAGCCAGAAGTCATTGCAACAGCTGCTCAAGTTGCTGCAGCAGATCCAAAGCAAGCTGTCATCAAGCAGGTATTTGACCTTTTAAAAACGGAAGGCATGACAGAAACAGATGTTCGCCGCGCCGTTGCTGCGCGCGGTTACTATCCTGAAGAAACCAGTATCATGGACTATGACATTGAATTTTTGAAAGGCGTCATCCTTGGTGCCTGGCCGCAGCTGAAATCATTTATTGTTGCAAATAAAAAATAAATTTGTTTGGAGGAAATGAACATGAGTTTTGAAAATATGGGAACAGTTGTGGAAGATAAGGTATTTGGTTGGGAAGACGAAATCACCGCTGAAGGCGGGAACAAAAGTTACACCCTCCTTGAAGAAGGGGACTATGCCTTCGTCATCAAGGAAGTGGAGCGGTCCATGTATGAACCTAAGACCCCAAACAGCAAGATTCCGCCCTGCCCAAAGGCCATCATCCATTTGATGGTCATCCCTAATGATCCAGCAGCAACGGAACCGGTGGAGGTGACGACAAACCTCTTTCTGCATAGCAGCCAGGAATGGAAGCTTGCTACCTTCTTCCTTGCCATCGGTGTCAAGAAAAAGCATGAACCGCTTCACATGCGCTGGAACCTCCAAGGCCTTGAAGGCTGGTGCCACATGGCTCCGCGCGAATTTAACGACAAGACCTACAACAACGTGGCCTACTTCATCGAACCTGACAAAGCCCCTAAACGGGACCCGCATATGCCTGCTCCAAAGCCTGTGAACGGGACAAGCTTCACACCAGGGGCCTTCTAAGTGGAACTCCGGCCATATCAGCAGCAAGCGATTGAGGCCATTGAACAAGACTGGGAGCGTGGACACAGGCGCACGCTCCTTGTTCTTCCTACGGGATGCGGCAAGACCATCGTTTTTGCAAACGTGGCCAAACGAGCCGTGGCCCGTGGCAAAAAGGTCCTCATCCTTGCCCATCGGGATGAGCTATTGACTCAAGCCCAGGATAAGATCTTAAAGGCAACTGGGCTTATGACCAGCAAGGAAAAGGCCAGCGAAACTTCACTGGATAGCTTTTTTCGGATCACGGTAGGAAGCGTCCAGACCATGCAGCGGGAAAAACGGCTTAATCGTTTCCCTTCGGATGCCTTCCAGACCATCATTGTTGATGAAGCCCACCACGCCCTTGCAAATGGCTATCAGACGGTTTTAAATCACTTCCCTGATGCGGAAGTCCTAGGTGTCACGGCAACGCCTGAGAGACAAAATGTGGCGTGCCTAGGCGAGTATTTTGACAACATCGCATATGAATATTCCCTCCCGCAAGCCATCAAAGAGGGGTATCTTTCTCCTATCAAAGCACTTACGGTGCCGCTCAATATCGATCTTGGAGGCGTCAAGATGGCAAATGGGGACTATGCGGCAGGGGATTTGGGTGATGCCCTGTCACCATATCTTGAAGCCATTGCCACCGAAATGGAGCAATATTGCAAGAATCGGAAGACCGTGGTTTTCCTGCCGCTTGTGGCAACGAGCAAGGCTTTCCGGGATATCCTGAACCGCCATGGATTTAGAGCGGCCGAGGTCAATGGAAACAGTGCGGACCGGACAGAAATCCTTGATGCCTATGAACGCGGGGAATACAACGTGCTCTGCAACGCCATGCTCCTCACGGAAGGATGGGACTGTCCCGCAGTGGATTGTGTTGTCGTCCTTCGTCCAACAAAGATCCGCAGCCTTTACCAGCAAATGGTGGGGCGGGGGAGCAGACTTGCGCCAGGAAAAAAGAATTTACTCCTCTTGGATTTTTTATGGCTTACTGAGCGTCATAACCTCTGCAGGCCAGCATCTCTCGTTTGCAAGGACGAAAAGGTTGCAGAAAAGATGACAAAGCGCCTTGAAGACAGCGCTGGGATGGCCCTTGATATTGAAGAAGCTGCAGATGAAGCAGAAAGGGATGCTGTAGCTGAGCGGGAAGCTAGTCTAGCCAAGGAACTCAAGGCCATGCGTGAACGCAAACGTAAGCTGGTGGACCCAATTCAATATTTCTTTTCCATCGAAGCAGGGGATCTTGCTGGATACGAACCGACATTCATGTGGGAAAAGGGCCCTGCGACGCAAAAGCAGCTGCAATACCTTGAAGCCCACGGAATCGCACCGGACACGGTAGAAAATGCAGGCCTTGCAACGCAGCTTATTGAACGGCTCAAGATGCGCCAACAAAATGGCCTTTCCACGCCAAAACAGATCCGTTTCCTGGAAAGAAAGGGCTTTGCTCATGTGGGAACCTGGAGCTTTGAATCCGCAAGCAGCATGATTGGACGCATTGCCGCGAACGACTGGCGAATCCCGTCTGGCATCATTCCCGCTGCCTTTAAGCCCCAGGAAGGAATGAACCATGAAACCATTTGACCTTTTAGGCGTACTCAATTTTATTGATCCAACTTCCTGCTCTTACCAGGAATGGCTGCAGGTGGGCATGGCACTACAAAAAGAAGGCTATCCCCTCAGTGCGTGGGACAATTGGAGCGCTCTTGACAGTGTCCGTTACCACTCCGGTGAATGCAGCAAGAAATGGGAGGGCTTCCGTGGCTCTCCCAACCCTGTAACGGGTGCCACCATTACCATGATGGCAAAGGAACGAGGGTGGAAACCTAAGGAACGGGAAGCAGGCCGTGCGCTTTCGTGGGACGATGAGATTCGTGAAGACCCATCAAGCGGGATCATCATCAACACCAAACTCCTCGAAGGGGAAGCCTTTAGGGAACCACAAGGGGACTGGAAACCGGTCCAGGAAATCATCACATTTCTTAGGACACTCTTCGACGCCTCTGATCACGTCGGCTACGTCAACGAAAGCATGCAAAAAGACGATACGGACAAATTCATTCCTGCCAATGGTGGCTATACGAGCAGGACGAGCAGCACCCTTATCACGCAGCTGGAAAAGTGCAATGGCGACATTGGCGCTGTCTTTGGAGATTATAACCCGCAGGCGGGCATGTGGATCCGTATCAATGCCCTGGATGGGCACGGCGTCAACAATGATAATGTGACGTCCTTTAAATACGCCCTGGTCGAATGCGACGACCTTTCCCTGGCTAAGCAGAACGAGGCTATCAGAAAACTGCAGCTGCCGGTGGCAACCCTGACCTACAGCGGCGCAAAAAGCATCCACGCTATTGTTAAGATTGATGCAGCCAATGCGGAAGAATATCGGCAGCGTGTTGAATTTTTGTATAAGATCTGCGAAAAGAATGGGCTTACCATCGACACGGCCAATAAGAATCCCTCTAGGCTTTCCCGGCTTCCTGGCGTCAAACGAGGCGGCAAGAAACAGTTCCTCATTGGAACAAACATCGGAAAGGCATCCTGGGACGAGTGGCGGGAATGGATCGAGAACACCAATGACGACATGCCCGTCATCAAGAATCTTGGAGAGGCAAAAGACAAAGGGCTGCCGCCCAAAGCCGATGAGCTCATCCACGGCGTATTGCGACAAGGACATAAGATGCTCATTGCAGGACCATCTAAGGCTGGCAAGAGCTTTGCCCTTATTGAGCTTGCCATGGCCATTGCATCAGGAACCACCTGGCTTGGACATTTTCCTTGTGAAAAAGGAAAGGTCCTCTACGTCAACCTCGAAATTGATGAGCCATCCTGCTTTGACCGCTTTGACGTTGTGGGGAAGGCCCTTTGCATTGGTCACGAGGCTGATTATAACGTTGAAATTTGGAACCTGCGCGGGAAAAGTGTCCCGATGGACAAGCTAGCGCCCAAAATCATTGCCAGGGCGCAGGAATCAGATTACATGGCCATCATCATTGACCCTATCTACAAAGTCATAACGGGCGACGAAAACAGCGCCGACCAGATGGCTCATTTCTGCAACCAATTCGACAAAATCTGCACTGAGCTTGGCTGCGCTGTCATTTACTGCCACCATCACAGCAAGGGCGGGCAAGGCCTCAAGAAGTCCATGGACCGCGCCAGCGGGTCCGGCGTCTTTGCCCGTGACCCGGACGCTATGCTGGACATGATCCAGCTCAAGGTCAAGGACCAGGACCCGGACGATATTGCAACAGCTTGGCGCATCACAGGGACCTTGCGAGAGTTTCCGTCCTTTCCTCCGGTCAACGTCTTTTTCCGTTATCCCGTCCATGTAGCTGACGACACGGACATGCTCAAGGATGCCATGGAAGAGGGCAGCCTGGCTGATGTTTACCAGAAGGGTAGGGAGCAGTCGAACAAGGCGAAAAAGGTAGAAGCCGCCAGAAATGTTGACAGCGTGGAATTTGCTTTCGAAGCATATGTGAACAAAGCGGGAAAGGCTAAGCTGGAAGACATCATGGCTTATTTTTCCAAAAGCGAAAACACCGTTCGAAAATATATTAAAGAACATGGCGGATTCAACATCAAAAACGGGCTTGTGGAGAGGACGCAAAACAACGAAAAATAATACATTGATTTACCGTGATAAAGAAAACGACAGCTCAGCACAGTTATATATATAGTATTGAGCTATTTTGAGCTGCATATGTCAGGAAGTAGGGGGTAAATGTGTGGGACTACGTTTCCCACACACATTTCCCCTCTCCCTACTTCTCCAGACATATGGACAGTGGTTCTGAGAAAGTAATTAAAAGTCTAAAAGTCAAAATAGAAGTGTAAAACTAGGAAATGGAAGTGAAGCGATGACTAACAGCAAGAGAAAGGGTGCAAAAGGCGAGTTAGAAGTGGCCAGGCTCTGCAGGGCGGAAGGCTATGAGGCCCGCCGTTCAGCGCAGTTCTGTGGAAACACCCCTGACGGCACGGCTGACGTGGTAGGCCTGCCAGGCATCCACATCGAAGTTAAGCGTGTGGAGCATCTTAATCTCGACGATGCCCTTGACCAGGCACGGAGAGACGCGGCAAAGACGACGGGTAATATCCCGACAGTTTTTCATCGTAAAAACGGAACCAAGTGGAAGGTCACCATGGATGCATGCGATTGGTTTAAGCTATACAGAGAATGGGAGGCCGGAAATGAACGATAAGGACAAGGCCGTCATTAAAGCAGTTATCACCATTAAAGACTATTGTGTTCGTCATGGCTGCGACGGTTGTGCCATTGAATTATTTTGTAAGAGCAAATTTTCCCCGGGAGGACCAATTCCTGCGGGGTGGGATCTGGATCTGCTTGAGGAGGAATGACAACATGATAAGTGAAAATGAGCTAATGATAGCGGCGGTGTTACTAAAACGCAACTGTAAGTGCAATGGAGATACTTGCGAAGGCTGTATATTTTATCCCGATGATCCCGAAAAAGGATGCTGCTTATCATACATTCCATGTGACTGGGAACTGCCAAAACGTCATGAAGAAAAATTCCATGATCCGGTCCATCACCCACGGCATTATTCGTGGCGAGGGTTTGAAGGTATTGACCTGATCAAGAAGTTCGTGAAGCGGCAAGAGGACGCCTTCCTTGCTGTCTGTGAGGCGAACATCATCAAGTATCTTTATCGCTATCCACGGAAAAACAACATTGAGGATTTGAGAAAAATCGCTGAATATGCAACCATGGCGGCAGACTATCTAGAAGAGAATGGTGGTGGCGAAGAAGATGCTTGAACCGCTGATCTATTGCTATCGCATCAAGGAGAATGGATATCACCTTTATCGCAATGTTTCTGAAGGGAAATGGGGCGTCCTGAAGGAAAGGGACTCCGACTACAACCCCAAAGCCGTAAAGAAGTGGTACGATTCACGCATCAAAGCCATGACTGCGATGAAAAGGACAGAAAAATAATCATTGGAGGTGCAGCATGGAGCCAATGACAAGAAGGAGCCATCCCTTATCCAGGCAGGAAATCAAGGAGATTATGAGGATGCCCGTCCCTATTTTCAGGAAATGGATCATGACCTATTCCATGACCGTTTACAACCTGGGCGTTGACGACTGCAAGGAAATCCTCCATGACGAGTTCGGCTTTGGAGAGAAAAGGATGCAGCGCTTGATGGGACGGCTCAAAGAAAAGCATCAGAAGGTGTTGAAGGGAGATGGGACCGGAGATGGTGGAAAAGATTTATAGAAGCCGTGTCAAATATGCCCTTGAGCACGCTTACGAATTGCAGGCCAACCTTGACATCCTTAGAGATGAAATTATTCAGGAAACCGCTGTCCTGCGCGTGGATCCATCGCCAAAAACGACTAGATTTGGACCTGAAGTCGGCGGTGGAGGCGGGGTGAACAAGAGCCCGGAAGAAGCTTTTTGTCTGTGCAAGGAAACGGCCACGGAACAGCTCGAAGGGAAGAAACAACGCTACCATGACCAACGTTTGTTGCTCAAACGGGTGGAACAGGGACTTAGACGTCTTCCGGGTGACTACGAAAGAATCCTGCGCTGGAAAGCGGGATTTGAGCATCACCGATTGACGTGGAACCAGATTGGGAACAGGCTCAATGAAGACAGCAGTTACTGTCGACGCCGATATGACGAGGGCATTGATATCTTGACAGGTATTGTTTACGGTGCAGCAGCTTTCCCCATTCAAGGCGTCCTCGACATGGATACCAGTTTGGAGCAGGAAAAAATCCTAGCGACAGATTTCGACAAAAATCGACAGAAATAGGCGATTTTCCATAGTATAATGGTAGTATGAGAAAAGGGACGAGGGAAGCAGTGATGTTTCCCCGTCCGCCACAACGGCGGCCGTACAAGGCACCTCCTTTTTGATAGGGCATCAGGGTTATCCTGGTGCCTTTTGTTATATGGGCGCGTAGTTCAACTGGCAGAACGTCGGTCTCCAAAACCGAAAGGTGATTGTTCGAATCGATCCGCGCCTGCCAGCCATGGAAAGGTGTCCGAGTGGTTTAAGGAGCTAGTCTTGAAAACTAGTGATGCGGCAACGCACCGTGGGTTCGAATCCCACACTTTCCGCCAAATACATACGAATAGGGACTTAGTTGCACGTGTCCGAGACAGCGGGACATGGCAGCGAGTCCTTTTTTCATTGCAGGAAAACAACGAAGGTGGGTGGTGATTATGTGAGCGATAAAAAACGGGATAAAGCGTACAATGATTACTGCAATGGCATGAAATACAGAGACATTGCGGTAAAATACGGCGTATCTTTATCTACGGTTAAAAGCTGGGCCACACGCCACTGGAAGGTTGCAACCAAGGATAAAAAGTTGCAACCGCAACCGGAAAAAGTTGCAACCTTGCAACCCAAGAAAAAGTTAAAAGATAAGCTGCTGGAATCGGTCAATGGCAATGAAGAACTGACTGAGAAGAGGCGGCTTTTTTGCTTGTATTACGCCACTTCATACAATGCACTCCAGTCGTACCTGAAAGCGTATAAATGTGATAAAGAGACGGCTATGGCGAGCGGCTCAAGATTGTTAAGAAATGCTAAGGTCCAGGCGGAAGTTAAACGGCTGCGTCAAATCATGCAGCACCATCTGGACGTCGGCGTTTCCGACCTGGTGCAGTACTGCTTGAAGGTCGTCGGGGCAGACCTGGGCGACTATGTCACTTTTAACGGCTTTAACGTCAAGCTGGCGGATAGTAAAACCGTCGACACGTCCGTTGTGTCCGAGGTCAAGCAGGGGAAAGACGGCATCAGCATCAAAATGGAAGACAAGAAGTGGGCCTGGGAGATGCTGGCCAAGTACCTGGGCTTCGATGCCATGGAAGAACTCAAGAAAGAAAAACTCAAGGCCGAGGTGGCCGAATTGCGCACGGATAACGATGAGGAGGATATTACTTTTGAATTCGCACGAGAACCGAAAACGGAAACGAAAAGTTAATATTGCCAATCTGATTGCCCCATCGTTCGATGAGGTCTTTTTTGACGTCGAACAGCACCTGCATACCTTTTATCTGCTGGCGGGGGGCCGTGGCAGTGCTAAGTCATCGTTTGTAGGCGGTATCCGCATCCCCGTATCGGTGATGGAAGACCCGAATATCCATGCCGTCGTCATCCGTAAGGTCGGCAACACCATCAAGAACAGCGTCCTGCCTCAGATTGTCTGGGGGTTGGAGCAGTTGGGCGTCCTGGAAAAGTTCCGCGTCAAATTGTCGCCACCGGAAATCACGTACAAGAAGACGGGGCAGAAAATCCTTTTCTTCGGGCTGGATGACCCAGCCAAAGTCAAATCCATCAAACTGCCCTTTGGCTATGTTGGCATCGTGTGGTTCGAGGAATTGGACCAGTTCAGCGGCATGGAAGAGATTCGCAACGTGTTGCAGTCCCTCTTGCGCGGTGGCCCGTCCTATCAAGTGTTCGGAACGTATAACCCGCCGAAGAGCCGGAACAACTGGGTCAACGAGGAAATCCTTGTGGATGATCCAGACCGGCTGGTCCATCACTCGACCTATTTGACCGTGCCGAAAGACTGGCTGGGGCCGCAGTTCCTGGCTGAAGCGGAAAAGCTGAAATCAAAGAACGAGATGTCCTACCGTCACGAATACCTCGGCGAAGTCACAGGCACCGGTGGCGCTGTCTTCGAAAATGTGGAAGACCTGGCCATGAGCAGTGAGCAGCTGCAGCAGTTCGACCACCGGTATTTTGGCTTGGACTTTGGCTTTGCTGTAGACCCCCTAGCCTTCGTGGCCATGCACTACGATGCCAAGCACGAGGACCTGTATATCTTTGATGAAATCTACCAGCAGAAGCTGACCAACCGGGCCGCCGCCGACATGATTAATAAGAAATACCCCTCTGTACGCATCCTGGGCGACTCTGCAGAGCCGAAATCCATCTACGAGATGCGGGAGTATGGGACCAACGTGAACGGGGCTAAGAAAGGCCCTGACAGCGTCAGATTCGGTATCAACTGGCTGCAGAGCCGGGCCCATATCTACATAGACCGGCACCGGTGCCCGAACACCTACAGAGAGTTCAGCAGCTATGAATACGACCGGAACCGGGACGGGCAGTTCATCAACGCTTTTCCGGATAAGAATAACCACGCCATTGATGCGGTGCGTTACGGGCTCCAGCCCTGCATGCCTCATGGCCGGGCCAGGATACTGAGGTGATTCTATGAACATTGAAGCTGCCAAACAGCTTATCAAAAAATATACAGCCGGGCATGCGGCGTTTATTTCACAGGCGATGACCGCAAAGCGCTACTACCTGGTCAATAACGATATCCTCTATGCAGCGTCGAAACAAAGGCAAGAAGTGAACATGGGAGAATCCGCAATGGAGAATCCACTGCGAAAGGCAGACAACAGGATCCCCTTTTCTTTTTATCAGTTGCTGGTCAATCAAAAGGCGTCCTATATGTTCACGGCGCCACCTTTGTTTGATGTTAAAGACGATAGGGCGAATGAACAAATCCAGGAAGATCTTGGTGACGCCTACAAAAAGAAATGTATGGAACTGTGCGTGAACGCCTGTAATGCTGGCATCGGATGGGTCCACTACTGGCAAGGGCAGGATACCGAGTTTCATTGGGGTGTGGTCCCCAGTGAAGAAGTCATTCCCGTATGGTCCACGGATCTGGACCACAGCCTAGTTGCCTGCCTGAGGGCCTACCAAGATATTGACGATGATGGAAAAACATGGGACCTATATGAGATTTGGGACGATAAACAGTGCCAGACATTCCGCAAACGGAGTGATGAAGGCCTGGACAGCCTTGTGCCGTGGGCACGGTTTGCATCGGGCATGCTATTGATTGATATGCCAGAGACCGATAGTAATGTATACAATCACAAGTTTGGCAGGGTGCCGTTTATTCCCTTCCAGAATAACAGCAGCGCTGCCAGTGATCTAGACCAGGTCAAAAAACTCATTGACTGCTATGACCGGGTTTTTTCAGGTTTTCTAAACGACCTGGAAGACATTCAGGAAGTAATTTTTGTCTTAACCAATTATGGCGGTGAAGACCTTGGGCAGTTCCTGAAGGAACTAAAATATTACAAAGCCATTAGCCTGGAAGATGGTGGGACGGGGTCGGGCGGGAATGTTTCTACCCTTACCATCAATATTCCCGTTGAAGCGCGGGACAAGATGCTGGACATTACCCGTAAGGCTATCTTCAGCATGGGCCAGGGTGTTGACCCTGAGCAGCAAGGCATGGATAAGACTTCTGGCGAGGCCATGAAATTCTTATATGCTCTGTTGGAACTGAAGGCGGGGCTGACAGAAACGGAATTTTCCTTAAGTTTTAACGAACTGATCCGAGCAATTTTAAGATTCCATGGAATGGAACAGCTTGGAAAGGCTAGAACTGGAATCATCCAGACCTGGACCCGCACGGCAGTTCGCAACGATGCAGAACTGGTGGATATGTGCGCCAAGTCGGAAGGCATTGTGAGCCGCAAAACGCTGCTCAAGAACCATCCTTTCGTTGAAGATGTGTCCGATGAAGAAAAGGAGCTTTTGGCAGAAGAACAGGCCCAGGCTGCGCGTATGGACCCTTATTCTGACCTGAAGGATGGAGGAGGTGACGAGAATGCTTAAATTGCTGCTGGCTTACATTGATGCCTTTGGGGCAGATTTTCCCATCATGAAGGTAAAAGACCGGAATGAATACGAAATTTGCCGGATGATTCAGGAATGTTTGGAAACCAATACACTCTATGGCGGGTCTAGTGAAAAATAAGCTAGTTACATTCTCATTCGAGGCAGGTGAACCTCGGTAAAAACCGGAAGGAGAAAACATGAATATTGAAGAGTTGATTAAGAATCTTGGCATTGCGCAGGAAGGTCAAGCGATGGCCACGGATGCAATTAAGGCGTTTCTGGATGGGTCCTATATCCCAAAGGCTCGTTTTAACGAAATCAATGAAAAGAACAAAGACCTGGTTGCTCAAATTGCAGACCGTGACAAGCAGCTGACTACCCTGAAAAAGGCTGCCGGAGACAATGAAAGTTTGAAAGCTCAGATTGAAGACCTGCAAAAGGCAAACAAGGAACAGAGGGAAGCCGCGGATGCGCGAATTAAGACTCTGCAGCTTGACAGCGCAATCAAACTGGCTCTGGGAGAATCTGTTCAAGACCTGGATATTGTTTCCAGCCTGATCAAGCGTGATGCCCTCGTCCTCGGAGAAGACGGAAAAGTCTCCGGACTTAAAGAACAGGTCGAAGATCTGCGTAAAACGAAACCTTTCCTGTTCAAACAGGAGGGCGGAATGCCTGGCTATTATCCCCGTGGTGGGAGCGGGCCCTTGATGGATAATCCGTTTGCGAAAGAAACCTTCAACCTGACGAAACAAGGCCAACTGCTCAAAGAAAACCCTGAAAAGGCCCGGGAAATGGCCTCCGCGGCTGGGGTCAAGATTTAAAGGAGGAATTATCCATGGCTGGAACGACGCTTAAAGACGTTATCGTCCCTGAATTATTTAACCCCTATGTCATTAACCATACGGCAGAACGCTCTGCCCTTTTTAAATCTGGCATTATCCAAAGATCCCCTGAGTTTGATGCCCTTGCTGGTGAAGCGGCTCGGACTCACAACATGCCTTTCTTCGAAGATCTGACTGGTGATGCCCAGAACATTGTCGAAGGCACCAAAATCGAACAGAACAAAATTACGTCCAATAAGGACGTTTCCACGACCATTATGCGGCAGAATGCCTGGAGCGCGACGAACCTGTCTGGAGCACTGGCAGGCGCAGACCCCATGGCAGCCATTGGGAACCTCGTTGCGGATTACTGGGTCCGCCAGTACCAGAAGGAATTGATTGCCATCTTGGCTGGCGTTTTTGCTTCCGACAGCATGAAAGACCACGTGAAGGATATTTCTACCGGCTCTGGCAAGGCTGCTAATATTTCTGCTGCAGCTTTCATTGATGCATTGCAGCTCATGGGAGACGCCCAGGACCAGCTGACCGCTGTGGCCATGCATTCTGCAACAAAGGCTTACCTGAAGAAACAGAACTTGATTGTCACGGAACGGGATTCCAATTCTGTGGAATTTGATACCTATCAGGATCGTCGAGTCATTGTTGATGATGGTTGTCCTGTTGCGGACGGAGTTTATACCACGTACCTATTTGGCGCTGGTGCCATCGCTTTTGGTGAAGGATCTCCTGTTGATTTTGTACAGACCGAAGTAAACCGTGACCCAAACCTGGGCGCTGGTGTGGATATTCTGTATAACCGCCATGCCTTCATCATGCATCCGCGGGGTGTTGCTTGGACCAATAAGCAACGGGCTGCAGTGGAATCTCCTACTCGTGAGGAACTGTCCAATGGGACCAACTGGAATCGGGTATATGAATCCAAGCAGGTTCGACTGGTAGCCATTAAGCACAAATTAGGCTGATAGGAGTGATGCTGGATGGACAGCGAGCAGTATTGGGCCAGACGCGCCGATGAGCGGGAACGTTACTGGCACAAAAAATCCCAGGAAACGATTGAAAAAGAACTGGCCCGGTACTACGCTTCTTCGCTGGAGGAAATCCAGAAAGACATCCAGGCGCTATATGGACGTTTTGCCAAGGACAACCAGCTGAGCATGACCGACGCCAGGAAGCTTCTGCAAGGGACCGAATTTAGGAAATGGCGGTATACCATTGATACCTATGTGAAGAAGATTGGTGCGGGGGAAGTTGGGCTCCTGAAGGAACTCAACACCCTTGCTATGCGCAGCCGAATCAGCCGGTTGGATAAACTATATGCCGAAACGCTCATGGAGCTTGATAGCCTGGGTCGAAAAACGGATTCAGCCATGAAAAGTTTCCTGACAGATGCCTACAAAGACAACTATTTTCACGGCATGTATGAAATCGGAAGGACCATGGGTTTAAAGGCCCCGCGGGTTGCAGTGACGAATCAAAGCCTGGAGGATGTCTTGCGCAATCGTTGGAGCGGGAAGAACTATTCTGAACGGATTTGGAAGAATCAAAAACTCCTGGGCAGAACGCTGCAGCAGGAAATGACGGCTGCGATTCATCGAGGTGAATCGGTTAGTACAATTTCTAAGCGGATTGCAAACCAAATGAATGTGGCAACCAGTCATGCTACTCGCCTTGTGCGCACTGAACTGAACTATGTGGAGAACATGGCCGCGCTGCGAAGCGTCAAGGATGCAGGCATGCATTATTACCGGTTTATGGCCACGCTGGACAGCCGTACAACAGATATTTGCCGCTTTCATGATGGAAGTATCATAAGTGTGGAAGAAGCCTCTCCAGGTGACAATTTACCGCCCCTACATCCAAACTGCCGCTCTACCATATCCGGTAGCATTTATGGCCCAGATGATGATCATAAACGCGGTGGGACCCGAATCGCTAGGACTGCAGAAGGAAAGAATTACTATGTGCCTGCAGATATGACCTATCCGGAATGGGAAGAAAAGTATGTTGTACAGGCCCAAACTCTGCCAAAAAATCCTCATGCTGGAAAGGCCGTTCTGGTGGATATAGCGACAAATGGTACTGACGGGAATACGGTGAAGGTATATGAAGGAGAGAAAATCCCTAGAATGTCCGCTGATGGCAACGAAATAGATTGGCCAGCTCCGAACCCGGATAACATCATTACCCGGGAACAATATAAGGAGCTGCGAGATTATGCCAGTGCAAAGGGAATCAGTCTGTCCGGATTCAGAAAATTTGATGGTGATGTAGATCTTATCAAGGAGTCCATTGATACTCTGAATCAGAACTTAATGGAATTTCCTGAAGTTGTGGATGCCAAACATCCCTTAACCCTTGCACTGATACATGCTTTGAACAGCGATGATTTTGCGATAACTAATGGACGTATAATTTCCATCAATGCAAATGCCTTTCGAAGCAAAACGCGGCTAGAGGAAGAATATCAAAAAGCTGTTGATGCTGGATGGTTTGTGAAAGGGACTGATTATAAATCAATCCTGGATCATGAGTTCGGTCATGTTCTTGATTTCGTTTACAAAATCAATGCGCAGCAAATTCTGGAGAAACTTTTACATATAAAAGATGCGGATTTATATCAATTTTTATATGATAGCGTTTCTCAATATTGCGCATTCAAAATGGATGGAACGGAAATAACAAGTGAACTATTAGCTGCATTGAGAAGTGGAAGACATGACTCGTTTATATTGAAATATTTTGAAAACTATCGTAAAATAATTAAAAAGGGGGTGCTGTTATGAGTAAAATGTCAATCCGATATCATACCGCAATGGACTGGATGAAAGATAAAAAGTGGTATGTTATCAGCGAGAAAAGAGACCGTTTTATTCTTACTGATAAAGCCCCCAAAAAGGCGATAGAAAGCTTTGAACTATACAAAAAGGTAAACAATCTTCCGTGGAACGACCCACCTGTACATATTGAATAACGAAAGCACCTAGCAGCAATGCCTGGTGCTTTTTTCATGCCTGAAATGAGGTGATGTATATGGCTACTACCTATCTGGAACCAGCTGCAGCTACTTCAGAGATTAAGGAAAATGTAGTCACAATCCGAGGGAAACCTGCGGATGATAAACTGGATCTTTACGCTAGGTACTTTGTGGGGGAAGTCTTGGATTATTGTAACCGAGATGATTTCCCGCAAGCACTTTGCGTAGCAGGGGCTGCTATCATTGTCCGTTGGTTAGAGGACCTGGAGAACGGAGGTCGCAGTGCTTTAAAATCCATCAAGCAAGATGACACGGAGTACCAGTTCGCCGTTACTGAGGTTCCTCAGACTGGGAGTACCATCGAAAGCGACCTATATGCTTTGCGTCCCCGACTAAACCTCTACAGAAAGGTAAGGTGGAGAGAATGATGGCGCCGTGGGCCCGGTGTAAGGCTCTCTTAGCACAGTATATGTATCGTGACAGGGTTACGGTAACAAGGCAAGAAATTGCTCTAGATGAAGAAGGGGCCGACATCTTCACTGCGAAGGACGTCTATAAGGATATCCCTTGCAAGCTTAGTCAATATGGCAAGAGTCTGCAGAGCGAACAGGATGCGAGGGCCTTTGTCATGAGGAATGACTTGCGGGTCGACATGGACCCAGCCATTATTGTGTTACCCAACGATATCCTGACTGTTACCCATGAAGGCCAAACTCTCCAACTGAATGCTGCTCAACCCTTCTATTATCCAGACCATGTAGAGGTTATCGTGAGAAGGACGGAGGAGGCGTAAATGGGGATTCATTTTGGTGGGTTTGACATTTTTGAGGACCGTTTGAAGCAAGTTGAAGACCAGGGGGTCCGTAAGATGGACATGTTCGTTAGGCAAGAAGCTGAGGTTGTCTTGGGGAGAGTCAAGGAAAACACCCCGACTGATACCGGGAGGCTTAAAACTGGATGGAAGCGGTCAAGGGCAGTCCAGGGGAAAGTCGAAATTTACAATAACGTGGACTATGCTGCGCACGTCGAATACGGACACCGAACTCCAAAAGGAGGCTTTGTGAAAGGCCGAAAAATGTTGCATCGAGGACTCCTTCAAGCGAGCAAAAGCTTTGAAGCTGATTGTGAAGCCATCTTAAAGACCATACTGGGAGGGTGATGCCGTTGATTGCATTGAGAAACCTCAAGGCTGCTATTACGGAGAAACTAAAAACCAAATATCCAAATTGTAAGGTGCATTTCGACAACGTTGAAAAGTCGAAGGCGCCTTATTTTTATGTGGAATTTACCACTAGTATTAACACAACTCTTGACGATGTTTATTACGACCGAACGATCCAGGTGGATGTAACGTATATCCATCCAAAAGATGCCAAAGGTAGAGTGAATCGTACTGATGTTTTTGATGTAGCTGACGCATTGGACCTGCTGTTCAGGCCTTACCTGCAGGTGGGGGACCGGTACATCACCATCCTGTTGGCCGAAACGACCATGGTGGATGATGTGCTGCACTACATATTCGACCTCCAGTTCACGGATGCCTGGACGGATGAGGAAGTTGGTTATATCCGTGGTGAACTGGTGCAGACTTTGGTATTTACCCTGAATGGAACAGAAATGACTGAAAAAGATTAAGGAGGAATGACGAATGGCGAATGAACAGGAACTGTTTGGATTGCCCGAGGTCATCATTAATTTCCGGACGAAAGCTACAACTGCGATCAAGCGGAGTGCCCGCGGAATTGTTGCGATGATCTTGCACAACAATTCTACTGATGAAATTAAAAATTATACGATTCGAGATGTTTCCGATATCCCGGAAGAAGTCTTTACTGAAGGCAATATTGACTTGATCAAGAAGTGTTTGCTGGGGACGCCTTTGAGGATTTTGGTTTATACGCTGCCATTGGAATCTGTGGAAGAGGCTGAGAATACTCAGGCGAACGTGCTTAAAATGCTTGCGTCCATCAAATGGAACTGGTTGTGTGCGCCAACGGCCACTACTCAGGAGCAGCAGGACCTTGCCAGCTGGATTAAGACGCAGCGGACCATCAAGCGCAAGACTTTTAAGGCTGTCCTGGCTGATCAGGCTGCAGACCACGAAGGCATCGTTAATTTTTGCACGAACGACATTAAGGTACAGACCGATACGGATCCCACTGGCAAGCCGGTTTATACAAATTATACGGCCCTGCAGTATACGGCGAGGATTGCGGGTATCTTGGCAGGCCTTGCTTTAGACCGCAGTGCGACTTACTTTAAGCTTACTGAAGTCGAGAGCGTCGAAGTCTACGAGGATATCAATACCCTGATTGATAAGGGGGAAATGCTGCTGCTTGATGAACAGGATGGCGATGGAGTTAAGATTGCCCGGGCTTGTAACAGCTTGACTACTTTTACCACGGATAAAGGTGAGGACTATCGGTACATTAAAATCATTGAAGCTTTGGATATGATTACCGACGATATTCGTGACACATTTAAGAAGTATTACGTAGGCAAGTACATCAACGACTACGACCGCAAGATGCTGTTCATTGGAGCCATCAAGGTATACTTCGAAGGCATCAAGGGCAATGTGTTGGACCAGAATGGCAATAACACGGTGGACATTGATGAGCAGTTCCAGGCTAATTACGCAAAACTCCATGGCGATGATCCAACCGAAATGACCAAGATGCAAATCCGTCAGTACAACACTGGCACCAAAGTGGCACTTGCTGGCAGCGTGAAACCGGTCAACGCTATGGAAGACCTGACCATCAACTTTACGTTCTAAGGAGGGTTTTGAAGCATGAACAGAAGCGAATATGACGTGAAATATAGAGGACGTCGCCGTTGGAATGGGTCTTATGGTAAGGTCTGGTGCAACGGCGAATTGATTTTTGAAATCCAAAAATATGAATGTAAGGTCATTGCCAACCGGGAAGACGTAACTTGTGATATCTCTGAAGACTCTAAGATTGTGAGCCTCAAAGGGGAAGGCACACTGACCATCAAGAGCGTCATCAACCGCAATATTGCCGCCGTTTTGGAAGAATGGAAGAGCGGACATGATCCGAGATTCCAGATGACGGCGCTGATTGATGATCCCGATGCCATTGATGGACAAAAGGAACGCGTCGTGATCGATAATGTCTGGTTCAACGAACTGCAGCTTATGACTTTTGAAAAGGGAAAGGTCGTGGAAAAGGATCTTCCTTTTGGATTTACGCCGCAGGATGCGCAGTTCATGGAAACGGTGGAATGAATCATATAGGAGCTAACAAAGCCCGTTGGCTCCTTTTTACATGTAAGGAGGTATTGAAATGGCTGTATCTATTGAAGAATTGATTGCTCAGAAAGAAACGATTGAAAAGAAGCGGAAAGAAGAGTATGACCTGGAGACATCCGTTGGCACAATCACAATGAAAAAACCAACAAAAGCCTTTGTCGCAGAAGTGCTTGATCTAACAGAAGATAACGATGAGTACATGGTCTACAACCTGTGCACATCTCCAAATCTGAAGGATGACAAACTGCAGAAGGCTTACGGCTGCAGTGAACCGCTCGATATCGTGAAAAAGCTCTTCGAACCTGGCGAAGTAACGGCCATTGCCAAGGCTGTCATGGCCAAAGCTGGCTACGGCGAAAGCGTGGAAGCAAAGGTCCATGAAGAAGTAAAAAACTGATCAAGGAGGACTGGGAGGCGACTACGGCTGCCTATCTGGTCCTCAAAGGGCACCCGCTGGCATATTTCTTTTCGCTATCTAGAACAGAAAAACTGTTTTGCTTATGCGCCATGGAAGAAGAAAAGAAAGCGCAACAGGAACAAGCAATCGCTATTGCAGAAGGGAAGGTGCCTAGCTCATGGCGGACTACAAATTAAGTGCAACACTTGAACTTAAAGATAGGTTCACCGTTGCAGTCAATAAGGCTAAGGGCGGCATGGGTTCCTTCCGACAGACAGTGGAAGGAGCGGGAGCCTCCGTAGACCGCACCAGTTCCAGCATGGAAAAGATGGGACGGTCTGCGGTAGCTGCTGTAGGAAAGGTCAACGGAATCAAGAAATCGCTGGAAGGAATAAAAGGCACCTTTACGACAAAAATCCAAACAAGGGATAGTGCGACGGGCACGATTCGGAAAGTAGCCAGCGACATCAAGGCTTTGACAGGAAAGACACATACCATCAATGTGGGAATTAAACAAAAAGTCGTCGGACCGCTCAAGACCATTAAAAATAAATTAACCAACGCGGCATCCGGCGCTCTTTCTGGACTTCCGACACAAATGATTGGTTGGGCCGGAGTGGGGCTAGGCGTTGCTGATACGCTTAGGGTCTATACCGATTTCACCCACCAGATGAGCCGAGTAAAGGCTATTTCTGGAGCTACTGATGCCGAATTTGCGGCTTTAACAGCGAAGGCTCGGGAGCAAGGGAAAAATACTCAGTTTACTGCAGCAGAATCTGGTAAGGCGTTGGAATACATGGCAATGGCGGGGTGGAAGACGGAGGATATGCTGAAGGGTCTTTCGGGAATCATGTCCTTAGCTGCTGCCTCCGGCGAAGATTTAGGTCAGGTTTCTGATATTGTGACGGATGCCTTGAGCGCATTTAAGCTGCAGGCACAAGATGCCGGTCGGTTTGCCGATGTACTGGCGCAGGCCGCAACCAATTCCAATACCAACGTAGGCATGATGGGCTACACCTTCAAATATGTGGCCCCGCTAGCTGGGACGTTGGGGTTTAGCATTGAAGATACGGCGCTTGCTATTGGACTTATGGCGAATAGTGGCATCAAGGCTGAAAAAGCGGGCACTGCAATGCGCAGCATGTTTACTAGACTGGCAGCGCCAACAAAACAGTCTGCCTCCGCAATGGCCGAACTTGGGTTCAGCCTTACAGATAGCGCGGGGAAAGTAAAGAGTCTGCGGACCATCCTAAAGGAACTGCGCAAGGACTTTAAGGGATTGAGCACGGCAGACCAGACCCGTTTGGCTAAACAGCTTGCTGGCGAGGACGCGATTTCTGGGTTCCTCGCAATCATGAATGAATCTGATGGCAACTGGAACAAGCTTGCTGATGCCGTGGATCATGCTCAAGGTGCGGCCAAGAAAATGGAGAAAACGGCCACTGATAACTTGTGGGGGTCCATCAAGAGTGTGCAGTCCGCTTGGGAATCTGTTCAACTGTCTTTCATGAAACAAGGCCCTGGAAGCACCATTAAGGAGTTTGTCGATGCTGTGACTTTTGATTTGCGAAAACTCAGCACAGCATTAGAAAAGGGTTTTACCTTTACCGATGCCGTGGATTTAGCTAAGACAGCAGTACAGCAGCTCATTGACAAATTCCTGCAGCTTGATGGTGTGGGCTCTGTGCTGGCTGGAGGCACCTTAGTATTTGGCTTAAAAAAGATTGTCAGCTTTTTGAAAAATGCCAAGGGGCTGTTTAAGAACCAAGCACCAGGAATCCCTGGGACCGGTGGCATTGGCGCAACGGATATGATTGTTCAAGCTAACAACGTCGTTGTGAACGGCACCGTAACAAGTAGCGGTGGAGCTACTCCGCTTCCTGGTGGGAATGGAGGTTCAGGAGCTAGCCTTGCCATGACCTTGCTTCGCTGGCTGCCTACGTTTGGGGCGGCTGCTAAAACCGTGTATGAAGTCTTCAATGCAGAAGACAAAGATTCGAAGACCAGGGCCGGAATCGGAGGCGCTGTACAAACGGGCGTCACGGCAATAGGAACAATTGTCGGCGGGCCTGCTGGCTCTTTGGTTGGGTTTGGCGTTGGTCAAGCCATCAACAATGCCATGCAGGATCCAGTTTGGTCTGCAAGGCGCAGTGATTCCAACAGCGAAATGTACCTGAATCTAGGCAACGATGAACAGACGGCGCTCAATGGCGATATCAATGGCGACACACTGGGGAACGGCCTTGATATGGCATCCCGTTTCAAGGCTGATATGGATAACTTCAAGGCATGGCTCTTTAGTTCGGATGCACCTAGTGCAATGGATGCCTGGGGAAATGCCATGGATGGAACCGCTGAACGGTTCAATCAAGACTGGGCAGCCATGAAACAGACAGCTCTAGACAGTCTGATAGGGATTGGAGTTTCTTTGACCCAAGCCTGTAATGATATTGGGGTTCAGGTTGAAACCATGAAAGATAGCGCTCAATCTGCCTGGGAGGATCTAAAACAAACCGTTGGAACTACTACCAGTGAGTGGAGCGGGTATGTTGATAATGCCGTTGCTGACATCGAATCCGCGCTTGAAAACTTAAAGAATCGCGGAATATCCATCTGGGAGAGCATTAAACAGTCGGCATCCCGTTCTTGGTCCGATATTGGTGCGTCTGCGTCTGGATCGCTTGCAGGTGCCTCTTCCTGGGCGGCAAACACGTCCCTTGGAAAATGGTGGAGAAGCCAGCACAATGCGGCTGGTGCTGAATTTTATCAAGGCGGACTCACGGAAATCAATGAACATGGCGGTGAAATCGTGGACCTGCCACAGGGCAGCCGGATCTATCCCCATGCGACAACGGAAAAGATGCTGGAAAAGCAGTTCGTCCAGTCCGCACCTGGAGGGGCCCCGGTGGTCAACATCAGCGGGAATACTTTCGTGGTGCGGCAGGAAAGCGACATCCAGCAGATTGCCTATGAACTGGCACAGCTGATTATGCAGGGGCAGGAGAACTATGGAGGTGGGCTTGCATGAGTACTTTTGGAACAGCACTGAATGTGCTGTCGGCCATCCTGAATGGCATGAATATGATCAGCACCCGCCGGCAGATCCTGGTGAAGTCTGAGCAGTTCGGGGAAGTCATCATCCCGGTGACTCCCTCCAAGTACCAGCTGAGTTCTGGACAGAAAAACAAGGTGGTAGACATCACCCGGGTGGGGGAAGCGGTGATTTTCGGGATGCCCAAAGCGCGCACTCTGACCTTTTCCAGCTTCTTTCCCCCCCAGACCCACGAATACCCCTTCACTGTGGACGACTCCAAGAGCCCTGCGGAGCTGGTGGAGTACTTCACCAAGGTGAAGGAGGCCAGGAAGCCCGTGCGGGTGATTATCACAGACAGCCCCGTCAACCTGATGATGGGGCTCATGGGCTTCAACTACTTCGAGAAGGACGGTACGCGGGATATCTACTACGAACTGTCCTTTACGGAGTACAAGGACCTGAACATCCCGGCGGCCAACAACAATAAGCCGATGGACGAAAACACCGGGCTGAAGAAACGGCCGGAAGGGGACACGCCCAAGAAAGTGACCTGGCAGAAGAAGGCCGGGGACTTTCTGGACGCAACCAAGAAGGCCTATGGTGACTACAACCATTGGCGCAGGGTCGTGAAGAGCAACAACCTGGGCTCTCTCGTAATCAACAATGCCGGACGGATCGGCAAGATTCTGGGGAAGAAATTATGATTATCAAACATAAGAGTATCAAAACAGAAACAACCACCGACAGGACCGGCAAGAAAACCACTAAGACCACGGAGTCAATGGACGATTTATCCACCTTAACCATGGGGAAAATCACTTGGGAAGGGTCTCGGCTGCAGGTCGCAAGACGTCTGGAGTTTCAGTATGCCCAAGACGCTAGGGACCCCAACCTGCCCAACTATGTGATCAACTGCGGGGAGACCGTCTACGGCTACGACGAAGATGGAAACTTGCAGTTCCAGGGCAATGTGTATTCCGTGGAAAAGAACGTGCAGGCTTCTACCGTGAAGGTGCTGGCCTATGACAATCTGTTCATCCTGACCCGTTCCAAGACCACCCGGAAGTTCAGCAACATCAAGGCGGAGGACATTGCCCGTTCCATTTGCCAGGAAATGGGCATCAAGGTAGGGAATCTGGCCGAAACGGGTATCAAGGTTTCCTTCATCGCCCAAGACAAAACGGGTTACCAGATCATCATGATGGCCTACACGGAATCTTCTGCCCAGATCAATGCCAGTAAAAAGGAAAGTGATCCGGACGTGGTGTTCCACCCGGTGATGGATGGGGACAAGCTGGACGTGATCAAGAAAGGGACGCTCATCGAGAATTTCGAGGCGAACCAGTATTCCAATATCATGAACAGCCGATATAAGGAATCCATCGAGAAGGTGGTCAACAAGATCATGCTCACGGACCAGCAGGGCAATGTGACGGGCTATCAGTCCAAGGACGACTCCATCAAGAAGTACTCCATGGTACAGGCGGTCTACAAGCAGAACCCCAAGAAAGCCATGAAAGACCAGCTGACCAAGATCTTCCATGGTCCTGACCGTACCGGCATCCTTGAGATGCTGGGGGACTATCGGGCCAAGGCTTCCTACTCCATCAAGATCAGCGATATCCTGCCGGAAATGACGGGCCAGTTCTGGATCAAGTCGGATACCCACAGCTTCGAAAATGGGATCCATACGATGAAGCTGGAAATCGAATTCGAGAACCTAATGAACAAACAGGAGCTTACTGACTCTGAAAGGAAGGTGTAAGCCATGGCAGAAATCCCATCGGCAGCGCAATCCATGGCCAAGGTGGTTGACGTGATGCACCAGGTAGCTACCGGGGCCCGGCCAACAGGTACCCAGGTGGGTATCGTGGTCACGTCGCCGCCCGCCCTGACGGTACGTATAAACAACATTGTCTTGGATACAAAGGATTTGTACATCAGTCGGTACCTGCTGCCGAATTACACCCGCCACATGGTGGGGCAGACCAGCAACCGGGCCGGCGGCAGCGGGGAAGCCAAGTACGAGAGCCACAACCATCCCATCGACAACGATGAAACCTGGACGGACACCCTGAAACCGGGGACGCTGGTGACAGTGATCCCGGTAGGCGGGCAGGATGACCAGCTGTACATCATTGCCGACAGCCTGGTGAAGTTATAAGGAGGTGGCAGGTGTGAGTGATGAATATCCCTTCACGGGGACCAGCGCAGAGACCGATTACACGGAAAACCTGAACGTGCCCCTGGAGATGGATTACGATTTCGAAAAGCACGATTTCAAATATGACGGGAACGGGCAGCACATCATTGTATCCGGGAACGACGCCTTGAAAATCTGGATCTACAAAGCCCTTATGACAGAGCGCTTTCGGTATTTGGCCTACAGCTGGCAATACGGACTGGAGGTACGGCCCTACATCGGTAAGGTCATGGGTGGCCAGGAACGCTACAGTGAGATAAAACGGATCATCATCGAATGTCTGATGGTGAATCCCTATATCAAGAGCATCGACAGCATTGAGTTTACGGCAGAGCGTGAGAAGCTGACCGTAGATATCAGCCTGACGACCATTTACGGGGAGGTGAGTGTAAGTGTATGAAGCAGAAAGCCAGGAGACCATACTGAAACGGCTGCAGAAGAATACCGGCGACAGGGTCAGTACCTATGAAGGGACCTTTGCCAATGATGTATTGGCTTCCAACTCCATAGAATTCTACAAACAGGAAGTGGAGCGGGAAGAAATGTACAAGTCAGCTTTTGCCGAAACGGCCAGTGGTGACTACCTGACGCTGATTGCGGCTGACCACGGGGTGGAACGGAAAGAGGCTACAGCAGCCGTGGGGAATGTCCTTGTGAAAGGAACAGGAACCATCCCTGTGGGCACGCTGTTCCAGACGGAAGCAGGGGTAACTTTTACTACTACTACTACTACTACCGCGGTGAAGAATGAAGCCACCATCCCTGTCAAGTGTACAGAGGCCGGTACGGTTGGGAACGTAGCGGCGAACACCATCACAGTAATTCCCATGAGCATCCCTGGCATCACGTCGGTGAACAATCCAGAAGCCATGGCCGACGGGTTCGACGCTGAAAGCGATGAAGACTTGTATGACCGATTCCACTTCTACGTAACCCAGCCGGCCACCAGCGGGAATGTGAACGACTACATTGAATGGGCCTCCAGTATCCCCGGAGTTGGTCATGTAAAAGTGCTGCCCATCTGGAAAGGTCCAGGTACGGTAAAAGTGCTAGTAACAGACGCCAATGGGGAACCGGCTTCCATGAATCTGCTGAATCAGGTGATTGCTAAAATTGAAAGCGTACGGCCCATCGGTCCAGAAGTGACGGTGGTATCGCCCAGCCTATTCGACCTCACCATTAAGTTAACTGTAACCAACGGCAGCGGAGATGCAGACTACATCAAGACCATGCTAAACAACTATTTCGTGAGCCGAAACTTCAACGGAACCACGATCTCTTATGCCAAAGTCGGGAATATGATCCTGACCGATGAAAAAACGGGAGTCGATGACTACAGCGGGCTTTTGATCAACGACAGTAACGGGAACATCAGTATTACGGATGACCAGAGCAAAGATGCTTGGGATTGATACAATATTGGGAACGGTGTGCATAGTGGAAAAGTCCATATATAGCGGGGGCTTGGTAAACGTCGGCAGAAGGCCGGCATTTTTTATGCTCTGAAATGCAGGTAGAATCAGAAGGTATCGTATAAGTTCTTAGCAACACTGTGGATATGCCATTAACGATAGCAATGGCATCGTTAATGGTATAGAAAGATAATTTGTCGTGCCATCTGACTTGTTTCCTATTGTTTGGTAGTATTGCTATGGATAAGATAAAAAATGTAGTACAATATTATTATCAATGAAAAGTGTGTTATCGTCTGGATGAGGTGATAATTCATGCGGGTTTACAATTATGCATCTTTTGCTAAGGTGTTTTCGAAGGGCATCATCAAGCCTAATATGACTAAAATTGCTAAGATTTTATTTGAGCCAGTCATTAGTCTTGGAGACTGTGTCAATAGACATGGGGAACCATATACTATCGATAATAAGTCGGCAAGCCTTTGGTATAAACAAGAAGCAGACATTCCAGGCAATTTGAAAAAAGCAGCGAATGATGGCCGTGTATATAAGGGAATAGGGAAATATTTTACTGATGAGGTTTTGGACAAAGTCCTTAGTGGGGTTAAGGCCGATGATATGGTGGCTGAGTTGCTAAATCTCATCAAGGAATCAGATTTGTCTGAAATGGAAAAAGGTGATTTAAATAAACTGTATGAGGATGGTGATTTGGGAGGATTTTTAGGTAGAGCGTTCTTGTATGCCATATTGCCAAACAATATGAAAAAGGATGCATCTTATGAGGACTATTCGAAAACAGCCCAGGTAACAGCCGCAGATATTAACCATGAAATAGAAGCTTTCAGGCAGTTTGTTGGGCAATTCAAAAAGCCTGCTCCGCTGTCTCCACCTTTGACTATTGCAACAGAAGAAATGAAATATGTAACAGAGCTATTCCGCGTTTATCAGGAAAAAACAGGAGTGGAATGTAATTGTGTAAAGGATCTCGATTCATGCCCTAATATGAAAAAGAATTTTAACAGACAAAGAAAAGATTACTATTTAGCAGAAACTATTAGGAGGGGACTTCGAGATACCGTAGCACCACAGGAGGAGGAAAACTTTGAGGCAGTAAAAGAAGAAATGTATGAAGGTGTCGTAACGACGGAAGAAAAAGATTATGCTTGTGGCTATGACAGAATGAACGCTGTAATGGAGCATGCGACATTGGTTGAGCTTTCTTCTAATTTACAAACAGTGACTCTGAATTGGATCGGACCAGGGGAAAAGAAAGGAATTTGTCATATGTTGGTCAATGATGAGAAACTCAGTTGGATAGAGGGTGATTAAGCTGCAAAAGGATATTTTCAATACCTTCAGTATCTGTAACCAGGGTGAAACAGCAAGAAAAAATAAAGAAGTATTCAATACGGTTTTCGAAATGGAATTAAGAATAATGCTACTGATGAGTTCCGTACCAGAACTGTTTTTTTCGAGTACTCGTATATTGGCATTTGACTTCATCAATTGTTATGCAAAGGTTTTTGGTATAGCTCTTGAAAATCTGCATGGCAATAATGATTTTATGTATGCTGAAATGGCAGGAAGACGTTCGTTGATTACAGAAGCAATCAAGAAGTTAGTACGGCATGGAATATTGAAAGTCAAAAATAATCAGGGATATCAGTATAAAATCACAGACTATGGATTGGAGATATCAAACGGCTTTCATAGTACATATGCAGAGGAATACCGCAGGGTATCAAGGCTTTCCGCGAAAAAATATAGTTGCAAAAATGATGAGGAACTGCTTCAAGAAATTCAGTATCGTCCTATTGCAAACTAAAGGGGTAAATGTTTATGTTTTACATAAAGTGGATTAAGATTACTGCAAATCAAAAAGAATCAAGAATAGACTTTGCTCCGGGTCTGAATATAATTTATGGTCCATCCAATACCGGGAAAAGTATGGTGTTGGATTGTATAGATTATATGATGGGAGCCGGTACTCATCGATTCGATGTCAATTTAAAAGTGGAGAAGATTCAAATAGGAATAGATGTTAATGGGGAAGGCCTTTCTATCAGCCGGGATGTTAACACGCAATCTTTCGAAGTAATTAGTCATGTAGACGGTATAGAAACATCTACTTACAAACTAAAGGGCGGGAAAAAGAATCCACCTATTAATGATGTCTGGATGAAGCTTTTTGACATTCCTCTTGATACTAAGATTCTTAAAACGCAGGAAGGAAAACCGCAGGCTTTGACAGTTAGAACGTTTTATCATACTTTCATCATAGATGAGGACCGAATTCATGATAAAGCCAGTGTTCTTAAAGGAAAGCACGGATTAGGAGGAAAGGTAGGAACCCCGACTTTAACAGCATTATTGTACCTGGGAACAGGTAATAACTATCTTCCAAATTTGGCTTTTATTGATCCCAAAATAAAGAAAGCAAAAGATGAAGGGGTGCTGAAAATTGTCAATAGAGGTATGGGCTTTTTAGAAAGGCAAAAGTCATCTTTTGATGATGCATTACCTTTACTTCAACCCGTTGAATTGCAGAACAAAATCAATCAAACGATCGATGAAATCGGAGCTGCTAAAGGAATCCTTAAAGAAGCCCTGAACTTATGCCGTGAAATTGGAGAGGAAATCAATAAAGTAATGCGGCAGATTTCGGAAGATGAGGTTTTGATGAATCGGAATCAACTCCTTTTATCACAATATAAGGCGGATATTAAGCGCCTGACCTTTATTGCGGAAGGGAATATGGTTTCGCAAAAAATCAAAACAATAGAAAGGTGCCCTTTCTGCAATGGAGAACTTCCTCATGAACATGAAGAGGATTGTATAGGTTCTGCGATAGCAGAAGAGCAAAAAATTGAAATGCAGGTCAGGGATTTGCAATCAGTCCAGGAATCTATACAGGAAGAATATGCTGCTTTGTCAAAGAAAAGAGATATGCTTATTAATCAGAGAAATGAGCAGGAAGAAAAAATACGAGGAGAACTTGAACCTAAAATCCAGCAGTTGAAAAAGCAACTTGATGATTTTAAAATTTCATTGAGATTTGCTGAAATGAATACCATGATTGACCAATTTTCAACATTTCTTAAGCAAGAACGTGATGCTATTGAGAATGAAGAAACTGCTGACATTCATTTGAATGTAAAAGAGAAATTCAAGGAGGTCTTTAAAGAACTCCTTGATACGGAAGTAGACGAACTTTTAAAATACTGTAATTATCAGAACTATTTGGATTCGTATTTTGATATCGATAGCTATGATATTGTCGTTAATGGTCATGAAAAAAAGAGCCAAGGAAAGGGATTCCGAGCTTTTTTGAACACGATACTAGCTGTTGCAATGGAAAATTGTCTGGAAAAGATGGGGCATTATCATCCTACGCTTTTCGTTATAGATTCCCCGATTCTTTCATTAAAAGAAAAAGATTCAAAGAGAGATTCGTATGTTACGGAGCCCATGAAAGAGCATTTATTTAGATATTTTTTGACAAGGGCGGATTCTCCACAAACGATTGTTATTGAAAATGAAATTCCATCTATCGATTATGAAGGTGCAAACCTTATTCACTTTACAAAAAACAAGGGGATAGGGAGATATGGCTTGATTGACGGATATCAAGAATAAACTATTTGTAATAGGCTTCTCACTAAGGTGAGAAGCCTATTTTTTTTGCCTTTTTTCAGCAAACCATTTTATTCCATTTTACGCCACTTCATGTCAATTACACGATTTTGATTTTGGCATAGACTATAGGCAGGCAAGGGAGAGAGCCCCTGGCCACAAATAAATCGTAGTCCGAATAGCGCTATAAGGGCGGCGGTTGCATAAAGCAGAAAGTACAGCCGATGATTGTACTTTGCTGATCATGCATCCACCGTGTTTTTCTATGCCTATTTGGGCTGTCAGAAAACTGGCGCTGATGCTGTATCAGTGCCAGCTTTTTGTCTCCGCCGTTCTTCTCGGACGGAATGGAGACAAAAATGTATAAAAAACAGACAAGCAATGAGAAACGTTTTTACATTCCTCTGGAACTCACTCCAGAAACCGTCATCACCGAGGCGTACAAGGACTGTGAAGTCCGCTGCTCAAAAATCGGCTGTCGTAAGGTACGTACAATCCTGATTCCAGCAACCAAAGAACAGTACTATGAATTCATGCGTCCGCTCTGGCGGGAAGATAAGCGCCAGCAGCGGCATGGTGCCGATGAGGTATCGGCGGACAAAGTGCGGGATGACTACGAGCTGGAGGTGCCTGATGACTTAAACCTAGAGGAAGAAGTCGTGAAGAAAGAGTTGCTGGCAGCGCTGCGCCATGAACTGGCAGCTCTGCAGGATATCGACCGGACCATCTTGCTGATGCTTGCCGATGGTGCCAGCGAAGCGGCGACCGGGAAGGCCGTCGGCTTGAGCCAGAAAGCGGTGAACAAGCGCAAACACAAGCTGTATGCACTCCTGAAGGAACATCTCAAAGACTTCCGTTAAGAAGAAAAAAGACCCGGTCACAAAAAATGTGGCCGGTTTTTTTTCGGAATCGGTACTTAACGATGATGCGGTTGTCCTATTACTGGTGGAGGGCGAACGAAGAAGCCCTTTAGGAAGGAGGAACCCAAGATGATGTACACACAGACACCTGAAAAACTGGCTCAGCAGCAAAAGCTGGACCGGGAACTGGCGGCGGTGCTGATGACCATCAGCGCCACGACCCGCAGTATCGCTAGGAACATCCATCTCTTATCAATGCAAAGATGTGCGAAAGGAGTCAATCCGTATGACAAACGATGAACTGCAGAAACTGGCAGCGGCCCTGGGCGATTGCGGCAAGGCACTGCTGAAGATTTCCGAGGCCATGGCGGTGAAAGAAGATAATCCGACAGCTTCGGAAGCGAAATCAGAGAAATTGGAAAAGCCGCTGACACTGGAAGATGTCCGCAAAGTCGCTGCCGACAAGGCCCGCAAGGGATTCACGGACGAAGTTCGCAGCCTTATCCAGAAGTACGGGGCGGACAAGCTGTCCGGCATTGATGCGGCACAGTATGAAGCGTTCCTGAAGGAACTGGAGGTGATTGGCCATGCCGGATAAACATGCGGTGCTGTCCGCATCTTCTTGCTACCGCTGGCTGGCCTGCCCGCCGTCTGCGAAGGAATGTGCCAAGCTGCCGGATACCTCCAGTGAATTCGCCCGCCAGGGAACGGATGCCCATACGCTCTGCGAATTCAAGGTGAAGACGGCGCTGGGGCAGAAACTGGAAGATCCGACGAAGGGACTCACGTACTTTGATGAGGAGATGGCGGAATGCACTGATGAATACGCGCAGTTCGTCATGGAATGCCTGGCCACAGCCAAAGCATCCTGCAAGGACCCGATGATCATGATCGAACAGCGGCTGGACTTTTCCCAGTGGGTGCCAGGCGGTTTTGGAACAGGCGACTGCCTCATCGTAGCCGACGATACCCTGACAGTCATCGATTACAAGCATGGCTTGGGAGTCCTGGTGGATTCCGAGAAGAATCCGCAGATGATGTGCTATGCCCTCGGTGCGCTGAACCTGTTTGATGGCATCTATGATATCCGCCAGGTGTCCATGACGATCTTCCAGCCCCGCCGGGACAACGTCAGCACCTGCACCATGAGCAAGGAAGAACTGCTCCAGTGGGCCGAAACGGTGCTGAAGCCTGCGGCAGAACTGGCGGCGAAAGGTGAGGGCGAATATAAAGCCGGTGACCACTGCCGCTTCTGCAAGATCAAGGCAACCTGCCGCAAGCGGGCCGAGTACAATCTGGAACTGGCCCGGTATGATTTTGCCGTCCCGTCCACGCTGCAGGATGAAGAAATCGAAGCCGTCCTGGAGAGGGCCGATGAACTGGTGAACTGGGCCGGGGATGTCAAGGAATACGCATTGCAGCAAGCCCTTTCCGGCAAGCAGTGGGACGGATGGAAACTGGTCGAAGGCCGGTCGAACCGCCGCTACGTAAGTGAAGAAGCAGTCGCCGCCAAAGTGGAAGAAGCGGGCTTCGACCCATATGAAAAGAAGCTGCTCGGCATCACGGCAATGACAAAACAGCTCGGCAAGAAGCGGTTCGAAGAACTGCTGTCAAATTTAGTCGAAAAGCCGCAGGGAAAACCGGTCCTGGTACCGGAATCGGACAAGCGTCCGGCGATGCATACGGCGGCTGATGATTTTAACGCTGCAAATTAAGGAGGAAACTACTATGTCTAACAACTACGTCAATCCGTGCAAGGTAATCACCGGAGTCAATACGCGCTGGTCTTACGCCAACGTCTGGGAACCGAAGTCCATCAACGGCGGTACGCCGAAATACAGCGTCAGCCTGATCATCCCTAAGTCGGATACAAAGACCGTAGAAAAAATCCGCGCTGCCATCAAGGCTGCTTACGAAGAAGGCGAAAGCAAGCTCAAGGGCAATGGCCGCACTGTACCGGCTCTCGAAGCCATCAAAACGCCGCTCCGTGACGGCGACCTGGAACGCCCGGGCGATGATGCCTATAAAGACAGCTTCTTCGTCAATGCCAACTCGGCGACCAAGCCGGGCATCGTTGATGCTGACTGCCAGCATATCCTGGAACGCTCTGAAGTCTACTCCGGCGTCTATGGCCGTGCATCCATCAACTTCTATGCCTTCAACAGCAATGGCAACAAGGGCATCGCCTGCGGCCTGAACAACCTGCAGAAAATCCGTGATGGTGAACCCCTTGGCGGCAAGCCGCGTGCAGAAGATGACTTCGCTACGGCTGACGATGATGATTTCCTGGCATAAGGAGGCGTGATTATGGAAACTATGATGAGACTGATTCTGGATGGCCTGTACTGCCTGGTTGCACTGTGCGCCGGAGGATTCTTCGTGGCTATGATCTATACGGATATCAAAAAAGACCAGCGGGATGAAGAAATGGCTCGGCACCGGGATGAACGGGAAGAAGAGTACCACCGCAAGCAGATGGAATCCTTCCGGAAATAAGTAGTAGTGAATAGCGGCGGGGCCTTGTGCCTCGCCGCTTTTTCGAGGTGAAGCGTATGAAAACCATCAGTATCGATATTGAAACATTCAGCGATATCAATCTGGCAAAATGCGGTGTGTACAAATATGCCGAATCGCCAGCCTTTGAAATCCTTCTCTTTGGATATTCGGTGGACGGCGGCGAAGTGCAGGTCGTTGACCTGGCGCAGGGAGAGGGCATCCCGGACGATATCCTGGATGCCCTGACCGATGAATCCGTTACCAAGTGGGCGTTCAATGCCAGCTTTGAACGGGTCTGCCTGTCGCGCTACCTGTGTGACCTGGGGATGAGCCTGGACCCGTTCCGTGACCATCATCCGCTTTCCCAGGACTGTGCCAGGTTCCTCAATCCGGCAGGATGGAAATGCTCCATGGTCTGGTCGGCCTATATGGGCCTGCCCCTTTCCCTGGAAGGCGTAGGAGCCGTGCTGAAGCTGGACAGCCAGAAGATAAAGGAAGGCAAAGACCTGATCCGCTATTTCTGTGTTCCCTGCAAGGAAACAAAATCGAATGGCGGCCGGACAAGAAACCTTCCTCAGCATGCGCTGGACAAATGGACACTGTTCAAGTCCTACAACAAACGGGATGTGGAAGTGGAAATGGCCATCCAGGAGCGGCTGAAGAAGTATCCCGTCCCGGAACCGATATGGGATGAATATCATCTCGACCAGGAAATCAATGACCGGGGCATCGCCATCGACAGGACGCTGGCTAAAAATGCCATCGTCATCGATGCCCGCAGCCGGGACAGCCTGATGGCTGTGCTGAAGGAAAAGACGGGTCTGGAGAACCCGAACTCCGTCATACAGATGATCGGCTGGCTGGAACAGCATGGGATGAAGACCGATTCCTTGGGCAAAAAGCAGGTAGAAAAGCTGCTGAAGACGGCAGAAGAACCGCTGCGCAGTGTGTTGCTGCTCCGGCAGAAGCTGGCCAAATCCTCGGTCCGGAAATACCAGGCCATGGGGATGACGGCCTGCGAGGATGGCCGGGCCAGAGGGATGTTCCAGTTCTATGGGGCCAACCGGACCGGGCGGTTTGCCGGCCGGCACATCCAGCTGCAGAATCTTCCCCAGAATCATCTGCCGGATCTTTCGGAAGCCCGGGAACTGGTACGCCAGGGAAATTACGAAGCCATGGAACTCCTGTATGATTCCATCCCCGATGTCCTTTCCCAGCTGATCCGTACGGCCTTTGTGCCCCGGCAGGGACTGAAGTTTGCCGTAGCGGATTTTTCGGCCATTGAAGCCAGGGTGCTTTCGTGGCTGGCAGGAGAAACATGGCGTTCGGATGTCTTTGCCAGGAATGGCGACATTTACTGCGCCTCGGCTAGCTCCATGTTCGGCGTTCCCGTAGAAAAGCATGGCGTCAACGGGCATCTCCGGCAGAAAGGGAAAATCGCAGAACTGGCCCTTGGCTATGGCGGCTCCGTAGGAGCGCTGAAGGCCATGGGCGCCCTGGACATGGGACTTACGGAAAATGAGCTGTATCCTCTGGTGCGGTCCTGGCGGTCAGCCAATCCGCACATCGTCGATTTCTGGTGGCAGGTGGACGCCGCCGTGAAGACAGCCATCAAGGAACGTATCCCCATGCGGACTGGCTGCATCCGCTTTCTGTATCAGAGCGGCATGCTGTTCATACAGCTCCCCAGCGGACGGCGGCTTTCCTACATAAAGCCCCGGATAGGCGAGAACCGCTTCGGTGGGGAATCCGTCACCTATGAAGGCATCGGCGCAACGAAGAAGTGGGAACGGCTCGAAAGCTATGGCCCGAAGTTCGTGGAGAACATCGTCCAGGGCATCAGCCGGGACATCCTCTGCTATGCCATGCAGACGCTGCGATGCTGCGCCATCGTCGGCCATGTCCATGATGAACTGATTATCGAGTGTTCCAAAGACACTAGCGTCGATGCCATCTGTGAGCAGATGGGCCGGACGCCGTCGTGGGCTGAAGGGCTATTACTCCGGGCAGACGGGTATGAGTGCGAATTTTATAAAAAAGATTGATTTCCCGGTACTTAACATAGTGATTCCTGTCCTTTCACTATCAGAGGGAATTTCCTCGGATATTTATTTTAAGAAAGGCGGGATTCGCTATGAAGTTTTTGATTCCAGAAGATGAATTTGGCGTGTTTGCTGATCAGAGAGGTGTACCAAGGGTCGACAGCCTGTTTGTTGCAGCGACTTTTGAAAAACAGCATTATAACGTTCTGCGTGATATCGGACGAATCACTGCATCCAATTCTGGATTAAGCCCGGAATTCATTGCACTCAATTTTGAGGGCAATACATATCGTGATGCCAGGGGAAGAAAACTGCCACGTTACCTGCTGACCCGCGATGGGTTCACCATGCTGGTCATGGGCTACACAGGCTCGAAGGCGATGCACTTCAAGGAACTCTATATCCAGCGTTTCAACGAGATGGAGCAGTGCATCCGGTCGCTCCTGTCTGCCCGGCAGGAATTCCCGATGCTGACGGACATGATCTGCCGGCTGCATGAAAGCCCGAAGGCATATCACTTCAGCAATGAAGCCGACATGCTGAACCGCATCGTCCTGGGGATGTCTGCCAAGCAGTTCCGGCTGGCCAACGGCATCGAAAAAGGGCAGAGCATCCGGCCTTATCTGACTGCACAGCAGATCCATGCTCTGGACCGGCTGCAGCACCTGGATTACGGCCTGCTGTATTCCTGCCCGGATTTCCAGCAGCGCAAGCAGATGCTCATGACCTATTACAAGACGGAACTGGAGGGATGAAACATGTTTTACGTAAAAGAACCACTTAAGGATGGTGTCGATGTGACGGTCGAAATCAATGACGAAAACGTTTTCTGCCGTTGCCCGGTCTGTGGCAGGGAAGTACCTGTCAATCTGAAGAATGTCCTGTCAGACAGTGACGCTGACCTGGTGGGAACGGCAGTATTGTGCGATGAATGTGCGGAGGGGTGGATGGAACTGCATGGAAAACAATCCGAAACGTAATGCAGAGTACTATCCGGACCCGACAGCGTATCAGGCAATCAGGAACGTGGAACCACAAAGGTTCCCGTTCATGCCTGTTGTGTACGTGTGTTCGCCCTATGCCGGGGATGTGGAAGAAAATATCCGGAAAGCCTGTGCCTACTGCCGCTATACGGTAGACCAGGGATATATCCCTCTGGCACCGCATCTGTATCTACCGCAGTTCCTCGACGAAGAATCGGAACGGGAACTGGCACTCTTTATGGATATCGCACTATTGTCCCGCTGCGTCGAACTCTGGGTCTTTGGCGATGTGATTTCGGCGGGAATGGAAAAAGAAATCCAGTACGCCCAAAGAAAAGGAAAAACAATTCGGTATATTAACGAGGTGAAATAAGATGGATTTTACACTTTATAGGTCAGACTTTGCTGGCGTGGAAGCGAATTGCCGCTATCCCAGGCAGCAGAAAATCAGCTGTGCCGAGGACCTGAAGGCGGCAGCCGCCTTCGATCATGTCTGCGTAGCCTTCAAAGATTGTTATCGGAAGCGGGAGAATTTTCTCTCCGCCGACGTCCTGGTCATGGATTGTGACAACACCCACTCGGAGAATCCTGCTGACTGGATTTCCATGGAAAAGCTCCTGGCCATACTGCCGAAAGTCTCGGTGGCCGTCGTGCCATCAAGGAATCACATGAAACCCAAGGACGGGAAGTGTGCCAGACCGCGCTTCCATGCTTATTTCGGGATCCCGGATATTACGGATGAACAGCACTATACAGAACTGAAACGGGCAATCCACCGGGCGTATCCCTTCTTCGATGAAGCGGCTCTCGATGCAGCCCGGTTCATCTATGGCTGCCCTGTCGAGAAAGTATTGTGGCAGGACGGGGAAACGACAATCGACCAGGTACTCAAAGTGGGAGATACCGAGTCACGCAGTATCCCGGCCGGACGCCGGAACAGCACTATGAGCCGTTTTGCCGGCCGCGTCATCAAACGTTACGGGGCGACGGAAAAGGCGTACCAGATTTTCCTCGACGAAGCGGAAAAGTGCGACCCGCCGCTTCCCGACACCGAGCTGAACACTATCTGGGGCAGTGCCGTACGGTTCGGCAAGCGCATCGCAAAGCAGGAAGGTTACGTCAGCCCGGATGAATACAACAACGATTTCGGCACCCGGGACTCCTTGCGGCCGGAGGATTATTCGGATATCGGCCAGGCCAAGGTCATCGCCAGAGAATACGGCAACGAGCTGCGCTACACCGACAGCACGGATTTCATCCGCTACGATGGCATCTGCTGGGAAGAATCGCGGCAGGCAGCGGTCGGTGCAGCGGAAGAATTCCTGGATTTGCAGCTGGCTGATGCTAATGAACAGTCCGAGCAGGCACTCAGGGAATTAGCAGGGACAGGGATTTCGGAAGATATCATCCGTAAGGGCGGACGGAACCTGGAGAAGATGATTGAGGAAAAGCAGACCAAAGCCTACGCCGCCTACCTTGCCGCAGAAGCGTACCGGAAGTTTGTCCTGAAACGCCGCGATATGCGCTATATCCTGTCGGCCTTGCAAGCATTGAAACCCATGGTCCAGATGCCTATCCAGGCACTGGATGCAGATGAATTCCTGCTGAACACCCCGTCTTATACATATGATCTGCGGAAAGGGATGCGGGGACGGCAGGAACACCGAGCGACGGACTTCATCACGAAATGTACCTCTGTAGACCCGGGCATCGAAGGGAAAGCTATTTGGGAACAGGCCGTCCGGCAGTTCTTTACCGGCGATACGGCGCTCATCGACTACGCCCAGGAAATCAGCGGTCTCATGGCTATCGGCAAAGTCTATGTAGAAGCCCTGGTCATCGCGTACGGCGACGGCCGCAACGGCAAGTCGACCTACTGGAATTCCCTGGCCCGCGTCCTTGGCAGCTACTGCGGCGGCATCTCTGCCGATGCCCTGACGGCAGGCTGCAAGCGGAACGTCCGTCCGGAAATGGCGGAGCTGAAGGGGAAGCGCATGATCATTGCCGCCGAAATGGAAGAAGGCGTCCGGCTTTCTACGTCCATCCTGAAACAGCTCTGCTCGACGGATGAAGTGAGCGGCGAAAAGAAGTATAAGGATCCTTTTAAGTTCGTACCGACACACACGCTGGTCCTCTACACGAACCACCTGCCCAGGGTGGGAGCCAATGACGAAGGGACATGGCGGCGTCTTATCGTCATGCCCTTCAAGGCCCAGTTCGAAGGGAAGAGCGACATCAAGAACTACGCAGACTACCTGGTGGAGAAAGCCGGTCCTGCCATCCTGCAGTGGATTATCGAAGGGGCGGAGAGGGTCATTGCCAAGAACTATCACCTGGATACGCCTGATTGCGTCGCATCTGCCATCAATGAATACCGCGGGCAGAATGACTGGCTTCGGCATTTCCTGGATGACTGCTGTGAAGAAGATGCCTCTTTCAGCGAGAAGTCCGGGGAACTTTATACGGCCTATCGGCTGTACTGCCAGCAGATGAACGAGTATACCCGCAGTACGACGGATTTTTACGGAGCATTAGAGAAAACTGGGTTTGACAGGCGTAAGCGGAAAGCCGGGTATTTCATTTATGGGCTGAAGCTGAAAGTCACAGATTTCCTGTAAGAAAAAGGGAAGGGTGCAGGTCGGTGCAGGTCAATATATAAACCCCCTTTAGGGCTGAAAAATAGAAAAAATGTCTTTAAGGGAAGTTTATGAAACGACCTTCACCGACCTGCACCCCTATAAAAAAGAGGTGAGTAATATGCGAGAAAAAGTAATCGAACACCACCTGGTGATGGAAACGGAGAAGGCTGGCGGTAAGGCAGTGAAGCTTGTTTCGCCATCATTTGCAGGTATGCCGGACCGCTTGATTCTATTGGCTGATGGGAAGATGGGCTTTGTGGAAGTAAAGGCGCCGGGGCAGAAGCCAAGGCCGCTGCAGCTGAAGCGCCATGCCATGTTGCGACGGCTGGGCTACCAGGTATTCGTCCTGGATGCCATGGAGGATATTCCCGCAGTCCTGAAGGCTATCGCCCACATGCCTGATGGGAAAGGGGGCGGAGGTGCATGAAGTTCATGCCGCATGATTATCAGAAATACGCCATCGAATACATCAAGTCCCATCCCATTACAGCCCTGTTCCTAGACATGGGCCTTGGCAAGACGGTGACAACGCTGACGGCCATCCGTGACCTCATGTATGATGCCTTTGAAGTTAAGCGGGTGCTGGTGATAGCTCCGCTGCGGGTGGCGAGAGACACCTGGCCGGATGAACTCAGAAAGTGGGATCACCTGAAAGAGCTGACCTGCAGTGTGGTCGTGGGAACCGTGGCAGAACGGCGGCGGGCTTTGCAGCAGGATGCGGATATCTATATCGTGAACCGCGAGAACCTGGCCTGGCTCTATGAGAACAGCCGCCTGGATTTCGATATGGTCGTTCTGGACGAGCTGTCGAGTTTCAAGAACCACCAGTCGAAGCGGTTCCGTGCCATGAAGGCCCTGCGTCCTAAAGTGAAACGCATCGTCGGCCTTACAGGGACGCCCAGCGGCAATGGCTTGATGGACCTCTGGGCTGAGTTCCGCATCCTGGATATGGGAGAGCGTCTGGGAAGATATATCAGCCAGTACCGGAACCTCTACTTCCAGCCAGACAAACGCAACGGCATGGTGGTGTATTCCTACAAGCCACTGCCGGGAGCGGAAGAAGCCATCTATCACCAGATTTCCGACATCACCGTGTCCATGAAGGCAACAGATTATCTGGAGATGCCGGAACTGGTGAGCGTAGCGAAAGAGGTCTGCTTGAGTGAAACGGAAAAGAAACGGTACGATAAGCTGAAGAAGTCCCTGGTACTGGAGCTTCCAGGCGGCGAGGTCACCTCTGCTAATGCCGCATCGCTTACCCTGAAGCTTTCGCAGATGGCGAATGGCGCGATTTATACCGATGGCAAGGACGTGGCGGCCATCCATGACCGGAAACTGGATGCCTTAGAAGACCTGGTGGAAAGCGCCAACGGGAAACCGGTCCTGGTGGCCTATTGGTTCAAGCATGATAAAGACCGTATCCAGCAGCGGATGGAAGCCCGGGAGCTGAAGGAGCCGCAGGATTTCGCCGACTGGAATGCGGGAAAGATTCCTGTGGCCCTCATCCATCCGGCCTCTGCCGGACACGGCCTGAACCTGCAGCAGGGCGGTTCCATCTTGATCTGGTTTGGCCTGACTTGGAGTCTGGAGCTGTACCAGCAGACCAACGCCCGGCTCTGGCGGCAGGGGCAGGCGGACGAGACGGTCATCATACAGCACATCGTAGCCAAGGACACGATTGATGAACGCATCCTGAACGTCTTGAAACACAAAGACGGAACCCAGGCGGCTTTGATTGAAGCCGTAAAGGCTGACCTGGGCATGACGGAAACAGAAAATGGGGGTATACTATGAAACCGGAAACAGAAGGAGAAGAAAAGCGTATGGAAGCCAAGGCGTACCTGGAACAGGCACGGAACATCAACATACAGATAGACAGCAAGCTGGAGCAGGTATCGTCTTTGCGGCAGCTGGCTATCAAGGCGTCATCGACACTCAGCCCGGTGCCGCCAAGCGGGACACCCAATCCGCACCGTCTGGAAGAAACCATCGCCCGTATGATGGATATGGAACAGGAAGTGGATGAAGCCATCGACGTCCTGGTCGAACTCAAGGCAGACATCATGATGGCTGTCAGCCGAGTGCCAGATGCCCGGGAACGGGTCATCTTAGAACTCCGCTACTTGGCCTTTAAAGACTGGGCATCCATTGCCGATACTCTCGGACTTCATATCCGCCAAGTGTACCGGCTGCATGACGAAGCCCTGAAACACATCGAGATTCCTGGCGAATGTCACTGAATGTCACTAAAGCAGCACTTGATGTCACAGGCTTCTGTAAGATATACTATAATCAGCAAGAAAAAGATAAGGACCGAGGCTTGAAGCCATCGGTCCTTTTTTGATGCCGGAGATGATACGAATGCCAAGAAGACCGCGGACACCGTGCAAGTATCCGGGATGCCCAAGGCTGGTGCCGTATGGGAGAAAATATTGTGACGAACATGAACAGCAGTGCCAGGGTGAACGGAAGAACGCGGTGCTGCGTGGCTACGGGAGAGAGTGGCAGAAAGCCAGGAAGTTCTTCCTGAAGCGTCACCCCTGGTGCGTCCGATGCAAAGAGAAAGGACGGCTCGTCCCGGCAACAGTCGTGGATCATATCAAGCCGCATCGCGGCGACCCGGACTTGTTCTGGGACGAAACGAACTGGCAGCCCCTGTGCAAGAGCTGCCATGACCATAAGACGATGATCGAAGACCGGGACATCGAGTACAGGTATTAATCATTTTTTAGGTTATTGTTGTATTGACGTTCGAGAAAGGACACATAAGACTGAGAGATGTTTAATATTGCTGCAACTTCAGTTTGGGTTTTTCCCTGTTTGCGTAATGCCATAATATCGGATGTCAAATCTGACTTTGGACAGGACAGGTTATAGTTAGTAGCTTCAATAGAGCCACCGTGTCCCGTTTGTTCTACTTTTAACGTTAATGTTTGGTTCCCTTTGTGTCCCACTACAAAAGCTTTACCATTTTTGTAGTCAAGGGAATAATTATCAAAGTTGTAGTTGTTTATAAAATTGTTGGCTGTATCTTTAATTGTTGGAGATTTTTTTTCTTGTTCAGTAGGTTGTTGTGATACAGAGGAAACTATAAAAGCTGATTTTTTTTCTGACATAATCATACCTCCCTAATCATTACTAGCAATAATAACATTACTAACAATAATATTATAAGAATCAGACTGCAATTTGTCAATGGTTTAATCCACACGTATAGGGCGACCGGGGGGATGTCAATCTCTACAGCCCTTCCGTCCATGACCGCCGCCCCCTCAAACGTGAAAAAACGCGAAATTCATAAGGGGGGATACCCGGCATCTAAAATCGAATCATCTGCTCCAGGCTATTTGGCCCGGAGCTTTTTTGTTGTGTGAAAGGAGCCTGTCATGAACGACTGCCAGCGTCGGCAGATAGAAGCCATGCGGAAGCAGGGGATGGGCTACAAAGCCATCGCCAGGAAGACCAAGCTGTCACGGGACAGCGTACGGAATTATTGCAGGTGGCACCACCTCGCCGGTTACGGCAGAGCGGTGGCGGCTGCCTTCAGAGAGGAGCAAGCGTGTGAAGACATCGGATATGGAATGGAAGATGCTGCCCATCGGCCAGCTGAAGCCTGCGGCATATAACCCCAGGAAGCAGCTGAAGCCTGGCGACAAGGAATACGAGAAAATCAAGAAGTCCATTCAGGAGTTTGGCTATGTGGAACCCATCATCGTCAATTACGACATGACGGTCATCGGCGGGCATCAGCGCCTGACCGTACTGAAGAACCTGGGCTACGAAGAAGTCCAGTGTGTCGTTGTCCATATCGAGGATGAGCATAAGGTCAAGGCGCTCAACATTGCGCTCAACAAAATCACGGGTGCCTGGAACGAACAGCTCCTGGCCGACCTCATCGTCGATTTGCAGAGCGTCGACTTCAACGTCGACCTGACGGGCTTTGAAGCACCGGAAGTCGAGCAGCTCTTCTCGAAAGTGTACAACAAGAAAATCAAGGAAGATGACTTTGATGTCGATGGCGAACTGGCAAAGCCGACTGTCGCCCGTGCGGGAGATATCTGGCTCCTGGGTGACCACCGCGTCATCTGTGGCGATGCGACGCTGCCGGAAACCTATGAACGGCTGATGGCGGGGAAGAAGGCCAACATGGTGCTGACGGATCCGCCGTATAACGTCGATGTCGAAGAAACGGCCGGCAAGATCAAGAACGACAATATGCCGGATGACAAGTTCTACCAGTTCCTTTTCGCGGCCTTCGTCAATATGGAACAGAACATGGAGCAGGATGCTTCCATCTATGTATTCCACGCAGATACCCAGGGGCTGAACTTCCGCAAGGCATTCAAGGACGCAGGATTCTACTTGTCTGGCTGCTGCATCTGGAAGAAGAACGCCCTGGTACTGGGACGTAGCCCGTATCAATGGCAGCATGAACCGTGCCTTTTTGGCTGGAAGCTGAACGGCAGGCATCAATGGTATTCCGACCGCAAACAGACGACCATCTGGGAATACGACCGGCCGAAAGCCAGCAAAGAGCATCCCACCATGAAGCCTATAGCCCTGATGGCGTACCCAATACAGAATTCGTCTATGAGCCACTGTATCGTCCTGGATCCGTTCCTCGGTTCCGGTTCCACACTCATGGCCTGCCAGCAGACGGGCCGCATTTGTTACGGCATCGAGCTGGACGAGAAGTTCGTCGACGTCATCGTCAGGCGCTACATCAGTGAATATGGGGACGCGGGTGTGTTTATCCTGCGCGGAGATGAGAAAATCCCGTATGCGGAGGTGGCAGATGATGGAACAGATTAAGCTGGGCAGCCTGTTCTCCGGGAGCGGTGGCTTTGAACTGGGCGCCATCCTGGCGGGCATCTGTCCTGTATGGAACTCGGAAATCGAGCCGTTCCCCATCCGCGTGACGACGAGACGGCTGCCATCTGTGAAGCATTACGGTGATGTGAGTGCCGTAAACGGCGCACAAATCGAGCCGGTAGACATCATTACCTTCGGCAGTCCCTGCCAGGATATGTCGATTGCCGGAAAAAGGGACGGCCTTGGCGGTTCGCAGTCCTCGCTGTTCTATCAGGCAGTGCGCATCGTGAAGGAAATGAGGGAAGCAACGAATGGACAATATCCAAGATATATCGTGTGGGAGAATGTCCCTGGGGCTTTCTCCAGTAACAAGGGTGAGGATTTCCGGACGGTCCTCGAAGAAATCTGCCGCATTAAAGAACCTGCGGTTTCAGTGGCTGGATATGCGAAATGGAAGCCCGCCGGATGCATCCTGGGAAACGGTTACTCTGTGGCCTGGCGCGTCCTCGACGCCCAGTACTGGGGTGTTCCCCAAAGAAGAAAACGCATCTACCTTGTCGCAGATTTTGATGGACAAAGTGCCGCCAAGGTTCTATTTGAGTCCGAGGGCCTGTCAGGGTATTCTGCGCAGGGCTTCCGAGCATGGCAGAGTGCTGCCGGAGGTCTTGCGCCTGGCACTGGAGCAACAGGCACAGTCTGCCTGAATGATCAGGGCGGTATCCGCATGGATGTGACGGAAGAGCGGACGAATACGCTGCGGGCAGAAGCCCATCATCCTCCGGTCATCGTCAATCTGCCGGGGCCGGTGTTTGAGAACCATGGAGCCGATGCCCGGTACAAGGGGCCGCTCTCTGTGAACCCATCACTCACGGCGCGGTACGGGACTGGCGGCAATAACCAGCCACTGGTGCTTCAAGGCGGTGCTGACGGAACACGGAGAACCTATGATGTGCGCCAGACGTCAGATGGCACCCGCAATATGCGCAACCATGTCTATGAGAGCGATACCTGCCGGACCGTCGACCGTTCGGGGAATGTGCCGGGGAGCAACCAGGGCGGCATCGCCGTGGTGGAGCAGACCTACAGCGCCAGCAAGAATTCCCACTTTACACGAGCAGCGAAGGAAGTGGCCAGCTCCCTGGTAGCTACAGATTATAAAGATCCGCCGCTCATCAACAGCCATGCTCGTGTCCGCCGCCTGATGCCGGCAGAATGTGCAAGGCTCCAGGGATTCCCGGACTGGTGGTGCAGCCATCTGGAAACAGGGAACCCGTCTGAAGAAGACATCCGCTTTTGGAGCGATGTCTTTGAGACCCATCGGAAAGCCCTGGGGAAAAAGACAAAGCCCAAGACCCGGAACCAGATTATCAAATGGCTGAAGGAACCGTACCGGGATTCTGCGGAATACAAGATGTGGGGCAACGGTGTCGCCCTTCCCTGCGTGTATTTCGTCTTGGCCGGCATTGCCTGCTTCTTTGAGAAAAAGATGCAAAAATGATTTGCTATTATCGGCGTTCAGAGTGATATATGTACTAGCAAAACAAGGAGGTACATAGACCATGACAATCCAGACGAACCTGAACGACCGCAAGGAACTGGCCAGACGGCTGATTCCTTTCAACCATAACGAAAAGCTTCATTACACCGGGACGCCGGCCTTTGCCTACGAAGGGCAGGGCTTCCGCATCCTTCGCAATGGCGATATCGAATGCGATGATGAAAAGACAGAAGCCGCTATCACGGCTTTCCTGCAGGAAGCCGGAATCCTTCCGCAGCCGGAACCGGAAGAAGGAACAGGAACCGAAGTAACGCAAGACCCGCCACAGCAGGATGAAACGCCAGAATCGGAAGCACTGCCGCAGACGGAAACGGAGCTGGACAGGATGGAAATCAAGGTTCCCATTGATGGCATGGACGGGGCGCAGCTCCGCAACCTGGTCTTCATGCTCCACGCCCAGCAGTACCTGCTGAACCGGGCGGCAGGACATGAAAACATCCATGTGCCGGACAGGCTGGTGGAAGACTTGAAAGAAGAACCTGGTACCGACCAGACTTCCTTCTTTGCCATCTATCAGAACTATCGCAAGGAAGGGCGGGGCTTCTGGATTGCGGCAGATACGGTGACATTCTGCATTGCCGCAACCGGCAATGCCGTGAAGAACCGCGCCCTGATTGAACTAGCGGCCTTCATGGTCAGCGCAGCGAAAAAAGCGAAACGGGTTCAGACTGACACACGGAAGCCTGAAAACGAGAAGTACTACCTGCGGATGTGGCTCCTGCGCATCGGCATGGGGACCAAGGCCAGCCACGAATCGCGCATGGCCCTTCTGAAAGGCCTGAAGGGATGGAGTGCCTTCCGCACGGAAGAAGAAGCCAAGGCTCATGCCAGAAAGCAGAAAGAACGCCGGCATCAGAACCCATAAATTTTCAATTTAATTCATAATTATTCTCAAAATGACTTGCTATTGTGTACCTTTAGAGTGATATATAGTGTACCAAAAGAACACACGCACACATAGAAAGGACAGAGAGGATTATGAAAACACTGCACTTTGGCATCGAAATGGAAATGACAGGGATTACGAGAAGCCGGGCTGCCAGCCTCATGGCCCGTTTCTTCGGGACGGAAAGCCGGCACGAAGGCGGTGCCTACGATACCTACACCGCAAGGGATGAACAGGGACGGAAATGGAAAGCCATGAACGACTCCAGCCTGGTTCCACAGAAGAAGGTGAACGGAAACATTACAGATGCTTCCAGCTTCTACCGCACGGAAGTGGTCAGTCCCATTCTTTCCTACGAAGACATCCCGAAGCTGCAGGAACTGGTGCGGATGCTACGCAAGGCCGGGGCCTTTGCCAATAAGTCCTGCGGCATCCACATCCATGTCGGGGCCGAACGCTTCACGGCAAAGACACTGCGGAACCTGGTGAACATTATGGCGAGCAAAGAAGACATGATTTACCGCGCCCTTCAGATTAACCCCTCGCGGGAAAGCCGATACTGCCGGAAAACGAACACCACCTTCCTGAAGGACCTCAACCGGAAAAAGCCGGACACGCTGGATGGCATCGCCGACCTCTGGTATCAGGAAGCCCCTTACGGACGGAACCATCATTACAACAGCACCCGCTACCACGGGCTGAACCTGCATGCCACTTTCACCAAAGGGACCGTCGAGTTCCGGCTTTTCAACGGGACACTCCACGCTGGGGAAATCAAGGCATATATTCAGTTCTGCCTGGCCGTCGCTCATCAGGCCCTGGCCCAGAAGAAAGCCTCGGCCCGAAAGACCGAAACGGACAATGAGAAATACGCTTTCCGGTGCTGGATGCTCCGGCTCGGACTCATCGGTGACGAGTTCAAGACCTGCCGACTCCACTTCCTGAAACACCTCACAGGCAATTCCGCATGGCGCAATGCCGCCGCTTGAAGGGGATAGCCTTACGGGCAGCTTCGGCTGCCCTTGGGGTGGTAGAAGGGCAATCCCTTCAGAAAGGATGAGAGCGATGAAACAAAGAATCTACATTGCCTACGGCAGCAACATGAGTGAAGTACAGATGGCAAGACGGTGTCCTGACGCCGTTCTTTCAGGGACGGGCCGAATCCGGGGCTATGAACTCCTCTTCAAAGGTTCCCTGACAGGATGTTACGCCACCATCGAGAAGAAGGCGGGTGCCTTCGTGCCGGTTGTTTTCTGGCGCATTTCTCCGGCGGATGAACGGCGGCTCGATGCCTATGAAGGCTTCCCGCGATTCTATTATAAAAAAGAAGTGGATGTGGAAACAGATGACGGCATCATCAGCGGTCTTGTGTACATCATGCACGAAGACCGGCGGTTCGGTATTCCGGAGGACTGGTATTATCAGAACATGGAGCGGGATTACCGCAGGTTCGGTTTCGACCTGTCCATCCTGCGGGCCGGCCTGCGGCACAGCCGGGAACGGATAGAAGGAACGCGGGTCCGGCTTATCGCCATGGATGACAGGCAAGCTCCGCCCAAGGGAACTGAAGGCACCGTCCAGTTCGTCGATGATGCCGGGATCATCCATGTACAGTGGGATACGGGCAGCAGTCTTGGGCTGATACCCGGAGCTGATGAATGGGAAGTCATCGAATAAGATGCATAAATATCGGATAGGCAGTCAGCGTCGAACTGTTCGAAGACAATGGCCACGCCATCGAATGGGTCATGAAGAATTAAAAAAGAGAACCAGAGGGGAACGCAGATGCGGTCCCCTCTGTCGTACAGCCCGCAAGGGCTTTTTTATTGGGAGGTGAGCGCCATTGGCTGTACGAGGAAGAAAACCGAAGCCGACGGCGCTCAAGGTGCTGGAAGGCAATCCCGGCCATCGTCCCCTCAATAAGAAGGAACCCATGCCAAAGGGACGGCTCCCTCGCTGCCCGGACTGGCTGGAATACGATGCCAAGAAAGAATGGAAGCGGCTGGGGAAAGTCCTCGCTGAGATGGGGATGCTGACCAATCTGGATATGATGGCCTTTGCCGGGTACTGCCAGGCATATGCCCGATGGAAAGGAGCGGAAGAGTTCATCACCCAGCATGGGGATATGGTGCGGACGCCGAACGGATACCTGCAGCAGGTACCGCAGGTATCCATTGCCCAGACGAACCTCAAGATCATGCTGAAATTCTGTGAGCAGTTTGGCCTGACCCCGTCAGCCCGGAGCCGCATGATTGGGGAAGAGAACGGGGCAGAAAAAGAAACGGATGAAATGGAACTGCTGTTAAGGGGGTGACAAGTTTGGCATTTGTATATAAGCCGTCAGCGTTCATGCTGCCAGATTCCCATTACGACAAGGACAAGGCCGACAGGGCGGTTGCCTTCATCGAGCATCTCTGTCATACCAAAGGCAAATGGGCCGGGCAGCCGTTCCTGCTCCTGCCGTGGCAGGAACAGATTGTGCGTGATCTCTTCGGCATCGTCAAGGAAAACGGGAAACGGCAGTTCCTGACGGCTTATATAGAGATTCCAAAGAAGAACGGGAAACAGCTCGCACTGGATACACCCATTCCCACGCCGGAAGGATGGAAAACCATGGCCGATTTAAAAGTCGGCGACAGAGTCTTTGACGAGCAGGGAAAGCCCTGCCATGTTGTCGCCAAAAGCCCGGTAGATGATACCGAACAAGCCTATGAACTGGTTTTCCGGGATGGAGGACGGATTGTGGCCGGTGAACGTCATCTGTGGGATGTGGAATATACTCATGGAAAGACGCGGGAAAAGCAATGGACAACCGGCGAGATTTACCGCCGCACGAAACAGTACAGGGAAAAATCCAAAGATAACCGCTCGCTTATCCGGATTCCCGTCAACCAGCTATTACACCTTCCGGAAAGGAACCTTCCGTTAGATCCTTATTTATATGGCTACTGGTTGGGAAACGGTTCTGCAACAAAACCGGAAATCACGGTGCGTGACAGTGATGTGGAAGACCTGATTCCGCTGATTCCGTACCCGCTGCATAACCGCTATCCACAGACCTGCGGCGGCAGCGAAATCCTGGTGTATAAGGCATTGAAATCTATCCTGGTGAAAAACTTCCGGGATAAGGTCATCCGGCCGGAATACCTCAGGGCTTCCGAAACGCAGCGATGGGCCTTGCTGCAGGGACTGATGGATTCCGATGGCTGCATCGGAACACGGAAAGGGCAGGGCGTATACGTCAGTACCATTCAAGAATTAGTAGAATCAGTGCAGGAACTGTTGTGGAGCCTTGGCATCAAGAACGCCATGACGTCATGCCCTTCGACCCGATATGGGAAACCGACAGGCGAGACTTTGTATCAGATACGGTTCACCGCCTTTACGGATCAGCCGGTCAGCAAACTTCATAGAAAAAGCATCCGCAGACGGGAACGCGAAAAAAAGACGCGTTCCTGTTTTCATTATCTGAAAGAAATCAAGCCGCTGGATGATAAGGTTCCCATGCAGTGCATCCAGGTGGACAGCCCGAGCCATTGCTATCTGGCGGGGCGGACGATGGTGAAGACGCATAACAGCGAGCTGGCGGCGGCTATAGCTCTTTATCTTTTGTACGCCGATAACGAACCGAGTGCCGAAGTGTATGGTGCGGCCTGTGACCGCAACCAGGCATCCATCGTCTTTGATGTGGCACGGCAGATGGTCGAGATGAGTCCAGCCCTGATGCGCCGTTCCAAGATACGGTCGGCCGGGAAGCGGATCATCAACTACCGCAATGCCGGGTTCTATCAGGTATTGTCAGCGGAAACAGGAACCAAGCACGGACTCAATGTATCCGGCCTGGTCTTTGATGAAATCCATGCCCAGCCGAACCGGAAACTCTACGATGTCCTGACCAAAGGCTCTGGTGATGCAAGGGAGCAGCCGCTCTTTTTCATCATCACCACAGCGGGCAATGACAAGAACAGCATCTGTTACGAACTGCATACCAAGGCCCTGGACCTGATGGCGGGTCGGAAGAAGGATGCCACCTTTTACCCGGTGGTCTATGGGCTGGAACATGAGGAAGACTGGACGGACGAAGCGAACTGGTACAAGGCGAACCCGTCCCTGGGCCATACCATACAGATTGACCGCGTCCGGGAAGCGTATCGGAATGCTGTCGAAAATCCGGCGGAAGAGAATGTCTTTAAGCAGCTCCGGCTCAATATCTGGACTTCGGCCAGCATCCGCTGGATACCGGAACAGGTCTACGACAAGGGGAGCCTTCCCATTGACCTGGATTCCCTGCGGGGACGGATGTGCTACGGCGGGCTGGACTTGTCCAGTACATCGGATATCACGGCCCTGGTACTGGCTTTCCCGCCACGGAGCGATGATGAGAAATACATCCTGTTGCCTTTCTTCTGGCTGCCGGAAGACACGCTGGAACTGCGGTGCCGCCGGGACCATGTTCTCTACGACGTCTGGCAGAAGCAGGGCTTCATCCAGACGACGGAAGGGAACGTCATCCATTACGGCTTCATCGAGAAGTTTATCGAACGCCTGGGGGAAACGTACCACATACGGGAAATCGCCTATGACCGCTGGAACGCCACCCAGATGGTGCAGAACCTGGAAGATATGGGCTTCACCATGGTGCCTTTCGGCCAGGGGTTCAAGGATATGTCGCCGCCGTCGAAGGAGCTGTTCAAGCTCCTGATGGAAGGGAACATCATCCATGGCGGCAATCCCGTTCTCAAATGGATGGCCAGCAACGTCGTCATGCGCCAAGATCCTGCGGGAAACATCAAGCCGGACAAAGAAAAATCCGTCGAAAAGATTGACGGAATCGTGGCGTCCATCATGGCACTAGACCGCTGCATCCGCAACGGGACTGGCAGTGGCAGTGTCTATGACGAACGAGGTGTTATTGCATTTTAAAGACATTTGCAAAAATGGCAGGTGCTTTTTTGTGCCCGTTTTTGGAGGTATTTTATGAGAATCCCCTTTTTATCCAGCCTGTTCCGTACCCGGGACAAGCCTCAGAACTATTATATCGGCACGGATTTTCGTTATCTGTTCGGCCCCTCTGCCAGTGGCAAGACGGTGAACGAGTTCACGGCTATGCAGACGACGGCAGTGTATGCCTGCGTCCGCATCCTGGCGGAAACTCTGGCGGCCTTGCCGCTCCAGCTGTACCGTTACACGCCTGGCGGCAAGGAGCGGGTCTATGACCATCCGCTGTACCATCTGCTCCATGATGAGCCGAATCCGGAGATGACTTCGTTTATCTTCCGGGAAACGCTCATGAGCCACCTGCTCATCTGGGGCAATGCTTACGCCCAGATCATCCGCGACCGATTAGGGCGGGTACAGGGACTATACCCGCTCAGGCCGGACAAGATGACCGTCTGCCGGGATGACCGGGGAAAGATTTTTTATCTGTATACCAAGACGGGAGACGAGAATCCGAACATCAAGCCGTACGGGCAGGTGGCCCTGCAGAAGGAAGAAGTGCTGCATATCCCCGGCCTTGGGTTTGACGGCCTGGTCGGTTATTCGCCGATTGCCATGGCCCGCAATGCCGTGGGCATGACCATGGCCTGCGAGGAATACGGTGCCTCTTTCTTTGCGAACGGGGCCAGCCCCAGCGGGGTGCTGGAACATCCAGGCGTTCTGAAGGATCCGGCCAAAGTCCGGGATTCGTGGAATGCCGTCTACCGGGGGACGGGCAATGCCCACAAGGTGGCTGTGCTGGAAGAAGGCATGAAGTACCAGCAGATCGGCATCCCGCCGGAAGAAGCACAGTTCCTGGAAACACGGAAGTTCCAGCTCGATGAGATTGCCCGGCTCTACCGCATCCCGCCACACATGATTGGCGACCTGGAGAAAAGTTCCTTCAATAATATTGAGCAGCAGTCCATGGAATTTGTGAAGTACACGCTGGATCCATGGGTCATCCGCTGGGAACAGGCCATGCAGAAAGCCCTGTTCCTGCCGGAAGAGAAGAAACAGTATTTCCTGAAGTTCAACGTGAACGGTCTCATGCGCGGCGACTATGAGAGCCGCATGACCGGGTACAGCATCGGCCGGCAGAACGGCTGGCTGTCCGCCAACGATATCCGGGAGATGGAAGACATGAATCCCGTGTCGGATGAAGAGGGCGGTAATCTATACCTTGTCAATGGCAGCATGACCAAGCTCAAGGATGCCGGGGCTTTTGCCCAGAAGGGAGATACGAATGAAACATAAATTTTGGAAGTGGGTGACTAACGAAGCACCGGATTCTTTCGGCAGTGAACGGACGCTGTATCTGGACGGCCAGATTTCGGATGAGACCTGGTGGGGCGATGAAGTGACACCGAAGGCATTCAAAGAAGAACTGAATGCGGGCAGCGGCGATATCACACTCTGGATCAACAGTCCGGGCGGTGACTGTTTTGCCGCTGCCCAAATCTATAACATGCTCATGGATTATCCGGGGAACGTCACCGTCAAGATTGACGGCCTGGCCGCTTCGGCTGCGTCCGTCATCGCTATGGCCGGGACCAAGGTCTGCATGTCGCCAGTGGCCATGCTGATGATCCATAATCCGGCGACCCTGGCCTATGGCGATCAGGCAGAGATGGAAAAGACCATCGGCATGCTGAGCGAAGTCAAGGAGAGCATCATCAACGCTTACGAAATCAAGAGCGGCCTGGCCCGCACGAAGATTTCGCACATGATGGATGACGAGACCTGGCTCAACGCGAAGAAGGCCGTGGAACTTGGCTTTGCCGATGAAATCCTCTTCGACCAGAAGAAAGACGATGGGGAGCAGCCGGAAGCCATGATTTACACCCCTGTTACTGTCACCAATTCGTTAGTACAGAAATTAAAACCACGTGAACCTGTCAATAAAGTGCCAGCCGCTTCCCTGGAGAACCGGCTGGCATTGCTCATTCATTAAGGAGGACAACAATGGATACGATTTTAGCACTGCGTGAGAAACGCAAGAATCTGTGGGATGCCGCCAAGAATTTTCTGGATACCGTCCGTGATGAAAACGGCATGGTCTCTGCAGAAGATGCGGCTCGCTACGACAAGATGGAAGCGGATGTGGTGAACCTCGGCAAAGAAATCGACCGCCTGGAACGCCAGCAGCAGCTCGATGCCCAGCTGTCCCAGCCGACCACGATGCCGATTACTGAACTCCCTGGCGCAGGCCAGAATGGAGCAGAAAAGAGAGGCCGTGCGTCCGATGCCTATCGTAAGGCTTTCTGGGACAGCATCCGCCATAAGAACTTCATTGATGTACAGAACGCCCTGAGTGCAGGCACCGATGCTGATGGTGGCTATCTGGTACCGGACGAATTCGAACACCAGCTCATCGACAAGCTCCAGGAAGAGAATTTCTTCCGCGGCCTGGCCACGGTCATCCACACCAGCGGCGACCGCAAGATTCCCATCGTGACGGGTCATGGCGAAGCGTCCTGGATGGAAGAGAACGGCCTCTACCCGGACAGCCAGGATACCTTCGGCCAGCAGTCCATCGGGGCGTACAAGCTGGGGACGGCTATCCGTGTGTCGGAAGAACTGCTGAACGACAGCGCTTTCGACCTGGAAAGCTACATTGCCGGTGAATTTGCCCGCCGTATCGGCACGAAGGAAGAAGAAGCCTTCCTCACCGGTGACGGGAAGAACAAGCCGACTGGCGTGTTCCCGTCCGCGGAGCTGGGCGTGATAGCCAATGGCGCATCCATCACCTTTGATGATGTCATCGACCTGTATCACTCCCTGCGTATCCCGTACCGCCGCAAGGCCGTATGGCTCCTGAACGATGCAACCATTAAGGCCTTGCGCAAGGTGAAGGACAACAACGGCAACTACATCTGGCAGCCGTCTGTCACCGCAGGTACGCCGGATACTATCCTGAACCGTCCCTGCTACTGCACTTCCTTTGCACCGGAACTGGCGGCGGGCAGCCGTCCCATGCTCTTCGGGGACTTCAGCTACTACTGGATTGCCGATAGGGAATACCGCTCCTTCAAGCGGCTTAACGAATTGTATGCCGCCAACGGCCAGATCGGCTTCCTTGCCAGCCAGCGCGTCGATGGCATGCTGATGCTCAAGGAAGCGGTCAAGGCCCTGGAGATGAAAGCGAAGGGATAAGCCATGATTGTGACGCTGGAAGAAGCCAGGGAATACCTGCGGATTGATGAAGATGACACGAGTAATGATGACGTCATCCAGTCTTCCCTGGAAACAGCCCAGGCCCTCTGCCTGGATATATCCCGTTGCGAGGAAGCCGATGCCGAAGAGAATCCCGTGGTTTTTCACGAAGCGATTCTCTTCGCTGCGGCTTTTTTATATGAGCACCGGGAGGAAGCGGACTACGCAGGCCTTTTGAAACGTCTGCGCTGGCTGCTGTTCGGGGTCCGGCGGAGCTGTTTTTGAAAAGGGGGATGCCCATGAAGACGGGGCTTTTGAATAAACGGATTGAGATTCTGGGAAAGCAGGCCGTGACGGATGAATATGGTTTCGATACCCAGGCCGACGTCGTAGTGTACCGCTGCTGGGCATCCATCGAGCCTGCCCGGGGCAAAGTGTTCTATGAGATGGAACGCAAGGCGGACACGGAGTACAGCAAGATCACCATTCGCTGGCGTCCGGGTGTCACCCACGATATGAAGGTGAAGTATCAGGATCACCTCTACGACATCGATACCATAGTTGACCCGTATATGCGCCATGAAGCTCTGGAACTGTACTGTACGGAAGAAGTGAGGGGGACGGACAATGAGCGGAAGTGACTTTGAGGTCAAAGGATTGGATGACCTTTCAGAAAAACTGCTTTCTGCTATTGAAGAGTTTCCCGGCACTACCGAAAAGGGCCTGGTGACGCTTGGCAACAAGCTCAAGAAGGAGTGCGTAAAAAACACGCCGGAAGGCAGCACGGGCAAGCTGAAGAAAGGCTGGAAGCATAAGGTGGAAGGCTACAACGGTTCCGAGCTGGTCTATGAGCTGATCAACAAGCATCCCGTACATCACCTCTTAAATAACGGCCATGCGAAGAAAACACCTGGCGGCAGGACCGTGGGCTATTATGAAGGCCAGCACTATACGGAGAAATCCGTCAAGGTCTTCGAAGCCAGCGACTTGCAGCCGGGACTGGAGAGACTCACGAAGAAGCTCCTCAAGAAAGCAGGCGGCACATGATCCATGATATCGATATCTTGCAGGCGGTGCAGCAGAAACTCAAAGAGCGGTTCCCGTACCCCGTCTATTTGCAGGAAGTCAAGGAAGGCTTTGCGCCGCCGGCCTTTTTCCTGAAGACAATGACGGTAGCGACGCCGCAGAAAGAAAACGAGGTCTACCGGGATACGGACCTCTACATTACGTATCTGCCGAAGAAGCAGGAAAAAAGCACGGCCATCTACGCCGTGCTTTTTGCTGCGGAAAATTTATTCCGGGACGGACTGAAAGTCGGCAACCGTTATCTCCCTGTCGTGTCTATGAGTGAGGAGCTGATGGGGACGGACAATGACGGCGGGCGTCTGACGCTGACCTTCCAGTACTATGACGCCCGGGAAAAAGAAGAAACGGCAGAAATCATGAAGGTACTGCATCAGCGGTATCAGGGAAAGGAGACGTAACCCATGAAAATGCCATCCATTAATATCGCGTTCAAAGAAAAAGGCATCAGTGCCGTCGAACGCAGCGAACGCGGTATTGTCCTTCTGATTCTGAAAGAAGAGACACTGCCGTCCCAGACGGAAGTGAACCTGTACACGGCAGATGACATTCCCAAAGAACTCTCAGACAGCAACCGTGAGCAGCTGGAACTGACCCTTCGCGGCTACGTGAACAGTCCGAAGAAGGTCATCGCCGAAATCATCAGCAAGGATGCAGAAGATTATACCGATGTCCTCAAGGCCATCGAGAACAAGCGCTTCGATTACCTAGTCATCCCGGACATCGAAGAAAACCACATCGACACTATCGCGACCTGGATCAAGGGGATGCGGACGAATAAGAATAAGCGCATCAAGGCCGTCCTGCCGGACTGCACGGCGGATACGGAAGGAGTCATCAACTTCGTCAATCAAGTCATCCGTACGAAAACGAAGACCTACACGACGGCCCAGTACTGCGGGCGCATCGCGGGCATCATCGCAGGAACGCCGATGACCATTGCCTGTACGTATGCGCCGCTGCCGGAAGTCATCGGCTGTGACGTCTGGACGAAGGAAGAAATGGATACCATGACGGATGCCGGCAAGCTGTTCTTTTTCTTTGACGGGGAAAAGGTCAAGCTGGGCCGCGGAATCAACTCCCTGGTCACGACAATCCAGGGAAAAGGCGTATCGTTCCAGAAAATCAAGCTCGTCGATTTAATGGACATGATGTATGACGATATCCGCACCACAGCCCAGGATCATTACCTTGGCAAGTATGCCAACAGCTATGCCAACCGATGCCTCCTGGTGACGGCTATCCAGGGGTATCTTGACCAGCTGGCCCAGGAGGGCCTGCTGGAACAGGGGCAGAACACGGCTTATATCGATGTGGAATCCACGAAGATTTGGCTGGCATCCAATGGCAAATATACGAAAGAGGAACTGGCGGACATGTCGGAAATGGACATCAAGCTGGCCAACATCGGCAGCAATGTCTTCATCGCCGTAGATGCTTCGCTCCTGGATGCCATGGAAGATGTCACGATTGCCGTCAATATCTGAGGAGGTGAAGTACAGTGAACAGCATGGAAGCCAAACGGGTGATGAACGGAAAGTATGCCGACCTCTATATCGACGGCGACCTCATGGCCGAAGCCACGGCTTTCAAGGCCGAGGTCACCCTGACCAAGGAAGAAGTGAAGATGCTCCGCCATGTCGGCAAGGGCTACAAGGTCACGGGCTATGACTGCAAAGGGCAGCTGAAGCTCCATAAAGTCTCGAGCTACATGATCAAGAAGATGAACGACAACATTAAGGCGGGCAAGCAGACCGTCGTGACCATCGTCTCCGTCCTAGATGACAAGGATGCCATAGGCAGCGAACGCATCGTCATCAAGGATGCGACCTTTGACAGCCTCATTCTGGCCGACTGGGAAGTGGACAAGATGGGCGAGGAAAGCTACAGCTTCACTTTCTCGGACTGGGACCTCTTGGATTTAGCATAAGGAGAACAAGCACATGAATATGGTAGACCGACTGCTGAAAGCAGATGTAGTGAACAAGCTGGCCGAACGGCCTGAAAAGAAAGTGAAGATGGAACGGCTCTCGAAGTTGTTCGGATTCGATTTTATCATCACGCTCCGGGCTATCGACCCAGAACGCTACGCCGATATCCAGAAGATGGCCGTGGACTTCACCAACGGCAGCGCCGATAACATCGACATTTATCAGATGCAGACCCAGACGCTCCTGGCGGGGATTGCCGACCCGGACCTCAAGAACAAGGATCTGCTGGAAAAATTCGGGGCCGTACTTCCTGGTGACATCATCCGCAAGCTCTTCCTGGCAGGTGAGATTGCTGATCTCACAGCGCAGATCACAGAACTCAACGGCTATACGACCCAGGAAAAGGCGGACAAAGCCGTAAAAAACTGATCCGGACCGATGGCGAAGTGCAGGCAATGTATCTCCTGTTCCGGGAGCATCACCTGCTGCCGTCAGCGGTCATGAAACTGGGATACGGCGAACGGCAGGTGCTGTATGCTTTCATCCGCTATGAGATGGAAGAACGCGATAAAAAAGTATCTTCAGCATTATCGGATTAACTGCTGAAAATACGGCTATCTGCCATAAAGTCATAAGGCAGGCTCAAGCCACTTAGATATTTCATAGACGAAGTCGCTTTTTTTCTTGCATTGTGGGTGGCCGACACGTAGTACATGAAAGGTTTGATTGCCCAGGGTGGAAATGGCTTCCTGCCAGGGCATTTTTCTTTTCCCAATGTCTTTAAAACCGTTGTAATGAATATTATAACGGTCAAAAACGTTAGGGATGTAATCGTCATAATACCAAGATGTATAAAAAATGATATGAGTAGGATGTATTACCTTTAATTCCTGCTGAAGGACTTTTAGGTTTAGGATACAGTTGGATTTTACAAAATCTGAGGTAGTATCCTTTCCTCCGGAATTGTTGCATTTGACAATATTGGTAAATGCGATGTGTTCTATAGAATCGTCACCGAATATTCTCTGAGTGATAGCACGAGTATAGCTCCAATATGGCCAGCTTTTGTTCCACAGAGATTCACGGGTATATTGAAAGGGATTGCGGAAGCCGTCTTCAATCGTGCCGGGATTGTTTCTGGCATTTTTACCGACAAATAGAATTCTCTTGGAAGTTTTATTAAAATCGGAACCTACGCACCAGCAGCCAATCGGTAAGGATAAATGTTCTTTCTTGTGACATTCTTCACAGATTTTGCAAGTACCAAGCTCCATATGGTGATATCGTTCAGCTAATCTTTTTTCTGTTTCATTGAAATAGCGCATTGGAATTCCTCCGTAACGATAGATTTCTTTTATCTTACTATATTTTTAATATCTGTAACAACATTGAGAGGTGAAACAGCATGGCCAATAATGTCATCGATGCCGCCATCCGGCTGCGGGATTTGTTCACGCCGACCGTGCATAGCGTCAATGCCAGCCTGGGGACCATGAAGACCCAGATGGCGGCGGCGAAACAATCGGTCAGCGGACTGTCGGACAAGCTGACGGAGCATGAGCGCATCCAGAAACGGACGGCGAAGAGCATCGAGCAGACGGGAAGCAAGATTTCCGGCTTATCAGACAAGATAGCCCTGCTGTCAGCCCCCATCCTGGCAGCCGCAACGGCAGGCTTCAAGCTGCACAGCGACTTTGCCAACGGTATCGCCAAGATTTCGACTTTGGTCGACACGACGGTTGTTTCCATGCAGAAGGTCAGTGATGAGATTCGTGCTGTCAGCGATGAAACGGGCGCAGGTGTCGCTGATCTTTCGGAATCGGTCTACCAGGCCATTTCCGCTGGTGTCGATGCGGCCCATGCCGTGGGCTTTGTCAAAGACATGACAATTGCTGCGAAAGCCGGCTTCACCGACACGACGACTGCCGTTAACGGTGTGACCACGGTCCTCAATGCCTATGGAAAATCGGCAGAAGAAGCCACGGCGGTGACGGACCAGATGCTCCTGGCACAGAACTTCGGCAAGACATCCTTTGGCGAGATGGCCCAGTCCATGGGCAATGTCATCCCCATTGCGGCACAGCTCAATGTCAGTACCCAGGAACTGTTCGGTTCCATCGCCGTCCTGACCAAGAACGGTATCCGGACCAGCGAGGCCATTACCGGACTCAAGGCGGCTTACAGCAACATCCTGAAGCCGTCTGCCGAAGCGGCGAAACTGGCTCAGTCCCTTGGCCTTGAGTTCAATGCGGCTCATCTGCAGAGCGTGGGCTGGGTGAAGTTCCTGGACGAAGTGAAGCGGGCGACAGGCGGCGATGCCGAACAGATGGCCCAGCTCTTTGGCTCTGTCGAGGGCCTGAACAGCATCCTGGTCCTGACGGGCAAGGGAGCCGGGGACTTCGATAAGGTCATGGACCAGATGGCCCAGTCTGCCGGCATGACCCGGGAAGCCTATGAGAAGATGCTGACCCCGTCGGAGCAGATGCAAATTACCATGAACCAGCTGAAGAATGCCGGCATGGATTTAGCAGTGTCGTTTACGCCGTACTTCAAGGCCATGTCGATGCGCGTCAAGGAACTGGCTGCCTGGTTTCGTGCGCTTACACCGGAACAGAAAACGCTGATTGGCCAGGTGGCTTTTGGCATCGTGACCTTCCAGCTCTTCGGTTCCACCCTGGGGCGGGTGCTGACGGTCGGCGGCAGGGCTTTTGGTACTTTCAACTCTATTGCCACGGGCATTAGCAAAGCCGGCAGTGTCTCGAAGTATCTCTCGACCCAGTTCAAAGGACTCATTCCGGTCTGCCGGGGCATTGCCATCGTGGCCAGGGGCATGGGCAGTACCTTTCTGACTGCCGGACGCATGATGATCACCATCATCCGTGCCGTAGGCGCCGCAGCCATGGCCAATCCCATCATTATCATCATTGCCGCGATTATTGCTGCCTTGTACCTTCTGTGGAGGAACTGGGATACCGTGTCGCATTATATCGAACAGGCTATACAGGCTGTATCGGACGCCGTCGATGCAGGGATGAACTGGATCAGTTCTGCCTGGGACGGAGCCATGAACGGCATCAGCGAGACGGCCTCCAGTATCTGGGAAAGCATCAAGGACACCTTTCGCAGCGGTGTGAACTGGGTCATCGACCAGGTGAACGGCCTGATTTCCAGCATCAACGGCCTGTCTATCGACATTCCGTCCCTGACGGGAGGGGCGCCGACCCATGTGGGATTTGATATCCCAAGTATCAGCCACTTTGAAAGCGGTGTCGAGAACTTTCGTGGCGGCTTTGCCGTCATCAATGAAGACCGCCGGGGCGAGCTGGTACACCTGCCCAACGGCAGTACGGTCATACCTCATGATGAAAGCATCCGTCAGGCCATGAACGCCGGCAGCGGCGGCATCACCATCTGCATTGATACGATGAACGTCCGCAGCGAGCAGGACATCGACGCCGTCGCTGAAAAACTCGTCGAAAAAATGAGACTGTACGGCATGAACCGCATGAAAGGAGCGACCCTCTGATGAGTTCTTTCTTAGCATCTCTGTTGAACGCCATCGGCCAGGCTGCATCTTCCCTCACGATTTCTCTCTCTTCTGAATCGGCAGCGGTGGTCTTTCCCGTCCTGCCTTCGGAGCTGATGGTATCTGTCAATACGAATCATGGCACGGTGAACATCAATAACTTCGGCGACTACCTCATGATGGGAAAGACGGGATTCAGGACACTGACCCTTTCCGGATTTTTCCCAGCACAGGATTATCCCTTTGCCATGATGGGCCTTGCGCCTTATACATACATCGCCCAACTGGAAACGATGCGTACCGGTGACAGCGTCTGTCAGCTGACGGTGTCGGATACGCCGCTTTCCATGCCCTGCCTGATTTCGTCCTTCAAGTTTGGTGAAAAGGACGGCAGCGGCGATGTCTATTACGAGCTGGGCCTGACGGAGTACCGCTACGTCACAGCACCAGAGACGGGAAAGACCGATGCTGCGACAGGGCTGAAGAAGCGGCCGGAATCGTTCTGGTCGAAGATGAAGAAGAACATCACCTATTATCCCGGTGACAGCATCGGCAACGTCATCGGCCGGGCCGTGGGGAAATCGGTGACGCTCAACAATGAGCAGTTCTCGAAGTTCCAGATCTATCGCAGCATCGTCCGTAACGGCGGTCTTTCGCCCGGGGATATCATCCGCCTGACGACGATGAACCTCAAAAGGAATGATGAAAATGTTCCAGTTGCAAAGAATCAATAAGAAAAGCAATACCGAGGATGCTCAGACGGAAGGCCAGAAAAAGCCCGAGAACGCAGACCTTACGGGCTGGCTGATTTGTGCAACTTGGTCCGGGGACGTCGAGCAGGCCGGACGCAGGCTGGAATTCGACCTGGCCTATACGACACGGGATAAATCTTGGCAGAATCCGGAACTGGAACTGGGGGACGAGGTGCTGTTTATCCACATTGACGATAAGACGCAGCAGACTGTCCACCTGTTCCAGGGACGTATTTTTGGCCGCAGCCGGGAGAGCGGCTCTTCCGTGATGCATTTTACAGCCTTTGACAATATCGTCTATCTGGCCAAGTCCCGCATGACCAAGAAGTACACGAACGTCACAGTGGCCGACGCCATCCGCCAGACCATCAATGACTTTTCTATTCCGGCCGGGACTATTCCCGACCTGCCCGTCACCTGCAATTTCATTGCCGATGATATCTCGGCTACGGAGGCTATCAAGCAGGCATTATCCTATCAGTCTGCACAGGATGGAAAGGGATACCATATCTACATGACCGAAGGGAAGCTCAACGTGGTCTGCATGAATGACCAGGTGGTGGGGGACTTCCTGATCAGCGATGTGACGAATCTGACGGGCGCGTCTGTTTCTGAATCGGTGGAAGACATGGTATCGAAAGTGGTCGTCGTTGACAGTACGGGACAGACGAAGGGGGAGCTGCCCAATACTACAGACATCCAGAAATTTGGTCTCATCCAGGCCATTTGCAAGGCCGACCCTAAGCAGGACGATGCCTCGCAGGCAAGGGCCATGCTGAAGACCGTCGCCCATGACATGTCCATCCGGGCCATCGGTCATATCCAGTGCATCGCTGGGCTTTCTGTCTCAGTCCAGGAAGAACAGCTCAAGGGCCAGTTCTTCATCAAGTCGGACAGCCATAAAATCGAAGGCAACAAGCACCTGATGGAGCTGCATCTGGTATTCAACAAACTGCTGGATGAGCAGAAACAGGAACTGGACAGTACATCGTACAATGCCAACCCAGACTATGTGCCGCCAGCGGAAACGGAATCGACATCTTCTGTTCCTGCAGGTGGCGCTATCGCTGGCAGCAGTGTGGTCGATGCGTGCATGGCCAATTTCGAGGGTACCGTTTCTCCCTATGGCTCAGAAGGCTGTGTCGACCGGGCGACCATCGCTGCGGCGGGCTATTCCCCTTTTGTAGCGCAGGAATATAACAATGGCGTGAAAGGCTGCGACCAGCTGCGCGCCGATGCCGAAGCGCAGGGTATGGCTATCCCTTATGACCCGTCGCAGCTCGAAAAGGGCGACATCATCATGTACAACCGCTACAGCAAGCCGGACCCGAACTGGCATGTCGTCGTCTATGACGGAAGCGGCGGCTGCTGGGGCAACAGCTCCAATGTCTATGGCTGTTTTCATCACTACGAAGGCAGCATCGATATGGGGAGCGACTATTATCCGGCGACCATCATCAAGACATCGAGGGGGTGACAGGAGATGCAGAAAAATCCGTATATCAGCCTGCTGAATCTGATGGAGCAGGTCAGCCGCAGCAGCAATAGCCCGGACATTCAAATCGGGCAGATCCTTGCTTCGCCGCCAGAGATTAAAGTCCGTTACAACGGCATCATCCTGACGAAAGAGGAGCTGTGGATTTCCCATTATCTCCTGGCAGGTTATGGCCGCACGGCTAAAGGCCATCTGGTATCGGCGACACAGAACCGTGCCGGCGGCAGCGGCGATGCGGCTTACCAGTCCCATAATCATGATATCGATAATGCCTACACCGATTCCGTCATCTATACGGATACGCTGAAGCCCGGCATGTACGTGGCCATCATGCCCATGCTCATCAACGACCGGATTCAGCAGTACATTATTTTGGATGAGATTGTGAGGATTGATGGCCATGGCTGATCCTTTTGTAGCAATGAACAGCATCCAGGCAGCGAACCGGAATGAGTCGCTGCCTCTTTTCGTAGAATACGGCTATGACTTTGATAAGCAGTGCTTCCGCTACGATGAAAAAGGCCAGAACCTGATGGTGACAGAAAATGAAGCCCTCAAGGTCTGGATTTATAAGGCAATCCTCACCGAGCGGTATCGCTACTTGGCCTATGATGACAGCTATGGCATTACCATCGAGCCGTATCAGGGGAGAGCGCCAAACAGCCAGTATACGGCAGACAGGATTTGCCAGAATATCCGTGAGGGATTGATGGTGAATCCGTACATTGCCCGCATTAACCATATCGAGGTGGAGAAGCGGGAACGGGATGACTTGGCCATTACGGTTGACGTCACTTCCATTTACAGTGACGAATCATTGACCGTGACGGCAGGAAGGAGCGAGGCATGAGCAATTTATTTGATGCACAGACCAAAGATGTGATTGAGAGCCGCATGGCCCAGACCCTGCACACCATTACGGAAAAAGAGCAAAGTACCATGGAAGGCACCTTTGCCCGCGACCTGATCGACGCCAATGCTGTGGAATTTGAGAGCAGCTATGCCGAGCTGGCCATGTTGCGCGACGCGGCCTTTGCCGAAACGTCCTGGGGCGACTACCTGACGCTGCGGGCAGCGGAATTTGGCGTCGATCGCAAGAAAGCCGTCAAGGCCAAAGGAGAAGTTACGGTGACGGGGATGGCAGGAGCCTACATCATTCGCAGCAGTCTCTTCCAGACAAAAGACGGCCAGCGATTTTATACCCTGGAGTCGGCCACCATTCCTGCCGATGCCGCTGAGGTTACGATTCCCGTGGAAGCTGCCGATGCCGGGGCGAGTGGCAATGTGGCCGAAGGAACGATTACAGAAATCCCCTATTCCATCCCGAATATCTCGGCAGTCGTTAACCATAAGAAATGCACCGATGGGGCGGATGAAGAAACGGATGACGCACTCCTTGCCCGGCTCCTGTTCCGGGTGCGCCAGCCTATCACCTCGGGCAATGCGAATCATTATCGTGACTGGGCCATGTCTGTCGATGGCGTCGAGAACTGCAAAGTCATCCCGCTCTGGCAGGGCAATGGCACGGTGAAGGTCATTATCGTCACGGCAGAGAATGAATCGGCATCGGCTGAACTGATCCAGGAGGTCTATAACTACATCGAAAGCCAGCGGCCTATCGGTGCGACCGTGACCGTCGTTTCGCCGGCACCATTATCCATTGATTTGACGGCAGATGTCTATGGCACAGCCAGCCCTGATGCCGTAAAGGCAGCCATGACAGCCTATCTCAAGCAGACGGGCTTCACGCTTTCTTATGTCAGCCTGGCCCAGATGGGGAAACTCCTCCTTTCCATCAGCGGCATTACGGATTATAAGGATTTGAAGCTTAATGGAAAAGCGGCCAACGTGGAACTGACGAACGAGCAGATCCCCGTGGCAGGGAAGGTGGTGCTGAACCTTGTCAGCCAATGACTGGATGCGGCAGAGCCGGATGGATATCCTGAAGTATTTGCCGAATTTCTTATCCAAAGACCCGATGTTCCACTGCGCGGCAGAAACCTGCAATGAGGAGCATGACCGTCTGCGCCTGGCTCTGCAGGACCTGGCGGACAACTTCTTCGTGAACACCGCCACCTGGGCGCTGCCGCTTTATGAATCGTTCCTGGGCATCAAGCCCGGTGACGGAGATAGCGACGAATTCCGCAGGCAGCGGATCCTTTTCAAGCTGCAGCACGTGGATGTGTCTACGAAAGATTTCATGAACTCCATCATTAATCTCTACAGTGCCGGCCATATCGAGGAAGTCAATGAGGAGTATTACTTCAAGGTGTACTGCATCATGAACGACAAAGATACCACGACCTTGCAGAAGCTCATCACGCAGCTCAACATCTACAAGCCGGCCCATCTGGGATACGCCATCTACCTGGGTTATTCCTGGAATGGCAAGATTCACTGGAACGGAGAAGCCACCTTCTCGACGGCAACCATCGTATCCCAAAAAGGAGTGATGACAAATGGATGATTACAGCAAAGAGAAATGGTCTGCCGACTTCCCGGACCGTGCCGGACAGGAAGTCCGGCCCACAGAAGCTGTGGAGAATACGCTGGATTATGACGTGCTTTTCCCTCAATATCTTTCAGAAGACCCGGTCGTCTTCAATCAGCAGAACAAGACCGTGTCCCAGCTGGTCAGTAATGATGCCCGGCTCTATGAGCGGATTTCCGCTACGGCAGCCGACATCAATGCCCATCTGACCGATGCCAAGGCCCATGCCAGCGGCATCAGCGGCAATGCGGCCAGTGCGTCGAAGCTGCAGACGGGGCGGAAGATTCACCGGGTTGTCTTTGATGGCACGAAGGATATCACCCTGCCAGATTTCAGCGGTTGCGGCGAAAAGACGGCAGGCCAGAGCGGCATGGTCCCGTCACCTTCAGCCGGGAAGCTGAATACCGTCCTGCACAGCAATGGCAGCTGGGGCAAGGTCACCTACGCCGATATGGACGAGGAAGCCGTGGCTAAGATTCAGGCCTGTCCGTTCCCTGTCAATGCCATCTATATTTCCGCAGACGGGAAGAATCCGGCAACGTACTGGCCGGGTACGACCTGGGTGGCCTTTGCCATGGGCCGCTGCCTGATTGGTGCCGGTACGGCAGACAGCGGAACCATGTACAAGGCCGGGGACAAGCTGGGTGAGGAGAAGCACAACCTTACGATTCCAGAAACTCCGGCTCATGGCCATACAGTCGGAGACAGCGGAAATCATCGTCACTGGTCCTGCGGGTCATTGCCGCGCAACTTCCAGTGGGATGCCTGTGAAGGCAATGATGCACCTGTTGCCGTAGGTTATGGCGACGGTTGCTGGCATGGGAATCAGGTGGACGGGCATACCTCCTGGGATGGGAATCATTCCCACAGCCTTTCCCGGACGGGTGGTGGCCAGCCGCACAACAACATGCAGCCGTCCATCGTCGTGTACATGTTCCAGCGGACAGGCTAGGAGGTGAGGAATATGGCTGAATGGTTACAGATGGCCGCATCCTTGGTATCGGTCCTGATGCTCTGCGGCGTCATCTTTAATTTCAGCGTCATCAAGCCGCTGAATGAATCGGTGCGGAGCCTCCGGGACTGTATCGCAGAACTTCGCCGCCAGCTGTCGGATACGGAAGCCAAGCGGCAGAAGATGGCGGAACGGCTGTCCCGGGTGGAAGCCCTGGCAGAACATGCCCACCGCAGACTGGATGCCATGGAACAGCGGCAGCCGGAACAGGGGGGATGGAAATGAGCTTCTCTGTAGTGCAGAACCGGATCCGCCTTGTGAGGGGTGATTCGGCAGAAATCCGCCTGGTCATTTGCGACCGTGTGACGGGGGAACCTTTCATCCCTGGAAAGCACGATGAGCTGGCGTTCACGCTGAAACAAAACTTTGCCGATGAAAAGCCTGTCCTGACCAAGACACTGGAACAGGGCATCCGGCAGGAAGGGGCGGCGTGCTTCCTGGTTTTCTGGCCGGACGATACCCGGAACCTTCCCTGCGGCCGTTATATCTATGATGTGGAGCTGGTGCGGGAGAACGGATACACCGATACCCTTATTCCGCCCCGGCCTTTTTTCCTGGAAAGGGGCGTGACGGACAATGGCACATAAGGGGAACAACCTTGTCGGCATTCTTTCCATGCCCCAGGCCCCTTCCGGGGACTTTCAGGAAAGATGCATCGTCCCATCCGACGAGGAACAGGTCGTCACCGCTGACAGCGGTCATGCGGCCCTTTCCCGGGTGACGGTAGCTGCCATCCCGTCGAACTATGGCAGAATCAGCTTTAATGGCTATGAGTTGAAAGTCGAGTAAAGGAGCAATCAACATGGCGAAAAACGTAAAAATCAATTCGGTCGTGTATGCGGAAGTGCCGCAGGTTTCCATCCCTTTGGCAGAAGGGCAGGGGACAGCTGTCTTTTATGATACGACCGGGGCTGCGGCGGCATCGGGCGATATCCTGACGGGAAAATCCGCTTTTATCGGGAACGGCTTCGTCGCGGGTTCCATGCCCAATAACGGAGCCATCAGCGGCAGTATCAGCAAGGCCGATGGCACGTATACCATCCCGGCCGGGTTCCATAACGGCAAAGGGGCAGTCCGCATCAGCAGCGAGGAACAGGCCAAGCTGGTCAGCGGGAACATCAAGTCCGGGGTGACGGTCCTCGGCATCAGCGGCAAGTCCAGCGTAGTCGATACCAGTGATGCCACCGCCGCCGCGGGGACGATTGTCAGCGGTAAGACGGCCTACATCAATGGTACCAAGGTGACGGGCAGTCTGACGACCGTTTCCGTTTCCCAGGACAGCCTGACGAAAATCCTGACTGTCGAGTAAGGAGGGAAGGCCATGAAGGTAAATGTGACGATAGCCGGAGCCAGTTACAGCGAAGTGCCATCCATCCTGATTCCCCTAAAAAAAGGCGGCAGGGCACGGTTCTGCGAAGTGTCTGACACAACGGCGAAAGCCGCCGATGTGGCTAAGGGGAAAAAGTTTTATACTTCAGAGGGTGAACTGGTGACGGGGACGGCTGACCTGTCACAGGCAGATGCACGAAAGACGATAACCCTGATTCAAAAAGAGCATCAGACCATTACGCTTACCTGCAACCATCCGGAGTTATCCTCACAAACAGACTCAGATGGAAATACCGTATATGCTACAACGTATCAGGATACCTTGAGCATCAACTTGAAAGCAGATACCGATTATTATGCGGGGAAAATCACTATCAACGGGGAAGAGCAGGAAAACAGCAGTACCAATCCTCAACTTGCTTATATATCGGCACCCATCAGTAATGGCATGATTGTCAGTGCAACCGACGCCGCCCCGATTCCCACTGTTCCTTTTACAGATGTAAGCCTTACGATGACGGGACAGGGCACGCAGTGGCTGACTGGCCATATGCTTATGACGACGAAGCAATCCCCGGAAAGCCCTAAGATAGTCGGCGTGGGGGCTCTGGAAAATGGAAGCCGTAAAGGGCTGCTGTTCCTGTTGGATGAAGAAAAACGATATGCAGGTTGCAAAGTTGAACTTACGACAGGGACAGGAATATCGGATACCACAGAATTGTTCTATGAGAAAGATAATGATCTGGGGGTCATAATGATTGGGGAAATATCAGATGCTTTATATTCTTATCTGGCAGAATCTTCAGAGACAAATGCAGAAGTCATACTGACAGTTAAGGTGGTGGGATGAGTTTGTTTGAGAAAGTGAATATCCCCGACTGTATCGTCATTATCGGTCTGGTCACAGCACTAATCCTGGCGATTTTTTATGCCCTGAACGAACTGGCTATGTCCATTGCGTCAGGGCTTCTCGGTTACATCGGCGGCACCGTGAAGTCCGCCGTTCATCAGAAAGGAGAAGAAAAACATGAAAGTATTCCTGAATCCCGGCCATGCGCCGGGCGGCCATCCCGATCCGGGGGCCGTCAATAGTGAAAGCGGTCTGCGTGAGTGCGATGTCGCTTTGGCAGTCGGTCAATCTGCGGAAAGTTACCTGAATGCGGCAGGAGTAGCAACAGAACTGCTCCAGTCTGACAGCCTGGAGGAAATCTGCGAGGCCACCAATGCCAGTGATGCGGACATCTTCGTGTCCATCCACTGCAATGCCGCTGAATCCGAAGAAGCCAACGGCACGGAAACCTGGGCCTGTGCCGGCAGTTACCGTGGCAGCATGCTGGCTAGTTGCATCCAGAACCAGATTGTCGATGCCCTGGATACGACAGACCGGGGCGTGAAGATTGCCACGCCCGGCGTCAACGGCCTGTATGTCCTCACGAACACGGACATGCCCGCTGTCCTGGTCGAACTGGCCTTCATCACCAATCCTAGTGATGAAGAAATCCTGGCCAATGCTCAGGATGCCTTGGCCAGAGCAGTGGCACGGGGCATCACCGATTACGAACAGCTGATTCTAGGAGGTAAGTGACTATGAATCGTGATGAAATCAAGAAAGCCGTCGCCGATGCCGTCGTATCCTTTGCCAGGAGCGAAGCCGAAGCGGCCATCAAGTCCATCGACCTGGATGATGTCCAGAAGCTGGTGGAAGCGCAGATGAAGAACCTCACAGACCCGCTGGAAGCCGAAATCCAGACCACCACAAGCTGGTGGGTGAAGATCCGGAACAGGCTGTATATCACCTTGATGCAGCAGGCGGTCAAAGCCATCGTGGCTGATGTAAAACAGAAGATTGCATGAAAAGAGCCGGTATGGGACATCGGGAAGGATGTTCTGTACTGGCTTTTTATGTTACAATGAAAAATAAGAACTTTCAATGTCTGGACTGTAAATGGCTGATTGAGAGGAAAGCAACATGTGGAAGGTACTCACCGAAGAATTAAATCAAATCGGCTCTGAAGGCGGCAAGATTCTAAAAGATGAAGAATATAAAGGACAATGCCGTATTACCTTAGAACGATGCATTCGTTACGATGCCATCACCTGTGGTGTGTACGGCGAAATGGTTCACACTGCTTATTCTGATGCCAAAGATTCATCTTCTCTGTATGAATCAATGAAGAAAGAACTGCAGATGTTCATTGATGCAGATTTCGATGATGAAGAGAAACGTAGTGACTTTTATGAAGTCTTTGTAAATCGGTATTAAGAATAGCCGTAAGCCCTGTTTTTACTTGATATTGTTCGCTTAATGGTATAAAATCAGACATACGTAAATTCTGGAGATAAGTAATCATGGAATATATGACGGTTAAGGAAGCTTCTAAGAAGTGGAATATTACTATGCGACGTATTCAAGTGTTATGCAGCGAAGGAAGAATTGAAGGCGCTTTTCGTTTCAGTAGAGTGTGGGCAATTCCGATTGATGCACTTAAACCTATCGATGCAAGAATACATACAGGAAAATATATAAAAGCCAATAAATAAAGAAAGTAGAGTTGTTCATATGGATAAGAAAAAAACTGCGATTTCATTGTTTTCAGGTGCGGGAGGAATGGATGTTGGCTTTGAAAAAGCGGGAATCCAAGTTCTTGTTGCAAACGAAATTATGCCAGAAGCATCAGAAACTTATAAAGCCAATCATCAGGAAAGCAGAATGATTAATGATGACATCAACAATGTCATTAATGAGCTTGATAAGTATTCTGGAGTAGATTTTGTTTTTGGGGGGCCGCCTTGCCAAGGGTTTTCTGTAGCGGGTAAAATGGACCCTGATGATAGTCGAAGTAAATTGATTTTTACATTTCTGGATGTTATAAAAAAAGTACGGCCCAAGGCATTCGTGATGGAAAATGTAAAAGCTTTGGCAAAGTTAGAAAAGTGGGGGGACGTCAGAAAACGATATTTAGATACAGCCGCAATGTTAGGCTACCAATGCTTACCCTTTGTTTTGAATGCAACTGAGTTTAATGTTTCGCAAAAAAGGGAACGTGTATTTTTTGTTGGGGTTAGGGATAATTCAGACATCTTTTTCGAGTACCATATGAATGAGCTTTTAGATGAGGAAAAGAAAAAAGCCCCTATCATTAGAGACTTATTAAAAGATTTAGGAAAGGCTGGTACGGATAAAAACCCAAATACATGTACGGCCAAAATTACATTCGCAACTCATCCAATTATGAGAAAATCACCATATGCAGGAATGTACTTCAATGGCCAGGGAAGACCAATCAATATCGATGGATATGCAAATACGCTGCCAGCTTCTATGGGAGGAAACAAAACTCCTTTTGTAGATGAAGAATATTTGTACGGAAAGGCTGATGAAGACTGGGTAGTAAAATACCATAAAGGATTACTTGATGGATCAATAACTCCCCAATTCGAAGAAGCTCCAAAACGATTACGTCGTTTGACAATCAATGAAGCTATTCGTATACAGACTTTCCCTGATGACTATATTTTTTGTGGAAATAAAGGGAAAATATATACACAAATTGGTAATGCTGTACCTTGCAATCTAGCCGAGGCTGTAGCTAAAGCTACATTGAAGTACATGGAGAAGTATGAGTAAGGAACTCATATTTCTCCATCTTTATTAGTCAAATATGCTTCAACCCAAAAATTTGTTGACCTAAGGCGTCTAGGTATGCGATGACTTCTTCTTTGAATTTAGTGTCATGCGCAACTTTTAGAATGAACTTCATAAATTCTTTAGTGTCTGGTTCGGCGATACAGTTCAGTAAGCTAGAAAAGAATTCGTTATAGGGTACTACACGTAAGAAAAAATTTTTACTTAGATATTCTTGCTGAATATCATTAATGAAATCTGATTCAGGACATGCTCGAGGACCAAAAATAAATAACATATGATTTCCGCCTGCAGTAATAACTTTATCTGCAGCATGTCGAACATCTGGTTCAGAGAAATTTTTATCTTTTAATTCGTTAGAAGAAATTAACTCATTATCGACGTAGATATCTAAATCGCTGACTTCTCGTCCTGACGCACCGCTTTGATTAACGGGATGGACTTCGACTCTTGCACCAGGACGGTCTTTATAAATTAAATGATACGTTCCTGCAACCATTAAAGTAAGAATTTCACCTTCGAAGCTTTCTTTCAGCGCTTTTATGATGTATGTCCATAACAAAGCTGGGGTATTCGAAGTTTCACGTACATAGAAATTCAAAGATTTTTTTTGTGCATCTCGTAATTTGATTAATTTACAGAGTAAGTACACCAAACAATCAAATGCATCTTGTGATGTTTTTATTGTAGGTAAATTATCACATAATGCATTTAATATATTTTGGTCATTTCCTCTGCGAACTGCGTTGGTTTTGCTTAGTTCAGGGAACCGGGCCGGTTTGTTTAAAAAAGGTTCATTAGAGCCACCCATCGCTTTTTTTAAGACTTCCATCTCAAAAGGCACAATTACTTTATGACAAATTGTTCTTGCGTCATAGGCTCCTGGAAGCGTTGATTTCTTTTGAAGACAAAGAGGATTTATTTTTTCATCAGTAGCTTTAGATAAAAGAGCTGTAAACAGTACATATTTATAAGTCAGATGGGTGTTGTCAATAACATAATCAATTAACTCTTCATGTGTACAAGTTGACTCTGGATTATAACTCGCAACAGCATATGCTTTTTTTAGTATTTTTTCTGCTTCTTCTCGCATTCCCATAATTAATCATTCCTTTTAAATAGATGAAATTCTTTTTTTGTAAATCCCATGTCCAAAGCCCGGTAAAGAAACCGGGCAGCAATGGAGGAGTAGGGCTTCCACTTTTTACATTTCTTTTCTATGGATGCTCTCGACACATCTTCTGTTTTATAAAGCCATTTGTAGCTTTGTAAAAAAGCAACGTCTTCGAATGGCAGGATATCCTGTCTGTCCAGGACGAAGATCAAATACATCTTTGCAGTCCAAGTACCAATGCCGCGAAGACTGACTAATTCTTTGAGCGCAGCTTCATCTGTCATATCAGGAAACTTCGTAAAATCAAGTTCTCCTGTCAAGACGGCTGAAGCTGCGTTTTTTATATAGTTAGCCTTCGCAGTAGAAGTACCGATTGCCTTGATTTCCTCAACGGAGAGCTTTGAAATAGACTCCGGGGTTATCTGACCAGCACATAATTCTTCAAACCGCCCATAGATTTTGGCTCCGGCTTTTATCGACAGCATCTGCTCGATGATTTCATGGATCAGAAAAGGAAAGGGATTATCAGTGTGTGGTTCATAGGTAATCGGGCCAACCATGCTGATGACTTTTGTCAGTCGTTTATCTTTTTTGCATAAATATTGGACAGAAGGGCTGTCTTGATTCAAGGTGACGATAGCGGCCATAGAAGCTCCTTGTGTACACACCGTCTGTAAATTTTCTAAGCCGTGGTGTGTTTATATTGAGTTTCTTTAATTATAACACACTGAAACGACAGCTACTATAGGTACAGCACAGCCGTACTTATTATTTAGTACGAGTAATGAAAAATCGGATGCTCACATGGGCATCCGTATTTTTTTGCCATCAAAGTACTTAACGATAGCTGTTCTGTCCTATTACTCCTAAAAGCTAAATTTTCAGGAGGTGTCCTCGATGACGGACGAACAGAAACAACAGATCATTGCCCTGCGCCGGGATGGGGCGGGGTATGGCAGGATTGCGGCGCGGCTCCAGATTTCCATCAACACGGTGAAGTCGTTCTGCCGACGGCACAGTCTTGCTGCCAGTACAGCGGGGGCAGTCTGTGAGCAGTGTGGAAAGCCGATTGAACAGAATCCGGGACGGAAGCGGAAAAGGTTCTGCTGCGATGTCTGCCGGAATAAGTGGTGGAATGCACATCTGGAGCTGGTGAAGCGGAAAGCAGTCTACACCTATACCTGTCCGGCTTGCGGGAAGAAATTCACTGTCTACGGCAACAGCCATCGGAAGTTCTGCTCCCATGCCTGCTATATTGCATACCGGTTCGGAGGTGTCCGCCATGGATAAGAGGTCGTTTCAAAATGAAACAGCCTTCCAGGTGGTGATGCATCTGGCAAGGCGGATGCTGGCCGAAAAGCTCATCACCGGGAAGGAGTACCGGGACTTCGTGCAGGAGATGATCCGCCGCTATCCGCCGTTTTCCGGGGACTTATACACTTGATAATTGTATCAAACAGAGTGATATATAGTGTCGAAAGGAGCTGATTCTATGCGGACTATCCGTAAGATTGAACGACGCATACCAAATTTGAAGCAGCGAAAGAAAGTCGCAGCCTATGCCCGCGTATCCATGGAATCGGAGCGGATGCACCATTCCCTTTCGGCGCAGGTCAGTTATTACAGCAGCCTCATCCAGAAGAACCCGGACTGGGAATACGCCGGGGTCTATGCCGACTATGGCATCTCTGGGACGGGGATGAAGAAGAGGCAGGAATTCCTGCGGATGCTGGAAGATGCCGAAGCCGGGAAGATAGACATCATCCTGACCAAGTCCATCCAGCGCTTCGCACGCAACACCGTAGACCTTCTGCGTACCGTCCGGCATTTGAAAGAGCTAGGCGTCGAAGTCTGGTTTGAAAAAGAGAATATCCATACCATGAGCGGGGACGGCGAGCTGATGATGACCATCCTGGCCTCCTTCGCCCAGGAAGAGAGCCGTTCCATCAGCGAAAATGTCAGATGGAGAGTGAAGAAACGATTTGAGCAGGGGAATCCTAACGGGCGGTTCCGTGTTTACGGGTATCGTTGGGAAGGGGATACCCTGGTGATAGTCCCCAAGGAAGCGGCTGTTGTCAGACGCATCTTCCAGAATTTCCTGGATGGCAAGTCACGTCTTGAAACCGAACGGGAATTTGCTGCCGAAGGCATCACGACCCGGAATGGCCGCCGCTGGATGGATTCCAACATCAGGGTTGTCCTGACCAATGTTACCTATACCGGCAATATGCTTTTCCAGAAGGAATATGTGACGGATCCAATCCTCAAGAAGCGGAAGAAGAACCGGGGAGAACTTCCTAGGTATTATGTTGAAAATACGCATGAGCCTATCATCGACAAGGAAACCTTTGATTACGTGCAGCAGGAGATGGCGCGGCGAAAGGAACTGGGGGCGCTGGCCAATAAGTCCTTGAATACGACCTGCTTCACGGGGAAAATCAAATGCGGCATCTGCGGTCGGAGTTATATGCACAATCGCCGCACAGACCGGGGCTTTGAAGAATTCTGGGATTGTGGCTCCCATAAGCTGAAAGGCCGGAATTGCGGCGCAAAAGGAAGTATCCCGCATGCAGTCCTTGTAAAGGAGAGTACAGAAGTCCTAGGCCTGGATGATTTCGATGAGCAGGCCTTCCTTGACCAGGTCGAAAAGATAGTAGTGCCAGAATACCACGTGATGGTTTTCTGTATGAAAAACGGACAGAAGCTTATCCGGCACTGGGTATCAACGGCGAAAAAGGATTGCTGGACCGATGAGTATAAGGATCGCCAGAGGGCATGGATGAAAAACTACATGGCCAATGGCAAGGGAACACGGTTCTCCGCCTTTACGACACGTGTCCGGTGCGCCTTGTGCGGATCCTCTTTCCGGAGGTGCAAAACGAAGCATGACAGGCCTGTTTATTGGCGATGCAGCAAAGGCGGCAAATGTGAATCGGTCAGCATCCGGGAAGATGACCTGAAGCGTGTGGCCGCAGAGGCCATGGGGTTAGAGGACTTTGATGAGGATAGATTCCGGGGAAAAGTGGAATCTATCGAAGCCGGAAAGCCAGACTGCTTGACTGTCCATTTCAAGAGTGGGAGAACAGAAGAGATTTCTTATACGCCTACGCCATCCAAGCGGCGTCCCAAGGCACGGAGAAAGGAGAGCGGAGAAAAGTGGCAAAGACAGTAAGGGCCATCCCGGCCACCATCAGCCGTTATACGGCGGCTCCGATTAACAGCCGGAAGAAGCGGAGAGTAGCGGGCTATGCCAGGGTTTCCACGGACCATGATGACCAGATCAGCAGCTATGAAGCACAGGTCGATTATTATACGAACTATATCAGGGAACGGGATGACTGGGAATTTGTCGGCATCTACACCGATGAAGGCATCTCGGCTACCAACACGCGTCACCGCGATGGCTTCAAGCGGATGGTCAGGGATGCCATGGATGGGAAAATCGACCTCATCGTCACAAAATCAGTCAGCCGCTTCGCCAGAAATACCGTAGACAGCCTGACAACGGTACGCAAGCTCAAGGACAAGGGCATCGAGATATATTTCGAGAAGGAAAATATCTGGACGCTCGATGCCAAGGGCGAACTCCTCATCACCATCATGAGTTCCCTGGCGCAGGAAGAAAGCAGGAGCATCTCGGAAAACGTCACCTGGGGCCATCGGAAGCGATTCGCTGACGGGAAGGTGTGTGTGCCGTTCGGCCATTTCCTTGGCTATGACCGGGGACCGGACGGGAATCTGGTCGTCAACCGGGAACAGGCCAAGACGGTGAAACTGATTTACCGCTTGTTCCTGGACGGGTATACCTTCCACTCCATTGCCAGGGAGCTGACTTCCAGAGGGCTGGAAACTCCGGCAAGAAAGAAACGCTGGTATCCGGGGACGGTAGAGAGCATCCTGACAAATGAGAAATACAAGGGCGATGCCCTGCTGCAGAAGCGGTTCACCGTCAACTTCCTGACCAAAGAAACGAAAGCGAATGAAGGGGAAGTGCCGCAGTACTATGTGGAAAATAACCACGAAGCCATCATCAGCCCGCAGGTCTTCGACTGGGTACAGGAAGAAATCAAGCGGCGGCGTGAAGGCAGGGGACGTTACAGCGGCGTATCCATCTTCTCCAGCAAAATCAAGTGCGGCCAGTGCGGAGGCTGGTACGGGGCCAAGGTCTGGCATTCGACCGACAAGTACCGCAGAACCATCTACCGATGCAACGATAAGTTCAAGAGCCATTGCAAGACACCACATCTGACAGAGGATGATATCAAGGAAGCCTTCGTCCGGGCCGTCAATCAGCTCATCGAAAACAAAGCGGACGTACTTGACAGCATCACACTGCTGAAGGAACGGCTCACTGACACAGAAGACTTGGAAGAGGAGCGGGACAGGATAAGCACAGATTTGAACCTGCTGGCCGACAAGATACAGCAGCTCATAGCCGAGAACGCCAGGGTCGCGCAGAACCAGGATGATTATGACCGGAACTACAACGAACTGGTCAGTCGGTATGAAGCAGCGAAGACGCAGTACGACAAGACCTGTGAAGCCATCCAGTATCGCAAGGCCCGGAGCCGTCAGATGGACAGCTTCATCAAGGAGCTTAGGAATCAGGATCTCATTAAGGAGTTCGATGCCCGGCTGTGGGGCAGCCTGGTGGATTTCATCACAGTGTACAGCAAAGACGATATCCGGGTGACCTTCAAGGACGGGACGGAAATCAGAGCATAAGCAGGAAAAAAGGATTACGGCAGAGAATCCAAGAGGAAACGCAGGATTCTCTGCCGTATTTTTGATGAAGAAAATCGGAATATGATATAATAGTAAGGGTTTCAGGTGTGCGAAGTTTGAGTGAGATATAAATGTTTGGCGAAATATTTTTGCGTGATGGCCCTCTCTGCCCATCGGCAATACCGATGCTATCAAGCCCCTTTAAAATACTAAATTATCAAAAATTCGTTTTGCCGCCTCCGCAATCATAGCGTCGTCAGATTTTGCATTTTTTTCCGTGCGGCGCGACATTATCGCCATGACAATGGGTTTGCGATTGGGCGGATAAATCACGGCAATATCATTCCGCGCCCCATAATCGCCTGAACCGCTCTTGTCGATAACTTTCCAACCTTGCGGAGTTTCTGCCTTGATAAGCGTGTCGGTTATGGAATTGTCGCTCATCCAATCAATCAGCAGTTTTTTCTTGTCGTCGCTCAAAATATCGCCGAATATATAGACTTGCAAATTTTTTACCATCTGTCTCGGCGTGCTAGTATCACGATTATCTTTTGGATTGAAAAGATTAAGTTCAGGTTCATTTCGCGCAGGTTTGGTAGTTTTGTCGCCAATATTTTTAAGTGCCACCTTGAAATTTTCCACGCCGCCGATCTCCTGCAAAATTAAATTTGCCGCCGTGTTGTCACTCCACCTGAGCGATGCCGAACAAATTTCCGCCAGCGTCATGCCATCAGCAACATGGTCTTTGGTGATTGGCGCGTAGGACAAAATATCTTCCGCCGAAAACTTACGAATTTCATTCAAATCGGAGGTATTTTTTTGTCTTAGCAATTCTGCAGCCGTAAAAACTTTGTGTGTCGAGCAGTAGGAAAAACGCGTATCAGGTTTGTAGCAAATTTTTTTTCCATTCTCCATGTCAACGGCGTAAACACCAATCACGGCGTTATATTTATTTTCCAGATCAGCAAGATTTAATTTCTGCCGCGCTTGACAATCCTGAAGGCAGAAAACCATCAAGCCACAGATTATCAAAAACAAAAAACAAAATTTCTTCATAATAACCTCCTACTATCTGTTGAACGACCCGCCAAATTCAACGGGTCGTATTGGCTCAATAGAGCGTGATCATCAGCAATTAGCACTCTTATTGCCATTACTAATACATCACTTCATACAATCAAAGATGCAGTCACTTGCACTTGTCAACAAAAATTGGACACAAAACTAAAAAAATCAGGCATAAAAAACGAATCGATGTACAAGATTCATCAACTTTTCTGACATCCTTCAAGCTTGTTAGACAAACCATGCCATCGATAATGCAGACGAGATCAGCAGATGGGCGTGTGACGTTCCCGATACTGCTTCGGCGTCAGGTAGCCTAAGGAATAGGCTGGCCTCTGTTCATTGAAGAAAAGAATGTAGTCATCCACCTCCTCCTTGACCGGTTTCTCGCCGGTCACATGCAAGTCCATGAACAGCTCCGCCTTGATCCATCCATTGATGGACTCCATAGCGGCATTGTCTGTGGGGGTCCCGGCACGTGACATGGATCGGGTGATGCCGTACATGGGCAATAGCTCGTTGTAGGCTTTGGAGGCGTAGACCGATCCCTGGTCAGAATGGAGAACCATTTGGTGCTCCGGATGCCGTTTTTGCCACTCAATCAGATTTTCCAGTCCGCTGATGTAAGTCATGCGATCACCGCGTTTTGCAGAGAGGGAATGACTGACAATCTCATTGTTCCATAGATCCATATAAAGAGTCAGTTCATGGTAGATGCCTTTCACATAAAAAGCGGTCATATCACTCACGATGCACTGCATTGGCCCATCGATCTGCATTTCAGACATGAGCAGGTTGGGAAATATCCGCGCTGGATCGCCAGCCTTCTTGTACCTGTAGTGCTTGGATTTGCTCTTGATTCCCGCAATCCTACAGCATTTGTGGGCATAGGGATCGGACAGGACAATCTCTTTGTCCAACCGTATCTTGGCGTTCAGCCAGCGATAGCCGTGCGATGGATACTTCCAATGGTACTCCTGGAACAGCAGGACGTTGCTCAAAAGGCGCTTTTCTTTGCCCGACGGCTGAGAAAGATGTTTTTTCCAAGCGTAGAAACTGCTCCTCTGGATGCCCATTGTCTTGCAAAGAAGCTTCACCGGAATTTCTCCGGATAGTTCCATGACTCAAACTTCGCAGTTGCTAAGCTGCTGATTTATTCTTAGCAGCAATCTGCAAAATAAAAATAACATAAGCCATCTCCATTTTGTATAATGAAGTAACCAAAATCCATAACACAAACGGAGGGCTTATGCTATGAATATTGTACCACATCATCATCACTCCTGTGAAGCCGCTTCTTCCAAGATTCAGCAATTCTTTACTGAGTTCCATGTTAGCCAGATCCTGCGGAGCTGCAATGCCTACAAGTTGCGCGGCTTTGCAGTCATGGCCATCTTCCTCGTCGCGTTTGAGGCGGCGTTCCAGCGGCGTTCCTTCTACCAACGGAAGAAGGATGCGCCAGAGTCCATCCCGTTTGAGCGGGATACGTTCTACCGCTTCCTGAACTCCTGCGCCATCCATTGGCGCAAGTTCACGCTGCTCCTGGGCACAGCCATCATTCAGAAGGCCATCGCACCGCTGACGAGCGGGGCGCGCAGGAATGTCCTCATCATCGACGACTCGCTGTTCAGCCGCAACCGCTCCAAGAAAGTAGAGCTGCTGGCCCGCGTCTACGACCATGTCAGCGGCACGTACATGAAGGGCTTTCGCATGCTCACGCTCGGCTGGAGCGACGGGAATACCTTCCTGCCGCTCAGCCACTGCCTGTTGTCCTCGTCATCGAAGCAGCAGCAACTGCAGGGCGCGTCGGAAGACGTTGACCCGCGCAGCAACGGCGGCAAGCAGCGCAAGCTGGCACAGTGCAAGGCTCCAGAAGTAGTCCTAACGTTACTGCAGGAAGCGCGTGAGACAGGTGCCCCTGCCCAGCACGTCCTGTTCGACTCATGGTTCTGCTCACCGGCATCGCTGCACCAGATCCATGAACTCGGCTACGACGTCATCGCGCGTGTCAAGAAAAGCGAGAAGATGCACTTCTGTTTCCAAGGCCGCATGCAGGACGTCATGGCCATCTACCGGAGCCAGAAGAAGCGCCGCGGGCGCTCCGCTTACCTGCTCTCCGTAGAGGCCGAGGCCGTCAAGGATGGCGAGCGCCTTCCCGTACGGCTGGTCTATGTCCGCAACAAGAACAAGCGCAGCGACTACCTCGTCCTGGTCTCGACGGACCTGACACTGTCAGAAGAAGAGATCATCCAGACTTATGGCAAGCGCTGGAACATCGAGGTCTTCTTCAAGATGTGCAAGTCCTACCTGAAGCTGGGCAAAGAGACGAGATCCATCTCCTACGACGCCCTGACCGCTCACACGGCCATTGTCTTTGCGCGGTACATGATGCTCGCTTTAGAGCAGCGGCGCAACATGGATGAACGGAGCCTTGGCGAGCTTTTTTATCTGACGATGGACGAGTTAGAAGACCTGCATTATCTGGACGCTCTGGCCTCACTCCTGAGCCTGCTGATGGACTGCGCGAAAGAAGCAGAGATTCTTGACGAAGAGCAGGTTAACCAGCTGCTCGATCTGTTCATGGCAAAACTGCCCGATTTATGGGGAAAGTGCCTGAAACAGTGTGCATGATGTGATGACGACGGATGTCTGAAAACCCGATGAATCCTTGTCTCATAAGGGTTTCAGGTGTGCGAAGTTTGAGTCCATGATTACTTGATAATCTTGTTGCCGTACAGAATTACAGTACCATCCCCCTTCACCTCGTAGCCTTTTTTTAGCCGTGCCTCGGTTATCTTGGCCTTGATTAGTTCCTGGATAAGTTCTTCCTTTGTCATCGCCTTCAGTTCATCCAGCTCTGCCGGAGCTTTCTTGAACGAGGGCGCACAGATGCTTCTTCGTCCCTGCTTGGGCGGCAACTGGTTGGCATCCCGGTACATTCTCATGTAATTCCGTGCCGTCTGCTCATTGATAACGTATTCCTCTGCAGCTTCATACCGGCTGATTTCGCCGTCGTAAATGCGGCGGCCAATGTCCAATCTCTGTTCTTTTGTGTACTTCACGGCAAACCTCCTGTCCTGTGAGGGAGAATTTCTGTCCGATAATTAATTTCGTACTATCCGTACAGTATACACCGTATGTCCAAAAATTACCCCCTCCGTGTCCAATTTTAGTTTACCACTTCAAGATTCACCACAAACCAAACACGAGAGGTGCTACGTGATGTCTCAATCATACACCAGTCAGCCGACAGTTAGCAACCCCCATTTCAAATGGGGGTTTATTTGGAACCCCTCCGGGGTTTTGTACTGACACCTGCCTATGGCAGGTCTAGCAAATCGTCTTTGTACTTACAGCCGCCTATGGCGACTCTTTCGCTTATTCGTCTTACTTACTTCTCGAACTTATCGCTTTCTTCTTGCTCTGAAATGTAACGCTTGATAACTTCTTCGTTGATATTCCCGACGGTTTCTACATAATAGCCTCGTGCCCAGAGATGCCGTTCTCCCCATCTGGCTTTTATCTCGGGATGCCGGTCGTATATCATTAACGCACTTTTCCCTTTGATATAGGCTACTACGTCTGATATATTCAACTTCGGCGGTATCCCGAGATACAGATGCACATGATCCACGCATGCAGCTCCCTTGATCAGTTCCACTTTCTTCATCTCGCACAATTTTCGGATGATTTCAACCAAATCTTTCCTCATTTGCCCGTAGAATACTTTCTTGCGATATTTTGGGATGAATACGATATGATATGTGCAATTCCATTTGGTATGAGCTATACTATTGTTGTCCATTTGGACTCCTCCTTTGTTAGCTAAAGTGGTTTGCTAGACCCTCTTTATTCTAACACTGGAGGATTTTTTATACTCTAGGCAAAGCTACGGCTCCACCGGGTCCCCCATCTCAGATGGGGGCTTAATATACGAATACAGTTAACAGACTCCTGACGACTTTTTCTTCCTTGTTCCCATCTGCGACGAGACGGACGCGCCATCTGCTGGCGTGGTTACTCATTGCTCAACTGGCTCTGGAGTCGGCGCCGTCGGTGCGCTGCCTGTTCCGGCAGTTCCTATCGAAGCAGACGGACGCATCGCTCAACAGCTATTACCGCGCCCTTGGCAACGGCCTCGTCACGGATGCATCCATTCGCCAGGCCTTGGCGCTGCAGGCGCTTGCCATAGTGCCAGAGGCACTGCGGCAGGAGCCTATCCTGCTCAGCGTGGACGACACGTCCATTGCCAAGTGGGGCAAGCACTTCGACGGTGTAGGCATCCTGTACGACCACGCCAAACACGATGGCAAGTCCTATTTCAATGGGCATGCCTTCGTCAGCCTGACGATGAGCGTGCCGGTCCTCCATGAGACCGCAGGCAAGCAGCAGATCCGTTATATCGCGGTGCCGATTGGCTACGTCATGAGCAACGGCGAAGCCTCGAAGCTGACACTTGCCTGCCAGCTTCTCGATGAAGTCATGCCAATCCTTGAAAAACGCCAGGTCATCCTGCTCTTCGATAGCTGGTACGCCAAGCGCGAGTTGCTCGCACATGCTCTCAGCTATCCGAATCTCAATGTGACCTGCAATGCACGCCACGATACGGCCATGTTCGAGTTGCCGGATTCGACGGCAGGCCGTCGCGGCCGTCCACCAAAGTACGGTAAACGCTTGATGCTGGACGAGATTGCCAATGATCTCACGAATTACCTTTGCCGGATGGACAACTATTTTGTTGCTCACCGTCTGGTGAAAACGCGCATCTTTGGCGACCATACCGTCCATGCCTATGTGACGCTGAGCAAGAGTGGCTCGTACCGTCTCTTTTTCAGCACCATAGATCCGATGGCGCTGCACATGAGCATTGCTTGGCAGGAGAACAAAGGGCTCCGCAACACCAGCTCCAAGCATATGGCGATTTACCCGCTCAAGCTCTACAAGCTCCGCTGGGGCATTGAGACGAACTACTACGAGCAGAAGATGTTCTGGGAGCTCGGCAGCTACAAAGTTCGCACAAAGACTGCGATTGAGCATCTGCTGAACCTAACGAATTCCGGGCACGCTCTCATGAAGATCCTGCCGTATGAGGACGAGCGGCTGAACACCTACCGGGACAAGAGCCCGCAAGAGCTGCGGCACGCGCTAAGCCAGCAGATCCACAAGGAAGTATTTTTCGCCACTTTGGTGTCCAAAGCCCAAAGTAGCATAAATTCAAGCACATTGCTCAAGGCTTTGCAAGCATTGGCTTGGGGCGATGAGCAAGCGGCTTAAAAGCTGTAAACTGTTGTATAATAGTAGAAAATTATGGAACTCAGGGACGGCAGGTGAAGCGACAATGGAACGGATTGAAGGAACAGTTACAACGGCAATATCGTATGCCAAGAGTATCGATGAGAAAGCGAGGGAACAAATCCGCCGCATGTGCAGCTATGAGCTGACGAAGGGGAGCCGGGTGCGGATTATGCCGGACGTCCATGCCGGGAAAGGCTGTACGATTGGTACGACGATGACAATCACAGACAAGGCAGTACCGAACATCGTCGGCGTGGACATCGGCTGTGGCATGTATACGATTGCTCTTGACAAGCAGCCGATTGATTTTGCCAGACTCGATGAAGCGGCTCACATCGTACCTTCCGGGATGAATGTCTGGCCTGAGAAACAGGCTGACTTCAATTTGCAGCGGCTCTATTGTTATGACAAGCTGAAAAAACTGTCTTGGATTGCCTGCAGTATCGGTACCCTGGGAGGCGGGAATCATTTCATCGAGGTCGATAAAACCCATGATGGTCGACATTATCTCGTCATCCATACAGGAAGCCGGAACCTGGGAAAACAGGTGGCGGAGATTTATCAGCGCATGGCCGTTGAGCTGAATGCCCATGATGAAACACTGGAAGAACGGCTCCAGCATATCATAGCAGAATACAAGGCAGCAGGACGGCAAAAAGAAATCCAGAAGGCCATCCAGCAGGCGAAGTCAGAACAACGCAGAGAAAAGCTGCCGGAAGATCTTTGCTTTGTCTCCGGAAAATACCTGAGGCAGTATCTGCATGATGTGGCTCTTTGCCAGCAGTTTGCTAGACTGAACCGGGAGCAGATTGCCAAAAAACTGCTGGAAAGAGCCGGCCTTCAGCCCGGCGAAGCGTTTCATACCATTCACAACTACATCGATGTCGATGAGATGATTCTCAGAAAAGGAGCCATCGCCGCACATAAGGGTGAAAAGGTTCTCATTCCCATCAACATGCGTGACGGAAGCATCCTGGCACTCGGCAAAGGCAATGCCGAGTGGAATTACTCTGCCCCGCACGGCGCAGGCCGCATCATGTCCCGTACCCAGGCAATCAAAGAGCTTTCCCTCAAGGAATACCAGCAGGAGATGGCAGGCGTATATACAACATCGGTAAACGAAGGTACCATTGACGAGGCTCCTATGGCCTACAAATCCCTTGACGATATCTTGGATGTCATCGGTGACACCGTGGACGTTATCGACGTGATGAAACCAGTCTATAATTTCAAGGCGGCAGAGGAGAAGCATTTCTAAAGCATCGGGAAGTGAAGTGACATATATGGAAAAACTAGGGTGCATGAAACGGATTGATGACTTGCGGTCTATCTGGCCGCATGAGGAACAGGATTTTTCAAAATGGCTTGCCCAAAAAGAAAATCTGGAACAGCTGAGTGATGCCATTGAAATTGACCTAGAGCTTGAGGAAACGGAATCTCCAGTAGGAAGTTTCAGTGTAGACATCTACGCCCGCGAAAGCGGGAGTTCCCGTGGGATTATCATCGAGAATCAGCTGGAAGATACCGACCATGATCATTTGGGAAAAATCATTACGTATGCGGCAGGGAAAGACGCTGAAATTATAGTCTGGATTGTCAAAAGGGCTCGTGATGAGCATAAACAGGCTATCGGATGGCTGAATCAGCATACGGATGAAAATATTGGTTTTTTCCTGATTGAAATTGAACTCTGGCGCATTGGGGATTCGCTGCCAGCACCACGGTTTAATGTTGTAGAACGTCCCAACGAATGGGCAAAAACGGTGAAAGCTGCAGAAACCCTGACGCCGCTGCGGAAATTCCAATTGAACTTCTGGCAGCAGTTCTGTGACTATGCCTTCGATAAAGACAGTAAGTTCAGCAAGAGCTTCTCATGCAGAAAGGCTTTCGCGACCAATTGGTACAACCTGAGTACCGGCGTATCATCTGTGGTGGTAGAATTTACAATCAACACATCCCGCCATCGGGCGACAGCGGGCTTGTATGTTGCCAAGGGGAAGGATTGGTATAGGCAGCTGAAAGATAATCAAGATACGATAGAAAAGGAATTAGGCGCTTCCATTGAGTGGTCAGAAGGTGAAAAAGATGGACGTATGCTTTTGACCAAGGAGCTTGATGCGGCGTTTGATAGAAAAGAATATAAAACTTACTTTGACTGGTTCATGGAAAAAGCACTTCTGCTCAAGAAGATAGCCAATCAGTACAACAACGATTGAAGTGAACACGGGGGTGTTCAAAATCCCTGCTATCGTTCGATTGTATCAAATACAGACACCTTTGAGATTCCTCATGTGAAAGAGGTGGTGTTCCTGTGAAAGCACCAGATTTCCAATTCTTGAGAACGGACCCGGTAAACCTGAAAAGGTATCTGCCGGTTTTCCTATATCTGAGCCCGGAATTCAAAGCCATCCAGGACAGTTTGCAGAAAGAGCACGAACGTCAGCGGCTGGCCCAGATTGACGTAACCAAACAGTTCCACGCGGAAACGGCTACCTGGGGCATGGCGGCCTGGGAGCGTATGCTGGGCATCAATGTGAATACCAGTGTGGACCTGGAGACCAGACGGGCATCCGTACTGGCCAAAATGGGGAAGCCGCCCACGGTGACTCCCGCTTTCCTGACCAGGATGATTAACCTGTTCACCACAGTGGCTGCCACGCAGATTGTGGAACATCCATCCGAGTATACGGTGGATATTTACCTACCCGATAGCGGAACGCACGATTTCACGAAAATAGACGAGGCTGTGAATACCTACCTGCCAGCCCACCTAGGCCGCACCTACCACTTCAAGACCCATCTGGATGCATCCGAGTACATCGGTACGGTAATTCGGATGGCGTCCAGGGGCGTGGAATGCGGCCTGCTGGCCAACGACGAAGTGCTGCAGACGGCTGTTCTGTGGTCCGTGGATACGCCGGTATTCGAGATAAAAGACGATGCCATCCACCTGACAGAGCTTGGCCTCAAGGCGAACACGGTATGGAACGCCAATACCAGCACAGTGTCTCCCGCTACTGCAGCCCCGGTGGGTGCTACGGATGACGTCTTCGTCATTAACAGTGATGGAACGATACGAGTAAAGGAGTAAGACAATGGCTGAATTTCATCAATGTGTCACCACAAAACAGGGCCTCAACCTGATTGCCCTGTCCAGGGTGAACAAATGCCCTTTGGTGTTTACGAAAATGGCCATCGGCGACAGCAGACCGACGGACACCAGCACCATCAGTGCCATGACGGCCCTGGTCGACGAGAAGCTGACCAGCGACATCACTAGCCTGAAGAAAATCAAGAACACTGACACTACGGAAGGCCGGTACGCAGCGTTCGGGAAATTCTCGAACAGCACGCTGGCCACCGGGTTCCACATCTCTGAAGTGGGCCTGTGGGCCAAGGTAGAATCTTCCTACTACACCGGGGACAGCTGGGATGGGTACACCGGGGATGCTGTCCTGTTCTGCTATGGGTACGCCGACGAAGGAAAAACGGACTGGCTGCCCAGCAAGGATACCCCCATGACGCCCCAGGAAGTCGGTATCTACACCAGCGTGGGTGACGCTGAAACCGTATCCGTCCATGTATCAGATACCCAGACGGTAGGGGAAGCAGAGTTCCAGGCCCACCTGACGGACGTCAACGCCCACAGCGACTTCAAAGGTTGCACGTCGACCGCTAACGGGCAGCGGGGATTTGTTCCCCGTCCCATGGCCGGCCAGGACAACGAGTACTATCTGAACGCTGACGGTACCTGGAAGCAGGTCAAGCAGCGGTCCGTCAAGGACATCATCGACATCATCTATCCGGTTGGATTTGTCATCGCTACCACTGGCGACCAAAACCCAAACCAGCTGTGGGCAGGCACGACTTGGAAACGCACGTTGCAGGGCCGTGTGCCTATCGGAGCTGGCGAATATTGGGAGAACGGGAAAAAGTTTAGCTATTCCGTGGGGGATACGGGCGGCGAAGCTGAACACAAACTCACTGAAAGTGAACTAGCACCTCACACCCACAGAGCTTCTGCGGCTTGCAGTACTAACGGCGCTCATTACCACGGTGGGAGAGGTGACGTAAAACAAAACAATCCATTGGGCGAATATTCGTCACAAGGTGGGTATGCTGGGGCATCCGGAACAGATCACGATAACTACCTCGGAAAAACCACGACTGACGGCGCACATTCCCACGCTGTCACCGTTTCTTTGGGCACGTCTGGGACTGGTGAAGGACATGAAAACCGCCAACCGTATCAGGGCGTGGCATATTGGGAAAGAACGGCTTAACGGGCTGAAAGTGAACTAGCAAAAATCACGCCTAAAATTGCGTCGTCTACGCTGGCTGTATCTAGGGTTGCACAAATTCATGGGGTCGTTACAAATTACTCGTCAACCAACCAATACAAAGATGTTCCGAAAAATGGTTGGTCGGGAACAATTGTCAGCGGTGAAGAATCGGGCGGAGGGGCCAAGGACCACGGAATAGAGGTCCGCAACGTCCTTGAAACCTTGTCCCCTTCTATCGCAATAGGATCTATCGGTGGCAATGAAAGCCACGAAAACAGGCCCCCGTTCCAAGGCGTTTGTTATTGGGTGCGAACCCAGTAGGCAACGCCGCTATACGGCATCCTGTTCTCATGAGCGGCCCCGCCGCCCGTCGTAGAAATGGTGATGTTGTGGGAATGATCGCCAGCGTACGAGATAGGTTCAGTTTTCCATATTCTGGACCCGTCACGGCCTTTATGAGCGCATTTATTGTATTGCCCCCAGTCGTCGCCTAATGAATTACTTAATTGAATATTGTGATTGTGATTCCCTGCAACTGCCGCCGTGGCGAGGTGGCTGTGAGGTGCCAGTTCACTTTCAGTGAAAGGAGATAAAAATGCATGTTTTTCAGATTTTAAAAAATAATGTTTTGATCATCGACGGCGACCGCACATACAGCGAGACCGTCGATAATTTTTTACTCGACGCCGGGGCTGTATCCGTCCCGGAATCCGTTATCTATGACGATACACAGGAGTGCTGCGTGGTGGATGGAGATTTTTTACCTTATCCCAACGGCACCTACAGCGGTTACTGTGAACGCATCCAGGACCTGCTGGATGCCCAGGCCAAACGTACCTACGTGCCACCGGCGGAGCTCACGGAGCAAGAGCGACAGGAGGCACAGAAAGCCAGCCTCAAGGCCGACTATGACAGTGCAGTCAAGGACCTGACCGACAGCATGGCCGTGGCTCTCCTGACCGGCGACACGGACGCTCAGGAAAGTATCCGGGCAGATTTTAAAGACCTGCAAGCCCAATACAAGGAGGCGATGGAGAATGTTTAAGATCCCGAAGCGTTGCGAATATTGCGCTCACAAGCTGGTGGACGATAAATGCGTAAACCCGGCCTGCATTGCTTATAAGCCGGAACAGCAAGCCGATGAAAAGAAGGATGGTGAGTCTAAATGACGACAAGAGCAATCGTGCCCAACGGCGATGGCGAAGGATCCCTTGGTATTGAAGGGTTAAATTGGGGAGCTATGTACGTCTCGTCACCGGAAAAGGACGATAACTCTCAGAAAGTGCCTACCACGGCGTGGGTCCAGAAGCTCCTGGCCGATGCCCTGGCTAAACAAAAAGCGGCCTACGAGCAAGCCATCAGCACGGCAGTTTCAGCCGCCCAGACGAAAGCAAAGCTCGACGCCCACCCCGTCGGCTCGTACTACTTCAGCGACAAAAGCACCAGCCCCGCTGACCTGTTCGGCGGTACGTGGGAAGCCCTGCCAGCAGGCTACACGCTCATCGCACAGGGTTCCGGCACAGATGATTTCGGCTCGTTTAACTACGTGGCGGGCACGAAATACGGCGAGCGAATGCACAAGCTCACCACCGATGAACTGCCCCATATCAGAGGAGATGTCCTCGATTTTGCTAGACAAGATCCAAATCAAAAGCTGACCACCCACGGCGTATTTTCGGCTCCTGCATCCATTGAAAATGTCAGCTTCGAGTCAAATCCACAAAGCGGGCAAGGTGACGGGTTTGTCATGGATTTCGGTAAAGATGTCCCTCACAACAACCTGTCTCCCTGCGTGGCGGCCTATGTGTGGAGGCGTACCGCATAGCCACCGATGAGATGCCATCTCATGGTCACAGGATAGCATTGGCCAAGGGTGGGTTTCCACAGACCGAGCCGCAATCTATCTTGTACAATGCTGGTCAATCAAACAACAGCATAAACGGTACTTTCACCGACAGGAAAGTATCTGGATATTATGCTGACGGTAATCATGGCTATTATTTCCAGAGCGAATTTATTGAACCAACAGGCGGCGGCCAGCCCCACAATAATATGCCGCCATACTACACCCTAGCTTTTATCATGAAACTTTAATGGAGGACAAAGCGTGAACGACATCATCATCGAGGGATTAAGCACAGTTATCAGCCTTGCCGTGGGCGGGCTTATCGGCTACGTCGTGGCCTATGTTACTGGTCTAAAAGCAATCAGAAAGGGTATGCAACTGATTCTGCGGGCATCTCTTAACGACATGTACAACCGTTTTCAGATCATTGCACCAACGGCGGAAGAAAAACAAGTATTTGAAGAGATGTACAGCGTCTATGAAAAACTAGCCGAAAACGGAGTCATGACAGCAAAGCATGACGAAGTTCTCCACATGGCCGAGGAAGTGAGAAAGTGAAGGAGTTACAAAAGGCACTGTTACGTATCATGGGTGGCATGGGGAGAATGAAGGTTAAAGGGTTGCCACGAGCCTTGGTAATTATTCTTATGCTACTTATCATCGGGAGCGTATGTCTGTATATTGGCGGTTGGTTATGGCTATTCCATACCGGAAAGATTGACCTAGGGGCTATGAACAGCTTGCTACAGACACTCACAGGAGCAAGTTTTATCGCCGCTGTCGGATTCATCGGGAAAAGTTTAATAGACGACGACGGGAACGGAGTGCCTGATGAGTGGGAAGAGGAGGAAAAAGATGATAACACAAACGTTCGTTGATTATGGACTAATGTTTGAACCACTCATGGAACGAGGGAGAACCGATTTAATTGTAATCCACCATACCGGGAATCCCACGGATGATGATTTAAGTGCAGAAGAGATTCATGAATCACATCTGGCGCAAGGCTGGGCTGGAATTGGTTATCATTTTGTCATCAGAAAGGACGGTTCCATTGAGCTGGGGCGTCCCATGGATACCATAGGTGCTCATGCCTACGGATATAATAATTGTTCTATCGGGATTCACGTTTGCGGCAATTTTGAACTGGCAGAGCCAACACCACAACAAATTGAATCCTGCGCTACCCTCGTTGCTTGGCTGGCAGATAAATACGGCATTGACATTGATACTGATACCGTAGTTGGACACCGTGATTTAATGGCCACAGCTTGTCCGGGATATACCCTGTATAGCCAGCTACAAACGATCAGAGGCAAGGCCATATGGTATCAACAGCACTACGACGAGGACGGGCAGTACCATGATTAGGCTTCAAACAAGCATACGAATTAAGTTTTTCGCCTACACCGTCGTATGCTTCCTTTTCGGCTTTCTGAGCGGTTTTTCTTTCCGTGCGATAAATCATAAATGCCCCGTTGTAAAACCCGCCCAGAACGAAAGTATGGAGGCGAAAACTAAGACAGAAACGAAAACGGTTGTTCGCTACGTTGAAAAGGAGTCACCCAAAGACGCCGACGTTGATGTGACCATCCCCAAGCAGAGTTTGACGGTCAAAGTCAATGGGCACGAACAGACATTTAAAAAGTCAGACACGGAAAAATACGTTTTGGACAAAAACAAGATTACCCTGGACCAGCAGTCCAAGGCGAGCGTTGACATCAAGGTGCCTGTCGTCGATGAGACCCGCAAGTGGGAGCTGGGCGTCGGCGTAGATAAGCACGGACAGCCTGCGGGCATGGTCGGGTTCCCTCTCAAGGGACACGTCGGAGGCTGGGTTGCAGGAAGTAAGTCTACTGTCATGGGCGGGATTAAAGTACATTTTTGATGGAGGGAAACATGGGAAAGGGCGAAACCTATGAAGAATTTGTCGACAAATTCAAATCCAAACTAACTACTGACGATTGCTATACGCCGGAAAACGTCTATGAAACGGTGAAGGCATGGGCGATCAAGGAATACGAATGGGGGGGGGAGACCTATCGTTCGACCGTTCTGGCCCGGCGGCGACTATCAGAAATACGAATACCCGAAAAACGGCGTGGTGATAGACAATCCACCATTTTCTATTTTGACGAAAATTCTTAAATGGTACAACGAACGGGGAATCGACTATTTCCTGTTCGCTCCACAGCTGACCTGCTTCAGCAACCATATCAGCCATTATGTATGTGTAGGCAGTAATATCACATATGCCAACGGTGCTCTGGTGCCGACGTCCTTCGTCACAAGCCGGGGCCCGCTAATCCGGTCTGCACCTGACCTGTGGAGGGATTTGGATGCCGTGAATCGGTTGAACAGCAAAAAGGTCAAGGGGCCACAGCAGCCAAAATACAGATATCCAGGCAACGTCTTAACGGCCAGCCGGGTGGCGCTATTCAGCCAAATGGGCATCGACTACCAGACAGACGTGGGTGTGTATACCCGGGCTCTGGACAGCCAGAGAGCTAAGCATAAAACGATATTCGGTGGCGGGTACATCGTTCCCCAGAAAGCCGCCAGACAGGCGCAGGAAGCCGCCAGACAGGCGCAGGAAGCCAATACCTATAAATGGAAACTGTCGGAACGGGAGCTGAAAGAACTGATGGGTGCTGAAGCTGCCGCAAAATGAAGAATCCCCGTAGAGTCAGGCATTAACTGGCTTTACGGGGCATTTTTTGTAAACCGTTTGACACAGGAATAAATGGCTAATAAAATAGATGTGTTAGGAGGTGGAGAAATATGTGTAGCGCAAAGAGCAAGCTTATCATTGCATATACTGGACCGCTAGTAGATGATGGGACTATGGACGTACAAGAACTAGGGCCTGCATTAATGGCATTGAGTGCACTTGTTAATGAAGCAAACAAAGTCCTGAATGATGATAATTCTACTATTGCAGTAAAGGTAAATGCTGATTTTAAAAAAGGTTCTTTTGAAATTCAGCTGGAACTAATTAGAACATTAGCGGCACAGCTACAAAGTTTATTTACGCCTAACGTAACTATGGAACAATTAATAGCTTACTTAGGGTTAGCCGGCAGTGTGCAATCACTGGTAGGTGGCCCCAATTTAGTTGATGTTATTAAGTGGGTCAAAAACAGGGTTATTACTAAGGCTACGAAGCATAAAGATGGAACTGTAACATTAGAATCTGAAACAGATCATATAACAGTTAATGTGAATGTAGTAAATATATATCAGTCTGTACCTGTTCGTGAAAGCTTTGATAAATTAGTAGAGCCAACAAGACGGGAAGGCATAGATTCCTTTCAAGTTAGAGCGGATAAAGATAAGACCGTTGTTCAGAGTATAAAAAAAGAAGAAGCAAAATGTTTTGAATTCGACAGCGGAAAAATAGGAAATGTAAAAGAGAAGGTAGAAGTGACAGAAACAGATGAATGGGTAAATATATTAACTGTAAATTTTGAAGATTTGAAGTGGCGGTTTATGTCTGATGAAAATAAATTCTATGCTAAGATGGATGATGAAGATTTTATCAAGCAGATTGATAACGGGGATCAATCTTTTACCAAGGGCGACATGTTGAAAATCCGACGTGAACGAACACAAATACGCAAAGCGGATGGAACAATAAAAAATGAATACAAAGTAATCAAAGTTTTGGAATTTCAAAAAAGAGCCAAAGAAATAGAATTGCCATTTGAGGATGGAGAATAA